CCCGATACAATTTTATTACAAATTCCCTCAAGCTTTAGTCTATACTGAGTAGAAAGCATCGCATTATTGAAATATAGTGATATTTAGGATACCTTATAGTCCTCCTGATAGTATCCACTTACTACCTTATCATAGTTTGCTGTTGGACAGTTAGAAAGACGATGATGAAGATGATTTAGACCAGAGATTTCATACTCTTCAACATAGTTGTCTTGCAGTAAACCAATGAGATTTTTACGTTCGTTTGCAGTCTTCGGGTTGCGAAGAGCACATTTATTGATGCCGTTAAGATTGCGATAAGTGCGGGACATGAGTTTAATCCTCAATCACATTAACTATTTTATCAGTTTTTATCCTTTGATGCAAGTTCATTCATTAGTTCTTTAGCAATCTTCATAGAACGTCTCCACATCAAATACTTTATAATTGGATTTGCTGGATTATAAAGAATCCACCATTTTATCTTTTCGTATTGAACTCTTGCAAGTTGGGTCAACATATAAAACCCCTTTGCAACTGACTGATCGGTAATGATCAAATATGCAATACAAAAAAATATAATCAAATACACGTAATATGGATTCATTTTCTCAGTGATTTAAGATATTCCAATACATCATCACGAACTGTCATCAGTTCATTAAAGCACTTACTTTCGTGTGCAATTTGGCGAAGTTCGTGATCAGGTTTATGAACACTTTCAATAAACAAATCTAGCCCACGGTTCCATTTACTTTCGTAGGTTTCATTTTGCATTTGGTTTAACAATTACAGGACAAAAAGGAATAGTTTTGCGAATTTCTTGGACTATCTCTGTTTTTTGAAGATCTGTTAGTCCAACAACTTTAGTAACACGATGAATGATACTGAAGGCATCACTGCAAGAAATAATGGTTGAAGCAAATAGAACAACCATAGTTCTCCTCTATTCTATTACTATTTAATCAATCCCAACTTACGTTTTGTAAATAGAATCCTGGCATCACTACTGTCCATGCTCCAAGACCATCAACACCACCAACTTTATATTCCCACTTGTATGCAAACTTATTGTGACTATCCCAAGTCATAAATCCTTTTTCTTTGTCAAAATAGGATTTAATCGTCAATCCAAACCGATTAGAGAAGATTGCACGAGACCGAAGTGCTCCACCAGACTCACGGGTTTCCACAACTTTACACTCATCCATTTGAAATTCTGTTTTACCTTCAAGGGCACAGGCAGTCTCATAGGTAAATGGACGATACTCTTTTTTAACAGTAGTAGTTTGTGCGAATACAGGAGACGTGCAAAGAATTGCAGCAAGAGCAAGAAGTTTTTTCATATCAAGAAAGATGTTTGAATAGTTCAACAAAGTTTACTTTTCCGTGAATCAGTATAGCACCAATCAATACCAGATCAAGAAGTACTAATGATACAAATAGGAAGATTAAAGGTTTTGATGGTGTTGTCATCCTACCACTCTCCAACAAACAACAGCATTTCCTTTGCGTGTTGATGCAATCTGAGCAAATGCAGCATAAGAAAGATCAAGATCTGCATGAGAATATGGACCACGATCATTGACACGAACAATTACTTGTTTAAGATTGTCTTGATTTGTAACTCTAATTTTAGTTCCCATAGGTAAGTAAGGGTGAGCAGCAGTCCAACGATAAGCATCAAATCGTTCTCCATTTGCAGTGGTTTGACCATGAAATCCATCACCTACTCCGTAAAATGTAGCAAGTCCACAAGTAAGTCCAGCAATCAATCCAATCATTTAACAATCTCCCAATATTCATCATTATCCTTATTGACCCAGAAGTAATATTCTCCTGCGATTGATTTCAGATAAACTTTATCACCATTCTTTTGAATAATTTTACATGAATGAAGTTTCTTAAAATAATCAGTAAAAATATCTTTAGATTTTTCATTTTTTGGTTGAATGCAAATAAATTCAGACTTGGTATTCATAGTTGTTTTAGAGTTTACTGAAGGTCTTAAAGATCTTAAAATTAATCTTTTCAACCCCAACAAAGGTAATTGTACAGAGATTGAAGAGGGTTGTCAAGCAGTCAGGAAACTGATATACTCATTAAAGAGTTTTGATTCCATTTGGTATGCTTCTTTCTCATGTCCTTGTTTTGAATATTCAATGTCCTCCATACAAATACCTTTATAGTATTTTTTAGAAGACCTGAATTTCAAATCACCTTTAACAAATTGATAAAGATGCCAAAGTTCATGAAAGAGGGTAGTGAGATACTGCTCATGATTCATCCCAACTTGAAGTTCAATTAGAAATTCTCTGGGATTGTAAGTTCTACCTGAAACATCACACCATCCAATCACACCTTCCCTTCTAAGACCCCTGTGAAGGACTTCAAGGGTAATGTGATGTCTGGGAAGGTATTTGCTAATGAACCACCCTACAGCATCTCTGCAACGTCTCTGAGAGTATCCATAACCTGATGTATAGAGTTCTAACATTAGAACATCAAATTCAAAACAACTTGAGTAACTTTTGTTGACCAGTGAATCACCCAGATTAAACTTCCAACAAAAAGCAATCGGTCTAGGTTAGAGTACAAGGTCTCTTTGCGACTGAAGATACTATAAAACCTTCCAGAGCAATTCTGGAAGGTCAGTGGACAGTTTTAAAAGTGTCACATAAACTCAACGTTTCCTGATATTGAGATTCTGGATTCATCACTCGTATAGAATGGATAAACCATATGATTGAAATATGATGGAAATATTGCCATTCTTCCTTCCATCTGAGGATTCATAGTGATTTCATTTGTATGAATATAATGGTCTTTTGGATAAACAAATACAAAATTTCCAATATTATTTTTTGTATTTGAGTCCTTGACAATATCAATTTTTATTTCATCTTCCCAACTATAAGGAATTTTCATCCAAATTACGAATGAAATCACACCTCCATGATTGTGAATTGGATTAAATTCATGTTTCTTCTGAAAATTAACCCAATACCCAGAAAGGTCTGGATTATTTAAATCTTTTTGAATTTTTTCTTGATAATAATCGTATTGAGTTTCAACAATTTCGGGAATTAATTTTTCTGACATAAATTTATTATTGTCAAAAAGCAATAAAGAACTTGAAATATTGCCTGCAAGATTTGATTTGTGTGATACTTGATTTTGTTCTGCTTGCTTTATTTCTTCCCACAAATATTGCATTGTTTCTTCTGAAAGAGAAACAATATTTGCCCAAAATCTTTCTGTATAATTTAAAATAAAAGAATCTTCAATATACTTCATTTTTTACTCCGCATCAAAGAAAAACATCTGCCAGAGTCTCGCATTGTCTTTTACAGTTCCAAAATACTCTGAGGCAGAATGAATACAACTTGCATCAAAGATAACAAGTCTATTGTAGACATTTCCAAGAACATCAACTGGTTCCCAAGGTGTTCTATCCAGGTGCGGATCTCCAGGAACATCTTTCCAAGAAACATCCCATCCTTGGTCGTGGTAAGTTCTTGCTCTTGTCTTTTTATGAGCATATAAAGTAGTGCCGCATTGATATGGTGCTTCTGGTGTTAGATATAACATTCCAGCCCATCTTTGACTATCACAATGATAAACTAATGGTTCTCCACTCCAAGCAATTTGGAATCTACCATTCATTCCATGACTTTCCCATTCGGTGATTCTTGTTCCCATAATCTCTTCAAATCTCTCTTTAAGACCTGGAAATAAAAATTGCTTTTCTGTTCTTCTTCCAATAAATCCTCTACCAAAACCACCTTCAATATAATCTTGTTCTAAAGCAAATTTACGAATTTCATCTGGATTTTCATAAAAATTATCTACGGCCCAAGAAGTTAATTTTGAGTTTTGGTTAATGTTAAAAAAATTGATTTTTATTTCTTCAATCTTTTTAGTCCCTTCAACTTTTTCAGTATCATTGATCCTCGCAAAAATATAATCCCTACAGTCTTGAGTATGATTTGTCACATGTTGCATTTTCTGCAGAATATCGGCATCAACTAAATCTGGATGAACCCACCAATCTTCAAAGTTTGATTTGCCATCAGGAGAAATATCATTAGCAACTAAGACATATCCTTTAGATCTCAAAAATTCTCTTGATTTTTCACGGAAAGACTTTGTAATATCTACGTAGTAATCATGTTCATAAGTAATTACAGCAAACTTATACTTATTAAAAGGTACTCTTAACATACACTCGTAAGTATTTCTTGCTGGTTCAATATCTAATTGAAGATAATCAATTACGTTTCCTTCAAAATTATCTTTGAGAAGTTTTTCATAATCAACTGTAAGGGCATCATCGTGCAGAAGTTTTGCGGTTCTATTGATTCTATAGTTTGCAATAAACTTTTCATCATATTCAATTGAAACTCCTCTCCATCCAAAATCTTTTTCAAGAAGTGCTGTATTATTTCCTTTAAATGGTTCAGCTCCACCAATCTCCAAGAAAGTTCCATTTTTCTTTCCATTTGTCATAGAAAGAATGAACATATCCTGATAAACTTGAGAATAGTTTCTTTCTACATTTGAAGAACCAGAAAATTTATATCTTAAATTTGAGTGATCTTGCTTCGTATAAGTGTGAAATGCTTGAGATTCTGGACCAGAACCTAAACGAGTGATATTATCTTCTACTGAATTTTTGTGACCCTCATCCATTTCATTCCAGTAGTTATCTACAAGAGAATGAAGAAGTTCTCTGGATTCCATTGCTCTTCCCCACCACCAAGCAGAAATTGCTTTTTGAAAGATAAGTGCGTATTTTCCACGATATTCTGGAATATTAATCTTTTCAACTTTTCTTTTGTATTGTTCTAAACCAAGATTTGCATAGATATGACAATTTTGCCATTCCTTTTTTCTTTCATAGAATAGTGAAAGGAAATAATATGCTTCTGGTCTTTCTGGAAGAAACACTAACGCATTCTCCAACAAAATCTTTTCAGTTCCATCTCTTGAACCTTGAGAACGATAACAAAAGGATGCTCTTAAAAGTGCAGCATAGGCAAGAATTTTATCCTCTGTTCTTTCTGCTGCTCTTAGGTAATAAGTATGTGCTGGAGCAGTATGCCCTTGTCTCTCATACCAAACTGCAAGATTAAAATTCTTTTCGCCGTTTTCAGTGTCTAATGAAAAATCAATTAGTTCATTCATTGATAAAGTCCTCCACAAAAGATTTTGATACTTTGAGAATATATGCTGTGTTGTCTTGTGCTCCAAATGTAATTAGATAATCATCTTGATATTCTGCAATTCCACAGCAGAATTCAATTTTCATATTTAAGAAAGAAAATAACTTAGAAAATCTTTGATTCTTAAAATCTTTGTCCCATAATACGAATCTATGACGATAGGTTGCATTTTTATTTCCTTGTTCTGAATTATATAAATCTGTTTCGTGAATTAGAGTCAGATAACCATCTTTATAACGAATGACTTGAGAACCACCTCTCATATCATTTGCTTTTGAATTATGTTTTGTTGTTTCAAATGCCTGACTTTCTTTTCCTTCTGGAAAAAATTCCATTAAGCAAGTCGGATTGGTCCACTTTAAAAGATGAAATGGCATTCCTTCAATTGGAGTGCAATTTTTCATACAGTATTCATTATCTGGTGGTGGTCCAGGAATACGATATCTAGAAACTTCCTTAACAGAATTTTCATTAAATTCTAGTTCTGAAATTTCCATTCTTCCAGTCCCAATAGTGTCTAAGTCTCTTCTGACACCTATTCCATAAATTTTATTGTTCCAGTTAATGAGACGAACATCTTCCAACCCAACAAATTCCCATTGTGGTTGATAAGTATCAAACTTTGATGTATCTATTTTTGAATAGTGAACAATATCCAAGTTTTCATCTAGTTCTGCAATATAATTTGCAGTTCTGAGATGCATATCATTCTCTGGATGAATATATGACAAAGGACCCCACATATGCTCAAACTTGTTGAGTTCTGAGTGATATAAAGTATAATTTACATTTCTAATATTAACTATAATTTTCCCATCTACTACAAGAACTGATGGATTTGTCAGTGATGGTCCTGAAAGATCTTGTGAATTAATAAGAAGTGGTTTAATAACTCCACCATTCTCTAATGCAAGTTTTACAAAGTTAATCATAAAATAATTCAAAAAAATGCTTTGACTTATTTAGTTCATATTTGAGACTTCAAATTTTCAATTTCTTGCTTAAGTGAATTAATCATCTCCTGTTGTTCTTGAACTGCTTTAATCAATGGAGCAATGAACTGGTCATATCTTAAACCTTGAGAACTATCTGGATCCTCTGCATCTGTTAAAATCCAACCACCAAAATCAGCAGCACCACACTCTTCATATGCCTGTTTGACTTCTTGTGCCAATAATCCATAATGAAGTCTTTTTCCTGGAATTGGAGTTATAATATTAATATCATCTTTATCAATTTCATTTTTACCAACAATCCATTTATATGATACTGGATTAAGTTTTTCTATAAAGTTTAATCCAAGATCTGAAGTATTAATATTTGTTTTTTCTCTTTGGTCTGATGTTTGAATAGTCCCGTTAACTGCCCAAACTGCAGTCCATCTAAGATTGTATGCTACGGAATTAAGACTACCGGATCCGCCTAATGAAAGGCTATTATCTACATAAGGGACAAAAGATTTATCGACAGATATATAACTTCTATTAGCGCCTAGTTTAAGTGACAGTGCCTCGGAGGGTGTTGATGATCCCGAATTACCTTCTACCACGGAAAATCTGGTTCCAATAGGAGAAGTGACTTCAAAGTAAGTTCCTAAAGATGGATTATCAGTTCTATCTACAACAAGTTTTCCGGAAGATATTGTAAAAGTGTTTGCTCCCGGATTTATTATAAATCCACTTTCTGCTCTTGCGGTTGTAGCAGAACCAATTGTAGAAACAAATACTGGATAAAAAGATGCATCTGTTGTTGTTGATGTTGCGTTAATTGTTGTTCCTGGCCCTGAAGAACCTTGAGTACCTGTTGTTCCTTGAGTTCCTGTAGCACCTTGTGTTCCTGTAGCACCTTGTGGTCCTTGAAATCCTTGAGTTCCTATTGTTCCTTGAGTACCTGTAGTTCCTTGAGAACCTGTAGTTCCTTGAGAACCTGTAGTTCCTTGACGACCTTGAATACCTTGAGTTCCTGTAGCACCTTGAGTACCAGTAGAACCTTGAGTACCTGATCCTGTAGTACCCTGAGTTCCTGTGGCACCTTGAACTGAAGTTCCTGATGCACCTTGAGTTCCTGTAGTGCCTTGAGTACCTGATGCACCTTGAGTTCCTGTAGTTCCTTGAACTGAAGTTCCTATTGTACCTTGAGTTCCTGTAGCACCCTGAGCTCCTGTAGTCCCTTGAACTGAAGTTCCTGTGACACCCTGAGTTCCTGTAGTTCCTTGAACACTTGCTCCTGCAGATCCTTGAACTGAAGTTCCTGATGCACCTTGAGTTCCTGTAGTGCCTTGAGTACCTGATGCACCTTGAGTACCTGTAGTACCTTGAACACTTGCTCCTGCAGATCCTTGAACTGAAGTTCCTGATGCACCTTGAGCACCTGATGCACCCTGAGTACCTGATGCACCTTGAGTACCTGTAGTACCTTGAGCACCAGAACCCGTTGATCCTTGAACACCATTAGATCCTTGAGTACCAGTAGCACCTTGAGTACCTGTAGTGCCTTGGCGACCTTGAATACCTTGAGTACCAGTAGCACCTTGAGTACCAGTAGCACCTTGAGTACCAGTAGCACCTTGAGTTCCTGTAGTACCTTGAGTTCCTGTTGTTCCTTGAACTGAAACAAACGTTATAGTTGCTATTCCAGAAGAAGCTACAATAGAAGAAATTCCAGGACCTCTATAGTCTAAGGATGTAATCGCAGAACCTACAACTGTGCCTTCAGAAGAAATTGATACTCTACTAAAAACATCAGTTAATCCTGCACCATTTCCAAAAAAAGATGAAGCAGTTACTATTCCTGTTACAAGAGCATTTCCTTGAACTGTTAATGTTGAAGATGCTGTTGTAGTTCCAATTCCAACATTTGATGTTGTATGTATTCCTGTTGAATTGAATAAAAATGTTGTATTTGGTAGATCTGTTAATAATATTCCACTACCACTAAAAACGGATGCAGTTGTTACTCCAGATATTTTTACATCGCCAATAACATCCAATTTTGATGTTGGAAATGTAGTTCCAATACCAACTAGAGAACTACCAGTAGCAATTCCTATGTTTGTTGTATTATCATTAACATTAACAAAAGAACCAAACTGAGAAAGTTCTCTATTATTAGACATTTTTAATAATTAATTCTTCCTATTCTTTATTTATTAAAATATCCACAATACCTTAATAATCATATTTTTTATTCATTAAAGAGCAAAAAGTGCTTGTTGTGCTTCTTCAAATTTAGCATCTGCTGCTGCTTCTTTTTCTGCCTTTAAAGTTTCATTAGTTTCTTGTTGTGCTTCTTGACGAAGAGTTTGTGATTCAAGAAGTGGATCTTGAACTGAATTAAATTCTACCTCAGTTAATTTTTGAACTACTTTTCTTGTACTGTGTTCATCAATAACATCCACAATAGAAACACCATCTGGAACTGTAGAGAGGCATACATCAATTCCATTTTCATCGTGCATCCAGATTTTTACATCAAGACCAGGAAATTCTACTTCTGGATGTCTCTTTTCAACAGGATTATCTTCACAGCAATAAGTGCCTGAGTGTGCATGAATCCAATAGTGCTTTAAATATTGCATTTTATTATAAATGTTTGTGAGTATTTATATTACAGGAACTCCATACTCCTGTGAAAGTTGTTGATTAACCTCATTCATTGATGGAAATCCTTTTACAGTTGCCCAAGTTACAATTGAATATCTTTTTCCTTTGGTGACTGATTCAACTCCGTGCATATAATGATGATTAGATGGAAAACATACCATCATTCCTGGTTCTGGTCTTACTCTTACTTTTAAATCTGGAAACACAAAATCACCACCTTCAAAATCATTATTCAAGAAAAAAACAATAGATAAATCTCTATTTGTACTTTTTTTCCAAATCTTTTCACCTCTAGGAGTTACCCAAATGCTTTCTCCATCAATATGAGGACGATAATGACCTCCAATACCATAAGAAAGAACTTGTGGTATTTCACTACTATCTACTTCACATTGATAGAAAGGATTAATGATATGTTTGACTGCATTTCTCAGTAGGTCTTCAATCTTTGGATAGAGATTACCCATAGCAACAATTTGAGTATCTCTGGTTTCCTTATCAACAATCCAAGATGTTTGTCCAGTTGCATTTGTTTTATCTGGATCAAAAACAGAAAGGTCTTCTGCAGGTGAAGATTTGATATGAGTTATAAGTTCTTGAAGACCTTCTGGATTGATAACATTAGGGCGAATGAGAACATAAGAAAGAGGATTATCAATCATAATCTAAGTTGTTTTGAGTATTTATAGACCGTTAGCAACAGGACTACAAGCAGAAAGATAATAACTTGCTTCACTTAGTGGTCCTTTAGGTGATGCTGTTGCAGTATCATTAGAGTAATCAATACGGTCTACTCTTGAATAAGCAGAATAACCACCACCAAAGTATCCATAAGAACTGTTACCTGTTGCTACTACACCATATCTAGCAAGACTCAATGGTCCTTTAGGTGATGCTGTTGCAGTATCATTAGCATAATCAATACGGTCTACTGTTGAATATGGACTAGGAGCACCACCACCAAAGTAACCATAAGAACTATTTCCTGTTGCTGCTAAGAAATATTTTGCGGCACTTAATGGTCCTTTAGGTGATGCTGTTGCAGTATCATTAGCATAATCAATACGATCTACTGTTGATCTTGGACCAGGAGCATAACCACCACCAAAGTAACCATAAGAACTGTTACCTGTTGCTACTACACCATATCTAGCAAGACTCAATGGTCCTTTAGGCGATGCTGTTGCAGTATCATTAGCATAATCAATACGGTCTACTGTTGAATATGGACCAGGCCACCCACCACCAAAATAACCATAAGAACTGTTACCTGTTGCTGCTAAGTATCCTCTAGCAAGACTTAATGGTCCTTTAGTAAGTGCAATTTGATAATCTGTAGAATAATCAATACGTTCTACTGTTGATATTGTTGGAACACCAGGAGCACCACCAGCACCAAAGTAACCATAAGAACTATTACCTGTTGCTGCTAAGTAATATCTTAGGTTATTTAATGATGCTCTCCAGGATGATGTTGCAGTATCATTTGAATAATCAATTCTTTCAATCTTGAGTGAACCGCCAGGATAATACGAAAAACCACCACCAAAATAACCACTTGTAGGAACTGGTGCTCCTGGTGCAGCAGGAACTGGAACTGGTGTGAGACCAATACCATTTGCAACAGGACTACACCCTGCATGAAGTCCTCTTTTTGTATTTAATGGTCCTTTAGTAACTGTATTCGTAGTATCACTAGAATAATCTAAACGATCTACTGTTGAAATTGCAGGATATTTACCACTCCAGTATCCAAATGAAGAACTACCAGTTGCCGCACTATATGTTGAAAATGCAGGAGACAAACTAGATCTTGTAGTTGCCCAGAGCATATCACTTGCATAATCAAGTCTTTCTACCTTGGTTGAATATGGAGAAACACCTCCACCAAAGTAACCATAATTTTTATTTCCTGTTGCAGAATGTTGATATTTCAAGTTTCCAAATGCAGATTTCCAAACTGCTGTTGCAGTATCATTTGAATAATCAATTTTATCAATTTTTTGACGAGATACAATTGTAGAAGGAGTGTTAGGACCACCACCAAAGTATCCATAACTTTCATTACCTGTTGCTGCTAAGTCATATCTACCAGCACTTAATGGTCCTTTAGGTGATGCAGTTGCAGTATCATTAGCATAATCAATACGGTCTACTGTTGAATATATACCAGGATAACCACCACCAAAGTAACCATAAGAACTGTTACCTGTTGCTGCTAAGTATCCTCTAGCAAGACTTAATGGTCCTTTAGTTGATGTTGATACGGTATTACTTGAATAATCAATACGGTCTACTCTTGATGATGATGGAACACCACCACCAAAGTAACCATAAGAACTATTACCTGTTGCTGCTAAGTACTGAGTTCCAACAGTCAAACAAGAATCATTAGTTGCCGTTGCAGTATCATTTGCATAATCAATTCTTTCAATGCTTTGAAGTGCTTTTGTATCATCATTACCACCACCAAAGTAAGCACTTGTAGGTGGTGGTGTTGCTGGTGCTGAAGAAGGAGTATAAGAAGCATAATCAAGAAGATTAATAATTGATGTATTTGCTCCAAAATAATATCTAGCAAGACTCAATGGTCCTTTAGGTGATGCAGTAGCAGTATCATTAGAGTAATCAATACGGTCTACTGTCGAATATGTACCAGGAGCACCACCACCAAAGTAACCATTAGTTGTGTTTCCTGTTGCCGCTAAACCATATCTTGCAGCACTCAATGGTCCTTTTGATACTAAAAAGACAGTATCATTTGCATAATCTAAACGATCTACTGTGGATATTGCAGCAGGATTATATCCTCCACCAAAGTAACCATAATCTTTGTTTCCTGTTGCAGAGAATAATCCTCTTGCAGAAGATAATGCTGTTCTTGATGGTGCTGTTGCAGTATCATTAGCATAATCAATACGGTCTACTAGTTGATTATAAGAAGGACTATATCCTCCTGCCCAATATCCATAATCTTTATTTCCTGTTGCTGCATTACCTAAAGTAACCGAAGTTAAATTTCCTTTTGGTGATGCTGTTGCAGTATCATTAGCATAATCAATACGATCTACTGTAGTAATTGATGGTGATCCTCCACCAAACCAACCATAATTATAATTTCCTGCTGCACCAAAATATTGCCTACTAACATTTAATGGACCTCTTGATAATAGATTGAGTCCTGGTGATGGTAATAATGAATCATTAGAGTAATCAATTCTACTAACAGATGAAACAGCACCTCCACCAAAATAACCATAAGAACTACTACCAGTTCCAGCACCACCAGCTCTTCCAGCTGATAATGTTCCTCTTGGAGATGCTGTTATTGTATCATTTGTATAATCAATTCGATCTATTGTTGATAATGGACCAGGAGCACCTCCAATAAAGTACCCATAGAAAAATACTGGAAACTTTTGGAATATTGTGTTTGCTGGTGGTAATGTAGTGTTAACCACTGGTGAAAATCCATTTGCTCTTGCACTTGATGATGCAAGATATGTTCTAGCAGCACTCAATGGTCCTTTAGGTGATGCTGTTGCAGTATCATTAGAGTAATCAATACGATCTACTCTTGATACTGGACCATTACCTCCACCAAAGTATCCATAAGAACTAGTTCCTGTTGCAGATAAACCACCTCTACCAGCACTTAATGGTCCCTTTGGTGATGCTGTTGCTGTATCATTAGAGTAATCAATACGGTCTACAGAAGAATTTGGTGTTGAATAATTTCCTCCACCAAAGTAACCATAAGAACTATTACCTGTTGCAGCAAACATACCTTTACCAACACTTAATAGACCTTTTGGTGATGCTGTTGCTGTATCATTAGCATAATCAATACGGTCTACTGTTGATATGGAAGCATATCCACCACCAAAGTAACCATAAGATTGATTTCCGGTCGCAGTTAATGCTAATTTTCCAGAATTTAATGGTCCCTTTGGTGATGCAGTTGCAGTATCATTAGAGTAATCTATACGATCTACTGTTGATACTCCAGTCGGCCTACCTGCTGCAAAATAACCATAAGAATTATTACCTGTTGCAGCAAGCCAATATCTACCAGCACTTAATGGACCCTTAGGTGATGCAGTTGTAGTATCATTGGAGTAATTAATACGATCTACTGTTGATACGGGCCCGTTACCACCACCAAAGTATCCATAAGAACCATTACCTGTTGCTGCTAAGTAAAGTCTAGCAAGAATTAATGGACCTTTTGCGACTGCTGTTGCTGTGTCGTTAGAGTAATCTATACGATCTACTGTTGATATTGGACCAGGAGTACCACCACCAAAGTAACCAGTATTTGGAGTTGCTACTGTACCAGTTCCAAAGTTTATGGTTCCTCCTGATGAGGGCAAAAGCACTGAATTTGTGATTGCATTTGCTTTAGGACTTGATGCTGCTAAGTAATATCTAGCAGAACTTAATGGTCCTTTTGCAACTGCTGTTGCGGTATCATTGGAGTAATCAATACGATCTACTGTTGATGAAGCAAAACCACCACCAAAGTAACCAAAAGAACTATTACCTGTTGCTGCTAAACGATATCTAATAGCACTCAATGGTCCTTTTGCGACTGCTGTTGCTGTATCATTAGCATAATCAATACGATCTACTGTTGATCTTGCAGGAGTACCACCACCAAAATAACCATAAGAACTGTTACCTGTTGCTGCTAAAGCATATCTAGCAATACTCAATGGTCCTTTAGGTGATGCAGTAGCAGTATCATTAGAGTAATCAATACGATCTACTCTTGATACTGTAAGACCACCACCAAAGTAACCATAAGAACTGTTACCTGTTGCTGCTAAGTATCCTCTAGCAGCACTCAATGGTCCTTTAGGTGATGCTGTTGCAGTATCATTAGAGTAATCAATACGGTCTACTGTCGAATAATCGGCACGACCACCACCAAAGTAACCATACGAATTACTACCTGTTGCTACTAAACCATATCTAGCAAGACTCAATGGTCCTTTAGGTGATGCTGTTGCAGTATCATTAGAGTAATTGATACGGTCTACTGTTGATACTGAACCAGGAGTCCATCCACCACCAAAGTAACCATAAGAATTACTACCTGTTGCTGCTAGATATCCTCTAGCAAGACTTAATGGACCTCTTACTGATGCTGTTGCAGTATCATTAGAGTAATCAACACGGTCTACTGTTGAATTTGCAGGTTGAGCACCACCAAAGTAACCAACATCTGGAGCAGGACCATAATAAGGGCTTGGACTTAACCATACACCACTCTTTACAGGCCAATATCCTGTGTTTTGTCTTTCTCTTACATCTAAAAGTGCAAATATTCCTCTTGTATTAGTTGCCATTTATTAAATAAGGACTCTCGGGATACTTCCAGTATTCCAGTTTTTTATATTTATTTAAAATATAGGGTGATAATACATCTTCTGGTTTTTTAGATATTTTTTTAACTTCCTTTCTCACATAGTGCATATCTTTTAAATACCACTGGTCATCATTCTCACGATGATTATTTTCAACATTACTAAAGTTATGATTGTAATAATCCATCTCTAAGAAATCATAAATTCTTTTCATTGTTTCATCTGGAGTATTCACCAAATCATTATATTCAATCATTAATAAATGACGAGTATCATTTTTAATAAATGCCTGTCCTTGTGCCCATAGTGCTTGTTCTACGATTCCATCATCACTCATTAAATACTGACAACGATTATCATCATCTACAGTAACACCTTTTTCTATCAAATGTTGATCTATAAATGAAACTTGATCATCATTACGATGAACCATTGTAATAAAAGATGTAAGAATTTCAACAATATCTCTTACAGGACAAATGATTTTTGGATTTGGTGTAATATAAGTTTTAATTCTTTCTATATTATTTGTCCAGGCACGACAATGATCTATAATAACTGGTTCTTCACGGTCAAAATAATAATTATCAATATAACTACTAATAATTTTATAGGCACTTTTTGGTTTTGGATATCCTAGATATTGCTCACTTTTTTTCAAATATTCTTCAGTATGATACATCAATTCCATCACAGGACTTACTGGATTTGCGTGAATATTAGGATTTTGATCTAAAATACTTTTGAGTAGTGTGCTTCCTGATCGTGGAAGTCCCGCCATAAAATGATAAGTCTTATTCATATACATCTCAATAATTTTTCAAATGTTTCTGGAGAAATTTTATATGTTTCTCTCATTTGCTTTTCATTTGGATTATGATTATGCCAAAATGCTTTTCCATCTGGTTCAATATTATAATCTGCTGGTTCTAATAAAAGATAAGACCTTATTTGCTCTTTATCAATAATTTCTACAACATCATCACCAAACCATTCAAAATATTGTGTAGTGGATACAATTGCAGGAACGTGTGTATAACCTCTCAAATGTGTAAGAGCATAAAGTCTTGATGTTCCTGCTGGTCCTGCCTGAACTTGCCCCTCAACTGGAATAACAATTTTTATTGGATCAATGTGTTTTGTATTATCTATGTGTTCTAGAATTGCCTGAAGAAATCCACATTGATGTCTTATGTGATTTGGATCATTAATCCATAAATCTCTTCCATCATCTGTAATATAAGAAACTGGAAATTTTGGAACATAATATGCTCTATACATTCTACCACTCCTTAACTGGATTAAAGAAAAATAACTGAACTAATCTACCGTTTTCAAGAGTGTTCCCAAAATTAAAATTATGAGAATGCCATAAATGAGTACGAAACAATACTAATCTATTATATCTCATCGGGCACAGAAAGTAACGAGTCCACTTTGAACGATCTAAACCATCACCATATACAGTTGTCCACCAACATTCTTTATAAGTTGGATATCCATAAAACTGTGCTTCTTCATCGGTTTTTGGAATATTTTCACTTTGAAGAGCATTATGTTTCCAGAATGATGTACCACCCTCATCAACACAATCTTCTGGTGAAGACATATAAATTACAGCACCCCATTCCCAAGATGGATCTACGTGAACATCTTGACGATGAGAATCTGTTGCTAATGAAATGCGAAAATATCCATTCTTATCTGCAGGAATAAGTTGTTCCTTGACCACATTCTCAAAAGACTTATGAATATCTTGTGAGTAATAAGAATCGTTTGAGTTTCTTCCTGGATATGTATAGTTATCTTCTGGTTCTGGATATTCTGCCTTTAAAGCAAAATCTCTAACTTCTTGTGGATTTGAATAAAAATCATCAACAACAATAATATTTTGTTTCATAATAAAGATTTTTGAGTATTTATTGTGGTAATCCGTTTGCTGCTGCTGAGGTTGCTGCTGGATAATACCCTCTAGCAGCACTTAATGGTCCTTTTACAGATGCTGTTGCTGTATCATTAGAGTAATCAATACGATCTACTGTTGAAAAATAACCACCAGGATTCAAACCACCACCAAAGTAACCATAAGAACTGTTTCCTGTTGCTGCTAAGTATCTTCTAGCAGCACTTAGTGGTCCTTTTGGTGATGCAGTTGCGGTATCATTAGCATAATCAATACGGTCTACTCTTGATACTGGACCAGGATTACCACCACCAAAGTATCCATAAGAACTATTACCTGTTGCAATTAAACCAAATCTAGCAAGACTCAATGGTCCTTTAGGTGATGCAGTAGCAGTATCATTAGAGTAATCAATACGATCTACTCTTGATACTCCAGCACCACCACCACCACCAAAGTATCCATAAGAACTGTTACCTGTTGCTGCTAAGTATTGTCTAGCAGCACTCAATGGTCCTTTTGCGACTGCTGTTGCTGTATCATTAGCATAATCAATACGATCTACTGTTGATACTGCACCAGGAGCAAAACCACCACCAAAGTAACCATAAGAACTGTTTCCTGTTGATGCTAAACCATATCTAGCAAGACTCAATGGTCCTTTTGCGACTGCTGTTGCAGTATCATTAGAATAATTTATACGGTCTACTGTTGATACTAGATATCCACCACCAAAGTATCCATAAGAACTATTACCTGTTGCTGCTAAGTATCCTCTAGCAAGACTCAATGGTCCTTTAGGTGATGCTGTTGCAATATCATTAGCATAATCAACACGGTCTACTGTTGATACATAACTAGAAACATATCCACCACCAAAGTAACCATAGAATGTGACTGGATAACTTTGAGTTGGGAAATTTGCTGGTGGTAATGTAGTATTTGTTGATGGAAGTGCATTTGCTCTTGCACTTGATGCTGCGAAATATCTTCTAGCAGCACTCAATGGACCTTTAGGTGATGCTGTTGCAGTATCATTAGCATAATCAATACGGTCTACTGTCGAATATGTACCAGGAGCACCACCACCAAAGTAACCATAAGAACTATTACCTGTTGCACCTGGACCATATTTTGCCGCACTCAATGGTCCTTTTGCGACTGCTGTTGCTGTATCATTAGAGTAATCAATACGATCTACTCTTGATACTGTAGGATAACCACCACCAAAGTAACCATAAGAACTGTTTCCTGTTGCTGCTAAGTCATATCTAGCAAGACTCAATGGTCCTTTTGGTGATGCTGTTGCAGTATCATTAGAGTAATCAATACGGTCTACTCTTGATCCTGGACTAGGAAAAAACCCACCACCAAAGTAACCATAAGAACTATTACCTGTTGCTGCAGGTCTTATTCTGGCAGGACCCAATGGTCCTTTAGGTGATGCAGTTGCAGTATCATTAGCATAATCTATACGGTCTACTGTTGATACGGGTCCGTTACCACCACCAAAGTAACCATAAGAACTGTTACCTGTTGCTACTACACCATATCTAGCAAGACTCAATGGTCCTTTTGGTGATGCAGTTGCAGTATCATTAGCATAATCTATACGGTCTACTGTTGATACTGTAGCACCACCACCAAAGTAACCATAAGAACTGTTTCCTGTTGCTGCTAAGAAATATCTACCGACACTTAATGGTCCTTTTGCGACTGCTGTTGCTGTATCATTGGAGTAATCTATACGATCTACTGTTGAATATGGTCCAGGATTACCTCCACCAAAGTAACCAGTCTGTGGAGTTGCTACTGCACCAGATCCAAAGTTTATGGTTCCTTGAGGAGTTGATAACCATACATCACTTTTTACTGACCAATTATTACTTAATTGCTCTTCATATACTTGCTTAAGTCGAAATATCCCCCTTGGACTAGGCATTTTTTATTAACAACTTCTGGTATAGCATTGAGTTATTTATTTCACTACCAAAACCATATCCATAAGAATGCCAATAATCTGCTTTGAATAACACACAACGATTATATTTTACAAACACATTTGCATATTCTTCCCATTCATTCTCATTATCCACATCAAAAGACTTTACAATATCATCCATATTCTGCCAACCATTAATTTGGCAGGCATACTCATTTGGAAAATTATCAAGTCTTGTTTTCTTATGAATATGAAAACTCAATCCCTTTTTCATTACACAATTAGGTGGTAATGTTAAATAAATTACAGCAATCCAATCACAAGCAGTATTTGCAGTGATTGGATTTTCATTATTCTCAAATGTAACTTCATTAAATGCTTCTACAATTTTCAAAGGACGACTCAAAATATAAGAAAGTTTTTGAGTCGTCTCTTCAGTTATCATACACTGTTTACTAAAGAAACTTTGATGATACTGATGAGCAATATCATAAAAGTCATCAATAATCATAAACTTTTGATTCACCTCAGTTACCTTCCAGTTTTCTTTGCTCCTCAGGGCTACCAGTAATCATACCCAAATTTTGACCAGTAACTTCTTGAATACCTGTAAGAACTTTTCTTTGCAAATCATTCAAGAATTCCATTTTACCGTGTGGACTATCCAACATTTTATTCAATGGTAGATAACCTTCTGGAAGTTCATTTCTCTTATCAACAATTGCAGGTGCAGAAGCACGACGCATACTGTGAAGGTTACCAATGGAAATACCAGTCTGTGCAGCAATCATTTCATCCATTGCTTGGTCTGCAAATCTTCTTTCCCAATACAGAGCATCGCCTTCCAGGAATTGCTCTCTGGTGATTGGTTTTCCACCATTCTGTTCCATTAGTTTATCTAAAATTTTATCCAAGTGCTCCATTTGATGAAGACGGTCACGAATCTCAAGTTCACAAGACTTTAGGTAATGTGTGAGTGATAGCTCATCCAGGTCAAACCAATGCAGTTTCTTTGAACCACCACCAGGACCACTTTCTTCCCAGAAGATTGGTTGAGTTCTATCTTGGTCTTTCCACTTGTATTCAAACTCACGAACCTTTTCTTTCATCTCAATGAGTTTATACATATAACCTTCCGCCATTTGCCTTCGTGCTTTCAGTGTATTTTCAAAAGCAACAGGAAGTGTATGAGTTTCAAGTAGAGCAAACTTTTCTAACTGGAAGTTTGTTCTGCCTTGTGCAAGTTCTTTATCACTCTCTTCCCACTTCATTACATTTTGAAATGCCTTATGAAGATAATCTTCATCCATTACTGCTTGTTGTGCTGAAATAGGTTGATAAGTCAATGCAGTATTCTCAGTAGTCATAGTTTCTCCATTCATTTTAGACTTGTGTTTTGCAAAAAATAATCCACTAGTTTGATTAAATTTAACTGTTTTATATATGATAAAGTTTTTATTGGTCAAATATGTTTTCAAATCATCCATAGTTTTGTCGGTCATATCATTATGATATTCTCCAACAATACTTTCAATTTTTTCAATTTCTTTTGAATTCATCAAAATATCATATTCACTTCCTTCAGCATCAATTTTCAATAGTTTAATTTTATTATAAGAAGATAAAATATCATCTAAAGAAATTGTTTTAACTTTCACTTCCTTATAGGAATTCATATAAGGATTTTTGTAAAAAGAGTTAAGTCCTGTATTTTCACTGTGAGGATAAGTGTAAAAAGGAACTTCATCGCAAGTTCTTTTCCAAACAGCAATATTGTTACACTTCCATCCCTGATATTTGGATAGATTTTTTAGATAACATTGGTAGTTACTTTCATCTGCTTCAAAGGAAATTACATTTTTACTTCCTTTATCCAGACACAATTTGGAAAAATATCCACAATGAGAACCAATATCCACAATAACATCATCTTCATTTAGGGTTTCAATTTCATAAACATTTTGAATATAAACTTCATCATAAATTGACTTATCAACACTGTTGTCCCTAAAAAATACATTAGGACTACAAACAGTATTGATGAGTTTCTCCCATTGTTTTGCAACTTTTTTCCAATCACACTTTTGTGAAATATGATTGGAAAGTGATTTAGAGATTTGATTATAATAAGTTCTATCTACCTCAAAATAATCTAGAGCAGTGCAACAAACCTCTGCAAATGTATTTAGAAAGTTCTCAGTAACCTCATATCCTTTTGATGTCCTGTTACCATCAATCGGTACAACAGATGCAAAGTTTTCACCAGCAACTTCTTCCAATGCACCAATGTTTGTAATAATTGGATATGCACCACACTTCATTGCTTCGGTCATTGAAACACAGAAGGTCTCTTCCCAAATATTAGGATGAATAAAAAATGCTGATTCTTGATAGTGCTTTACAAGTTCCTCTTGATCTACTGCTGCAGAATACTCTACATTTGGTAAAGTCTTAAGTTCTTCATACAATTCAATATAAGGGTCATTAGAAGGTCCATACAAAGACATTGATGAAAAGATTTTGAACTTTGCATCGGGATGCTTTATATGAATACGACGAATAATTGAAGGAAGAAGTTCTAGACCTTTATAAGGAATTGAAGTATGAATAAAAGTCTTTGTTTTATTTTCACTAAAGATAAAACTATCACTGACTCCAGTTGGAATAACAGTAATTTTATTCTTTGGAACATTATGATACTTGATGAGTTGCTCTTTTGCCCAATGTGATGGTGAAACAATATGAGTCACATCTTTGTGATTAAAATTTACAAAGACTGGTTGGTCATATGCGTGTTGACCCCATAAAATCTTGTAAGGTTTATTTGATTTTTTAAGAACTTCTGGAAGATGTGATACTTCTACATCTTCGGGAATTACATAGTGTTGTGAAAGGTAATGATAAGAACTTTCACTTGCTCCAGATTTCATAAGTTACTCAGTAAAAATATGTGAACCAATGTGTTGCAATTTAATTGATGTATCTAACCATATATCATATCCTAACATTTTAGCACGGAAAAAGAAACTTTTGTCCTCACTCATAAAGGAATTATTTTCTTTGTGCTCCATAAAATAATGATATGAATTATTTAACTCTGCTTGTGTTGGTGAATAATTGCTATCATTTGTTGGTGGAATGTATTTAAGTTCTGGAAAATTTTGTGATATATTCAAAAACACATTGCGATGAATAAGAACAAATCCCATTCCATTTCCACCAATTTTAATTAAATCACCTTTTCGTTCTTCTGGTTGCAGTATATCAATGCAATACCGAATAGGTATCGTTTTCATTGGATAAGCACCAGAAACAATATCAACTTGATGAGATAAAAGTTTTAATACATCTTCTGGATTGAAACCAATATCACTGTCTAAGAAAAGAAGATATTCGTGTTCTGTATTATTCAAGAAAAAATTAACACACTTAGATCTTCCAATTGTAATTAAAGAAGAATTTGCCTGTGTTAAAAGTCCGTGAGAAATATTATTTCTAGCAAGAAGTTTGCCTAGATTGAATAAACTCATTGTTGTTTTTTCACTCACAATTCCCCCATGACAAGGGAGAGCAATCATTAGACTCATAATGTTTTATGTGTGTTTGAGGTATTTATTGTGGTAATCCAAATACATCTTCACGAATACTCATTTCTTATTACCTCACTAAACAATTTGCTTACCGGCAATAATCACATCAATTGTTGATGTCTGTCCAACTTTAATACCAATAGTTCCATTAAGTTCAACTCTCTTTGGACGATCTAAAATATCAACAGTTGAATATCTTGGTATAATTAAGTCTCTTGCAAGATATGTGGTTGATGTTCCATTTGTAATGGTAACAGAAACTGGATAATCACCAATATCTGTTCTATTTGTTAAGTGAATACTTTGAATTGTTGTTGGGTAAGTAGTTGATGTATAAACCGTTGTTAAGTCTGTTGTTGCAATTGAAACTGTAGAAGAATAATCTCTAATATATCTTGTGCTTGTATATTCACTATAGTTTATATAAACTTCAACTGAACTATTTACTCCAACATAACCTGAGTTTGTGGCCCACATTTTAATAACATCACTTGGACCAGCAACCATTGGATTTTTTAACAGTTCAATCAAACCACCATTTACAACAGGAACATTATAAGCAATGTATGTTTGCTCTGCAGTTGAATCTTGAATTGATGCAATAATATTCACTGTTGTTCCTACACCAACAGATGTATCTACGTTTGCAACATTAATACTTTCAATCACATATTGTTTTCCTGCTGTTGATGGAAATGTAAATACAGTAGTTTCATAAGATAATGGAAGAATTCTTACTGAACTTGTAATTCCAGTATTAAATCCATCAACTACTGCACTTGCAGAAATTCCAGATAATTTAGAACCATCTCCATAATAAGTAACAACTCCAGTAGTTGCTGTTACGATTCCAGAAGAAATTTGAACGGTTCCTAAAGTAGAAATTCCAGATATTGAAAGTGAAGTTCCTACAATACTTGAACCAGAAACAGATCCACCAGTAAATTCACCATAAAGAGAACTTATAATTCTATTAGCAGTTAAAATACCAGTAATATAAGTATCACCAACAACATAAAGTTTTGAGGTTGGATTTGTAGTACCAATGCCAACTGATGTTCCATTAAAAGTAAAATTATTAGAACCTGCAGGATTATTAGATGAATCTTTATAAACGACTTGATTAGCAGAACCTGCTACTGGACCTGTTGTACCTTGAGTTCCTTGAGTACCTTGAGTTCCAGTGGTTCCTTGAGAACCTGTTGAACCCTGAGAACCTAAAGTTCCTTGAGAACCTAAAGTTCCTTGAGAACCTGTTGAACCTTGAGATCCAGTGGCTCCTTGAGCACCTGTTGAACCTTGAGAACCTGTTGAACCCTGAGATCCAGTGGCTCCTTGAGAACCTAAAGTTCCTTGAGAACCTGTTGAACCTTGAGATCCAGTGGCTCCTTGAGCACCTGTTGAACCTTGAGAACCTGTTGAACCCTGAGATCCAGTGGCTCCTTGAGAACCTAAAGTTCCTTGAGAACCTAAAGTTCCTTGAGAACCTAAAGTTCCTTGAGAACCTGTAGCACCTTGAGAACCTGTAGCACCTTGAGTTCCAGTGGCTCCTTGAGAACCTAAAGTTCCTTGAGAACCTGTAGCACCTTGAGTTCCAGTGGCTCCTTGAGAACCTAAAGTTCCTTGAGAACCTGTAGCACCCTGAGAACCTGTAGCACCTTGAGTTCCAGTGGCTCCTTGAGAACCTAAAGTTCCTTGAGAACCTGTAGCACCTTGAGAACCTGTAGCACCTTGAGTTCCAGTGGCTCCTTGAGAACCTGTTGAACCTTGAGTACCTTGAGTTCCCTGAAGACCTTGTGTACCTTGAACACCTTGTAATCCGGCAGCATAAGGAGTTGTCCAAGAAACTCCAGCACCAGTAGAAATTAAAATTGATCCTGCAGTGCCTACATTACTATAAAAATCAAGTATTCCAGCATTAAGTTTAATGGTATTTCCAAAAGTAGAAAGACCAGAAATACTCAATTGTGGAGTGCTTACTGTTGAATCAGTAACTTGCATTCCACCTACAGCAAGTCTTACTCCATTTGGAATTTGTAAAGTTCCAATACCAAGAGCATAGTTGAATGCCCAGGCATCCGTGTTTAATCCAGTAAAAGTACCAGCCTTAAACCACATTAGTTGCTTATAAGTATCTGGAGTAATTTCTCCTCCAGAGTTAAAGCTAACTAGTGGAGTTCCTATGGTAGAAGCAACTGCAATACCACCAGTATTTGCAGTTGTATCTGTAGAAACATCAACACCAAAAGCATTAGTAGTGTATCCAACTACTATATCTTTATCTGCAACATTAAGTTGATTAGATATAATATATGAAGATGTTCCACCAACTGTTATGTTTCCTGCAACATAAAGATTAGTTCCATCAAATGTTAAATTACCAGATCCAGCTGGATTATTAGATCCATCCTTGTAAACAACTTGATTAGCAGAACCTGCTACTGGACCGTAAATACCTTGTGTTCCTTGAGAACCTGTTGAACCTTGAGAACCCGTAGCACCTTGAGATCCTGTGGTTCCTGTGGTTCCTGTGGTTCCTTGAATACCTTGAGATCCTGTGGTTCCTTGAATACCTTGAGATCCTGTGGTTCCTTGAATACCTTGAGATCCTGTGGTTCCTGTGGTTCCTTGAATACCTTGAGATCCTGTGGTTCCTGTGGTTCCTTGAATACCTTGAGATCCTGTGGTTCCTGTGGTTCCTTGAATACCTTGAGATCCTGTGGTCCCCTGAGTTCCTTGAGATCCTGTGGTTCCTTGTGTTCCTTGAGATCCTGTGGTTCCTTGTGTTCCTTGAGATCCTGTGGTTCCTTGTGTTCCTTGAGATCCTGTGGTTCCTTGTGTTCCTTGAGATCCTGTGGTTCCTTGTGTTCCTTGAGTCCCTTGAGTTCCTTGAGATCCTGTGGTCCCCTGAGTTCCTTGAGATCCTGTGGTTCCTTGTGTTCCTTGAGATCCTGTGGTTCCTTGTGTTCCTTGAGATCCTGTGGTTCCTTGAGTTCCTTGAGATCCTTGAGCCCCTTGAGATCCTGTGGTCCCTTGAGTCCCTTGAGTTCCTTGAGTTCCTTGAGATCCATCAGCACCAATATAACCACCAATTCCTTGAGAACCGGTTGTTCCCTGAGTTCCTTGCAAACCAGCTGCTTCTCTTGAAACTTTGAGAGAAGGAGTATATCCTACTGTTACGTTATAACTCATTAGATTGACTCACTAGATTGACTCACTAGGATTTACAAGCACCATTCCATCAACGACTTTAGTTTTTTTACCAACAGAAGAAGTAATTATTATATCATAATAATATCTTCCACCCTTTAAGTCATCGGTGACTGTATTTGCAAGTGAAACTACAACTTGTCCTGCAGTAGACACAATACCGACACTAAATGAAGTAGATGTTGTTGACTCTGGAAACTTGCGAATTTTTGCTGCTCCAGTGTATCCCGTAAGATCTAATGGAGTTCCATCTGGATTGTTTACAGTAAAAACTTCTTGATAATCAGTGCCTTGTTCTATGACAATATTAACTGCTGAAACTGCCATTTGTCTTGAGGATTTTTAATTATTTATCAATATAAAGTTAAAGAGGTACTTCCAATGCCAACAACATTAAATGTTAATATATTGGCAGAAACTAAAATTTGAACAGGAGAAGTATTTGCAATACTAATAAAACCTTGAGTTGCTGTTACGATTCCAGCAACACCATCCATTTGTGCTGCACTAATTCCTGAATATCCAAATACATCTACAGTTTCTCCACCAAAGCAAGGATTTTGTAATGTAACTGTGCTTCCATCTGTAGCAGAAAATTCAGAAATATCTGATAAACCATTTCCTCTCAATCTTGCTCCATTTACATAAACATCAATGATTCCTGGTGTATATGAAAAACCAGTTGATGTGAAGGTGGTTTGATTTCCTAAAGCAGTTGTAGTAAATCCAGTTCTTAAACTTGGAAAGTCTGTCCAAGTTACTCCAGTTCCAGTTGCCCTTAAATATTGATTTGATTTGCCTATGGTACTACCAGCACTTACTGTGCCGGAAATGATTAAATCATCAACTGCAGTAGTTCCAAATAAATCAACATCTTCTACTGGATTTGTTGTTCCTATTCCAACTCTTCCAGTTAAATTATTTCCAAATATTAAATTACTTCCAACTTCAATGCCATTCTTAACTACAAAATTTTTGTTAATAGATGCCATTGGGTTTCCCTATCCACCCTAAGTTTTAACTATTTATAGAGTCCAAATATTATCACAAGTATCATAAACTCCTTTTCTTCCTCCACTTGCAGAAACTTTTTGTGCTTCTTTAGTTACATTATTATAATTATTTAAAATGTCAGCATCTAATTGTGATAAAGATGTATAAGAACTTGTATTGAAGAATGTGACCCAATTTGAAAGATCATTAATATCAACAGGTCTTCCTAAATTGTTACGATAATAATTTGAGATATAGGTTTGAACCTGGTCAAAGGTAAAGGTTGGTTTATTTGTGAGTTTAGTGGAAATGGCATATGATGTAGATGAAGTATGATATATTGCTAGAGTATCTTTAGATCCATTATTATAAATTACTGTTCCTAATTTATAATTGGAGAAAGTATTATTTCCTGTATTTGGAGTACATGCTGTAGGAGTGATCTTTATAGAATCAGTAGCAGTTCCTCCAGGTCCAGAAACAGTAATTGAATATGTTTCTTCACTTGTATATGAATATGGGAGAGAAAATCCTCCATTTACTGCTGTTATTCCGGTAAATGATTTTCCTGATGTTGACACTACAGAAGTTGCATTTGTTGAAGTCCATGACAAACTAACTTGAGCAGCATATCCGACAGTTTTTGTGGAGGTGCAAGTTGTTGATTGTGCCATTAATCCATCGCCACCATTTGTAGCACAAAGATTTACTGTTGGTGGTTGTGGTAAAACTGTTATGTCCACTGATGCAGTTGTGGATTGTCCTCCAATTCCATAAATTGTGACATAATAATTTTTACTGGTTGTTAAATTGTTTAGAGTTACAGATCCTCCATTTAAATTTGATAAACCAATTGATGTAAAGTTTGAAGTTCCACTAATTCCTCTAGAAGCAGTCCAAGTTAAAGTGACAGATCCATTATAAGGAATTGAAGTTTGAGATGCGGTAAGTGTTACCGAAGGAGGTGGGGGTAAAATATTTACATCTACAGAAGCAGTTGCAGTTCCTCCTGGACCTCTTACTGTTATAGAATAAGTTTGAGCAGAAAATGATGAAGTTGTAGTAGTTAAATTGGATAATGTTAAACTTCCCCCGACCGATGAAGCGCCAAAGTTTGAAGAATCTACCGATGTTGCATTAGTGGAGGACCAAGTTAATGTTGTTGATCCATTATAATTAACTGTTGTTGGACTGGCACTTAAAGTAATTGTTGGTGCTTTAATTGCTACAGAAATAGTATTAGATGTTACTGTTCCACCTGGTCCAGTTACTGTAATACTATAAGACGTATTTTGCGTAATATTGTTTACAGTCACTGAACCAGAAGTTGACGTTGGAATAAATCCAAATCCAGTGTATGAACTTATAGATGTTGAATTAGCAGAAGACCAAGTTAATGTGACAGAACCACCTCTTTCTATTGATGTTGTATTTGAACTTAGTACTACCGTAGGTGTAGGTGTAGGGGATGGTGTAGGTGTAGGGGATGGTGTTGTACCAGCAATAAAGATAGTAGTTGATGCTGTTGCCTTTACTCCAGAAGAATTTTGTACAGTTATAGAATAATCAGTTGTTTGTCTTGGGGATACTGTAGTAGTTCCATTTAGTGCAGTTATATTAGTAAATCCGGAACCTGAAGTGGATACTACAGAAGTTGAATTAATAGAAGACCAAACTAAATCGGATGAACCTGTATAAATTGAAGTTGATGCTGCAAAAGAACCATCAGAGGTTTTTGTATTAATTTGATAATCATACATTCCAGATCTGATTCTATAATAATTTCCTTCAATTAAACTGGTAGATACTGTTCCTGTATTGAGATTGTTGACCGCAATACTAAAACTTCTATTTAAACTATCTAATGGAGAATACAGAGAAGTACTACTGCTAAGTTTGTATCTTACAGATTGTCCAGTAAAGTCCCAACTTGTTCCATTAATGGTAGTTTTACAAATAAATGAATGTGTAGGACTACCACCCATAGATATAAATCTAGTTCCATCAAAAATTATGGGTCCACAAAGTCGTGTAGAATAAAGATCTGATATTTGACTAGTTCTTCTTATCCAAGAAATACCACCATCACTACTTGTATAATAAGGTATTAATACATTTCCAGAAGATGTTTGTGCAATGATCAAACTTCCATCAGACTTAACGTGATTAAATGATTCATATATGTTTGAAACTTGTGCGACAATATTCCAATTAATTCCATCAATACTTCTTACAATTAATCCAGAATTAGAACTGGATCCTCCTCCTACGGCAATATAAACGTTTCCATCATAACTAATATCATTTAAATAATAAGTCGCAGTATTGTTATAACTAAACACCTCAGTCCAAGAGAGTCCATCAGAACTTCTATAAATTTTTGCATCGGAAGAGTCTTTATTTGTCAAAAGATAAAAATTTCCATTTAAAAATCTAATTTTTCTAAAATATCTACCCGATTGAGAAAGATTTGATGATCCTCCTATAGTTTGTTTTACCCAGGTTGCTCCATCCGTAGACGTATATACATATTGATTTCTTATACGAGTAATTGCTATAAATTTTCCATTACCATAAGTAACCGATGGAAAATCTCCTTCAAATGCAATAGAATGATTTGTAATTGTTTTCCAATTATCCGTAGTTTTTACTATTGTCCCTCTACTACCAACAGATACAAATGTAGATCCGGAACTATATGATACATCATATAGTAAGTCACTAATATTTGTAGAAATAACTTCCCAAGAAAATCCATTATTACTTATAAAAATATATGATTTCCCTGGAATATAAGCATATGGATCAAAAATATAAGGATCATATCCGCCAATAAAAATATATTGTCCATTTGCATAAATTCCCTCTTTAACCCCAGTGTAAATTGGCGCAATAGTTGTTTTATCAATATTTTTTAAAGTTACTGTTGGTGATGGTTCTGGAGCAACTACGATATCAACTGAAGAAGTAGCATAACCTTTAGAATTTTCTACAGTAATTGAATATGTTGTGTTTGCTTTTAAATTATTAATAGTGATAGTTCCTTGAGTAGATCCAACACCTACAAATCCTGTTCCACTGCTGCTTCTAACAGAAGCAGCAAATGTAGAAGTCCAAGTTAAAGTTACTGATCCATCATAATTAATTGAAGTTGAATTTGCTTGAAGATTTACTGTTGGTAATGAAATTTTCTCTGGACATAGAACCCAATCTTCAGATCTTTCTCCAACAGTAACAGTTGCAGATTCACAAGATCCTCCATATTCGCAATTTGATTTTAGACGAATATCAATTCTGTCTCCGTTTTTAACTCCACCATCAATAGAGGTTCCAAATATTCCTCCATTTTTGGAAATTTGTGCAGTTCCATTTGTTGAAGTTACAGAAGCTGGAACTATAGTTTCTTCAGACAGTCCAGACAAACTTTCTGTTACAAATGTAGAACGATAAGTACAAGGAGTTATATCATTTAGACTTCTAAAAATTAAATCAAAAGGATCTGGTAATCTATCTTCAACTTGTGTTCTAATTGTCCAAGTTCCAGAAACTAAATCTGAACCATTTCTTCTTTTGCATTCTATGGTTGTTGATTTATTTGTATTATATGCTGCCGAAGCAGTCATGTAAATGGTAATCACATCACCATTTTTAATATCAAGAGGTTGTGAATATGTTACTTGAGTTCCATTTTGATTTCTAATATAAGAGTCTGGATTTGATGTTGTAATAATAGTATCGCAACCATTATCTAATCCAGAAACAGTAAAACTGGTTGATTTAAGTTCTCTAATTTTTGCATTAGATACGGTAGACAATGCCGCATTAAATGTCGTTTGATTGACCTTACATGATAAAAATCTAGATATTACATCCCAAGTATCACTTGTAGAACCTTCTACTCCACTAATAACCTGTCTTGTATCTACTCCAGAAACTGTTAATTTTGGTTGAATTCTTGAACCTTCACCTGCTGAAATAGTTCTTAATTGAATTTGGTCAGAATTTTTTACAGGAAATGAAGATGAATTATAATCACGAATCAGTGATCCATTTCTATAAACTCTAAATTCTGCTCCACCAGTAATTGTTGCAAGTCCAGTATCTGCAACTCCAACTGTCATTCCAGAAAGAGTTACTAAAGAACTTTCAACAGTTGAATTTGGAGAGGCATTTAATATATCGGTAAATGTAAATTGATCTGGAAAAGTTTTTATTGGTCTTGGTCTTGTTGTAACAAAAAAACTACTACTTACACCAGAAATGGATAAAGATGTCGAATAAGTAGTTCCATATTCTTTAATTGTTGATCCTAGAATTTTTAATTTTACATTATCTCCATTAAAGACTTCTGTAGATCCAGAAATATAGTTATCGGAATTTACCTGCAATTGTCCAGGTGAAGAAACAGATGCTGATAATGGTATATTGTTATCAGCACCGGTTAAACTTGTAGTTATACTAACTTGATCTTGATTAATTGGAACATTAACTAAAGTATTAAATGCAAATTGATTTAGTGTTCTATCTGCTGCTCTTGTAGTAACACTAAATGATGTTGTATAAGTTCCAACAGTAATAAATGAAGTTTTTGTGGACAAATAATTTTGTGAGGTGACTTCATTCATAAAAATGATGTCACCATTATTTACATTTGCCGTAGTTACTCCTACAGAACCATTTACACTAAACGATCCAATTCCGGAAGAAATAAAAGCAAAAGATGGAATTCCCGGTTCAAGTCCTGCTAAAGTAATTGAATTGCTTGTGGTAGCAATTCCAACATTTAAATCAATTAAATTGCTGAAGAAAAATGGATCTGGAGTAGAATCTTTTGATCTAGTTCTAACTGACCAATCTGATGTTCTTTTTCCTACCTTTACAGTAGTTCTGTATTGCTTATCAAAATCAACATTATTTCCAGAAGTTGTTGAAAGACTTACCTCTAATATTTGATCATTTCTAATATAGGTTAATCCACTTTCGGAAAAAGGATAAACTTCATAATTAAACTCTGCTGTACTTATTCCAGGTCTAGCAGTAGATGCGATTCCTGGCAGTTCATAAGTAAATCTAGTTACATAAGGAGAGTCAATGACTGATGAAACTACAAAAACTCCATTATAAGTTGAATCTGAAGTATTTAAAATTCTTATATTTTTTCCTACTGCCAATTCAGTAGTGCTTTTTGCAATTGAAACTGTAGCAGTTGAAGAAGGTGTATTACTATCCCCAGAATAAATGCTAGTTATTCCAATAATATTTCTGACGGATACTTGAGAACCTGGTGAAGTTGTTACTATTGATTTATAATTAATTCCAGTAATAACTGTAGAAACTCCAACAGTTGAACCAGGTTCAACATTAACTAAATTTCCGAATATAAAAGGATTTGGCCAATCATCAAAATTACCTCTATAGTTATATTCGGAAATTCCGCCGATAGCACCTAATAGTGGACTCATCTGTTATTATGCGTACTGGGATTGTGAATAAAGCACAGTGAAATCATCATTTGGATTGTATGATGGACCAGAAGAGTTTGCTTTTCTTACAATAACATATGTATACATATCAATTCCACTTGAATTTCCAGATAAAATCTGGGTTCCTCCATAATATTTTGGTGTAACTTGAAGTCCATCAATTCTAATTATGTTATTATAATAAGGTGTTACTCCTTGGGTTGTAATAATTGCAACAGTAATTGAATCTCCAACTTCTAAGAAATTATCAAGAGTTTGTCCAGAATTTCCTCTAAAGTTAATAGTCCAATTTCCTGTTGCTTGTTGGGTATAATAATAAACATTATTTTCTGCAAGATCAATATTCAAAGTTCCTGTTGGAACTGTTGATGTGTTAACAGTTGCCTTTTCAATAACTTCAACTACTTTTAAGGCACCATTAATTTCAGTTTTACCATTTACATATAATGCAGTATTTGCTTTTGCAGATGTGGTTGCAATTCCAACACTTCTTGTAGTATGTATACCAGTTGCATTTGATGACCAAAGAGAATCAATATTTACTGCTCCATAAATTGTTCCAGTTACATAAAGATCGCCCGTGATATTTGCTGTTCCTAAGAGATTTAAATCGTAAGTTGCATTTGCGTTGGTATTAATACCAACGCCCCACTGATTAAAGCAGAAATAAGTAGAAGCAGATCCAACAATACTTAAGAGACAAGTTCCAGGATCGGTTGTGTTAATTCCAACTTGATCAAAAATTCCAATTCTAGAATTTTTGGAAATACTAATATTTCCAAAAGGATACCAATCATTATCTGTAGTGTATACCCATCCAACAGTTCCACCTTTTACTGGTTCTGAACGGAAGACAACATCTCCAGGTGTTCCTGAAGTAGATGGTGTAGCAATACCAACAGTATATTTTCTTGAGATTGTAGCATCACCTTGCAAATATATTGAATATGCTTCAATACCCTTTTCAGAATTAGATGTAACCTTATTATTGAAAATAATGGGACCATCAAATTCGGATACAATATCTGCATTTGGACCACCTTCAACTCTGAGTGATCTACTAATTGATGCTTCAAGTGGAGTAAGAACATCAAATCCTAGACTAAAACCACCAGAAGAAATATCATCTCCAGTTATAGTCGGAATAGGAGCATCAAAAACCTCTTCCTGGCCATTTGCAGAACTTACTTTTTTATTTCCAATGTAGAAGTCTCCATCATTATTCATTCCAGTGTAAACAATAAGTCCACCATCAGTCTTGAATGATTGGGAAAGAATTTCTTCTTGTGCAGTAATTTGTCGGTTTTGTTTTGATGGAAGTGCAGTGGAGTAGTTTCCAGGACCAAATCCAACATATTCAAACGTATGTCCAGAAGCACGAATAATTGAATTTCTTCTTAATTCTATTGGTCTTGGTTTAATTTTACGAATAACAGAGTTTGTATCGTGTTGTGTTGGTCTTGTTCCTAATACTCCTCTAAAGACAGAAACTGTTGTATCTGCTGGTAAAACCGTTGTTTTAATTCTAACGATTTCATTATCAATCTCTAAATGATCACCAATTTGTAAATCTAGTGTGGTAAGATTTGCAATTTCAACAGTTGTTGTTAGTTCGTCAACAATTGGTGCAGAAATAGTAGTTGTAATTCCTGCATATTCTGAAACCATTCTTCCAGAAACATTTTCGTCATCAATTGAAACATTTCCGCCATTTGCAGAATATCCAGTTCTAAATGCATAGATATTGCCAGAAGTTGATAATCCAACCGTACTAATTCCTATAAAAAGTTGGAAAGAATTAGAGGACTGAATTTTTTTAATTATAAAGTCGCCGTTATAGAATGAATTATTTGCTCCACCAACTTTTACTGAATTATTGACAAATAAACCATGTCTTTGCTGAGTTGTGACTGTTGCCAATCCAGAGACTGGATTATATTGTATAGAATTAACTTTAAGTGCTTGTCCTGTTAAAGAAATAAATGCGTTTGCTGCAACTGTATTGCCAATTCCCGATACTGCATATGGCGATGATAATGTTGATGCTGAAGATACTTTAACTATTTTTGTAGATCCGGTGTCAATTCCAGTAATTCTATAAAGAGTATTATATTTTGTATATACGTCAGAAATAATTCCATCTAGTTTTAATGAATCACCAACATTATTGTAAATAGATGTTACACTTACTACACCAACAATATGTCCAGTTGTTGTTGCAATACCAACAACTGTTAAAGTATTTCCAATACCATATGCACTACCACCATCAATAATCTTAACGGCAGTAATTGAACCAACATTATTAACAGTTACTCTTGCGGTAGCATAATCTCCCGTAGTTGATCCCGCAAATCCAACAAGTCTTGCATTATAAAATGTTTGAGTTACTCCAATACCTGAACCATAATTAAGACCGGCACTTACAATACCTACTCTAGTAATACGATTTAATCCATGATCAATTTCAGTGTGAATAATGTGATCAGAACCACTAGTAGAATAAACATTAGTTACTCCAATTCCAAGACCAAAATCATTTGCAATCTTATTGACAGTTTCTTTTGTGATACTATATTGTGGATCATTAACAACAACTTGTCCAATTGGGTCTGGAAGAGAGAACGATGTTGATTCTCTTGGATCTGAATTTGGATTATCTCTATTTGTTTGTGGATAGAGATTCTGAATTGGTTGTGAGAAATTTAAATCAGTAAATGGAGAAATATCTGGACTGTTAGAGTTGTTTACTAAAAGTAAATGATAAATTCCATCTTGTCCACTTATTCCATTTGCAACATCTTTTCTAACATGTTTTTGTACTTCTTGAGATCTATATACAGTATAAGTGTTTGAATATTTTTTTCTCTTAAAGTATGGAAGAGAAACATTTCTTAGTGAAGTGTCACTCGTAAATGTTCCGGGACCAACAGCACTATTTAATGTAACACTAAATTGTTTAGAATTGTTAATTTGTGTTACAGTGAAAATTCCGTTAAATCCTGAGTTTCCAACTCCAGTTGAATTATTTGCACTCTTAATGTTTAAGATTTCAACTTCAGAACCTGCACTCAATTCATGAGGTAGTTCAGTAGTGTATTTTGCTACATTTGAACTCCACTCCGCATTTGAAATAATTCTAAAATTTCTTAGTTGAGTTGTATTTGCAAGAGTAAATGGAAGAATACTTGAGTATGATTCAACTTCACTGGTAGTAATACCGATTGTTTCACTAGATTCTTGAATTACAAATCCATCAAGAGGTGGTCTTGCAAAAGAATCTGCAGGAATTACATATCTTGCACGATAAATTGTATCAACTAAGTTTCTAGTATCTGGTCTTCTTGTAATAAATGTTCTAGGTGTTGCTGAACCAAGAACGGCGACACCACCTAAACCAGACAATGCTGGATAAATGCTATTTTCAGATGCTGCTGTTGCAACATTAACATACCATTGATTTACTGAAGTATCAAATCCAATTGGGTGTCCAATATCTCCAGATTTCTTATCGGAAACTCTACTTACAACTTTTAATGTTCCTCCTCTATTATTGATTGAAATAAAGTCATTAGTTATAGTATTATTGAAAGTCTGTGCGAGTTTAATCTGATCACTTCCAATTCCAGAAGTAATTACATAATAAAGTTGATTTGCTCTTATTCCATCAGGAATATTTCCATCCAAACTTATAACACGAACACTTTCACCATTTAAAAAAGAGTGTGGTTCTGTAAAGGTAATAGTACTAGAGGAAATACTATTAATTCCTAAAGTACTCTTTCCAACAAAATATGATTTTTCAAAAGATATTTCTTGATTATTTTGAGTATTCGGCATAATAATTCTTGCCGAATACTGAGTGCTGATTCCAGATTTTGATAGAATTACATTTAATTTATCATTAACTTTTGCTCCAATTCTATACCCATCAATTGTGTAATCGGGCAAAACTGCGGAATTTGTTTGATTGTAGAGATATAATCTACTTGTGCTTCCTATGCCTGTAGTTACTCCAACATCAACTGCAATATATTCTACACTACTTTCTAATGTTTCAAGTTGCTTTGGTGGAATAATATGAGTAATATATCCAGTATCATCTTTTGCAAAAGCAGTGCTCTTATATCCATCTGCAACTAATGCCTTTGCACCAAAGTTAGAGTTTGAGTTAGTAATGGATAAGTCACCACCACTTTCGGCAACGAAGTGAGCAGCATATCCAATAGCAAATACTGAAACTAACTGCAAGAAAGAATCATTTATTGCTTTAATATGAAAGTTTTCGTAAGTTGGTTTATATCTTGCAAGAGAATCGGTATGTATATTTTCATTTCCACTTGCTGTAGTGTCTTGATATAAACCTTCTGTTTCTGAAGTCTTATACTTCACAAAAGCATTATTATCTTTTTGTAAACCAATGCCTGTAAATTGAGCAACAACCATTGATTTAAATCCATCTGCCTTGCTACCATCAGCAAGCATACCGCACATACCCCAGACAGATCTCAATGATACGTTAAAGATATATGGAGATGCAGAAGTTACTGTATCTACAGAAAGACTTAATGTAGCACTTGCGATTGGTGGAATTAAGTTTAATGGAGTATTTTGTACTTCATATTTAATAGTTTTGGAATCAAGGACTTCACTTACAACGTATTGTCCATCATATCCATTTGCACCAACTCCATTAATTTGAATAGGAGTATCTACTTCAAGACCAGGAAGAGATTCTTGGAGACCAACAGTAATTGCAGTTGATCCTGCTGTTGCTGTAATTGTTGAAATTCCAACTTCTAAACCAGTAGATCCAACAATACGGTATTCATCAACCTTTTTCTCAATATCAACTACTGCAGGATAATCTCCATAAAGAGTATCTGTAGTAGCAGGAATAGGTCTACCTGATGAAGGTCCATAAACAAGACCAATCTTCTCATAATACATATCAAGATCAGTTCTTGATGTTGAATATGTAATAAATTGATCATCAATTGAGACTGGATTTACTCCATCGGCGTACTCAAAACAAGAGAGTTTGTGATGGGAAAAATTAGGTACAAATAAATTGTCAGTGTAATCTTTATATATAACTCCATTTGGATCGGCATCAAAGATGCTGAACTGGAAGAAGAAACAAGAACCAGTTACTCTAAAGATTGCAGATCTTTCAATATCATCATTTTCTGGAGAAGGAACATACTTAGGTCTGATCTTTGTTTTTCTAAGATCAACACCAACTAAAGAAACACCTCTTGGAATTATAACACCACCGTGAATACTATTCAACTTGTATAAGTCATTATCTGCACTATTGACGTTAAAATTAGTAACAGATCTAAAAGGTATTAAATTATCAGAAGTTGCACTACTTCTTAACAGATAATTGTTGCCATTAATTGGAGTATCATGAACTGGAATCCATCCAGGTCGGTTATCAACTACATGTTCTCCCGGATAAACAAGAACCGTGGTTTTTCCAAACCTATCATTATTTCTACCAGATTGATATGAAAATCTTGCTGCTTCTATTAGTGCTCTTTGAATTGTTTTAAAAGGTCTTGTCAAAGAGTTGCCTTGATTTTCAATTGCGTCTGTAGCATCAATATCGTTTGGATTTACATAAATTAGATTTCCCTTAGTGTTCTTCAAAAAATTATCTAATCTGGAGAGACCCATTTTTATTAATTCTTATAGTTCCGTTATAAGTTATTTATCAACAAGAAAACCCCCGATTACTCGGAGGTTGAGAAATATTTTTGTTCTTTCCAAAGAATATTTAATGCCTTATCATATACCAAAAGATATCTGTGTTTACGACTCCTCTCTCTCCATTCTCCTTCAGCACCTTTAACACTTCCTCTTGAATGTTTTGTACCATCAGCATAATAAAAGTCTTTTTTAGGATCTGTGAGTCCATAATATTTAAAGTTTGTAGCACGATAAATCACTCCAGAATGATGAGAGGAGTCAGCATAAGATAATATTGCTCTTACGTTTGTTTCCTTACGAAACCTTTTTATGCACCTTGAAACAAACCAAGAAGTGATATTATATTCGGTCTTTTGAAGATCTGGATGAACGCATAGTCTAGAGAGTTCATAAAGACCTTCTTGTTCGTGTCTTTGTAATCCAAAAGCACCAACTGCTATTTCTGGTACTGGGAAACCAGTAAAAATGCAGCAAGCAAGAGGGCTGCCAATTCTAAGAGGGCATTCCCATTCGTTATACTTGAAGAGTCCATAATTAAAACCCGACTTGTATGATTTACTTTCATCCTTAAGATAATGATAAGTTAAAAGGAGTGGTTCAAGTTCCTTTTTACTTACTCTATCTATAAAGTATTGAGTATTTTTACTCATTCTTGTGAGGGTTTCATCATATATTCTACGGTATTGGCAACATCATTCATAGCATCACGAAGAAATGGTTGTTGCCCCGATTCTTGTTTGACAATAGGACGTGAATCATCACATAGCGTCCAACGCCACTGTTGCATATCTTTGCAGTACCAGAGATTGATTTTCATTTTAAAACTTGTGTTTTAAGAGCCCCTAGACAGAATTGAACTGTCGTCTCCGCTTTACAAGAGCGGTGCATCACCACAATGCTTTAGGGGCATTAATCTGCAGGCATCATTTCTGGATTTTCCAGATCGACTTCAAACATAAGAGGATGACATTCTTCCATCATAAGATAGTAGGATGCTTGATATAAATCCTCTGGTTCCCAACGTTTTTGTTTATCTGCCAAATTAATTAGTTCCAAATCATTTAAACCATCATCTGGAACATCATCAAAAGAAAATGGAATATTCTGAATGAAATACATTAGGACTATTTGGGATCCACGATTGTACCATACATATCTGGTATCAATTCTGTACTTCATAGGATTTGTTCCTACTTTTGATTATTTAGAAGACGTTTAAATCTTCCAATACCCGTGGGCGGATTCGAACCGCCGACTGCTCGATTTTAAGTCGAGAACCTCATTCCGCTGGGTCACACGGGCTTATAGTTTAGATTTGGTTTTCCTCCTCTAAAAGTTTTGTTTAATCTTTGACCATATTTACCAGCACAAGATTTAGAACAAAATGGACCAACTTTTTGTTGTTTTATATTGTTATGTCTAATGTCTCTTGCTGATTTATAGAAAGATTTATTACACTCGGGACACACAGAATAAATCATTTCTGCTTTATTATGTACCGCTGCGTGTTTTTTTATATTATCAATTCTACTTAAAACTTGTAAATTGTCAAGAGAATTGTTTGATACATCTCCATCTATATGGTCACAAGTTTCATCGGGCAAAAGAGGTCTACCAATTTTTTGTTCTAAAAGATATTTTGGATAAGAAACCGTTGTTCTTTTTCCATTTTCATAAAGAACAATTCTTTGTCTTCCGTCTTTTCCAGTATAAGGACCCTATATTTTCATTTTTTAACTCATAAAAAACTCAAAAAAGATTGAGTTGACTACCCGATTCTACCACATAAGTCGGTGGATGTAAAGTGCAGTATTCATTAAACGTAATCTTCATTTCTTTGTTTGTGAGATTACAGTTTTTTGCTGCGGTCGGAACGTTCCACTTTGCAGTGAACAACATTTCCATTGATTGTCGTGTTTCTGGACGCATTTAAAAAAAGTAATAAGGGCAATTTTTACCGGAGAATTTTTTCGACCAAAAATGGATTTTAAAGTGGATTTGCGTATGAGAGTGTTTCCTCATCCACTGTAGCACGAACAAATTCTAGCACATTCATAAACTCTTCAACCGTATCACAGGACACTTGCTTTTCTGACCCCTCACTAGAGTAAAGATACACGGTTCGTTTGATTGGATCAACGACGCATCGTGTCAGGTACTCATCTTGCATTCGGTTCGTCTCGTGATTACCTTAGTATCATAGCACGGTGGGGTGCTGGTGTCAAGACCTCCCCCCATTAATTACATACTCTCTATTATCTCCTGGATAATCATTTGGCGATTTTCCTTCGTAGACAGAAATATTTTTAGAAACGTCTTTTCTTTCTCCATAAACAACGAAACTACAATTAATTGATGCACCAGAATTATTTTTTATATGAATGTGAGTTCCCCATTCAACTTTCTCAACAAACAATTCTTGCCAATTTCCAATAGGAGTTAATGTGACTCCTATTGTCTCAACATCAACTAAATCTCTCCAATAATCAGGAAGTTTAATAATTGTTTCGTTTTTTAATTTTCCTCTAAAATAAACCTCTGCTTCTGGACCTTCTAAACAAATATAACGAATTCTATGGTTTTCTTTTGTGGGGTGAGGAATATCAAATGATTTTTTAGAATCCCAAATTGGTGCTTTTACCGATAAAATTCCTCCTGCCCATTTTAAATCAGTGCATTCAAGGAAATCGTGCCTATAAATTGGGCAAGCATCAACTGGATACTCAGAATCCCCTGTTGAGGGGTAAATTTGAAATTGCCAAGAACTTGTAGGAACTAAAGTAGTATTGACATAATTGCAATCTTCATTACCAATATTTTTTGGTGTAAATTTATCAGTCATTTTAATTACTCCTTAACATCATAGTGGTATCCTGAAACTGAATACTCATCATTATTTCCCGGATAATCTGCAGGACTTTCTCCTTTGTATTCTGGAATTAATTTTTCACCATCACATCTTTCGGCAAAAATATGATAAAAGCAATCAATTGGAATGCCACCTTTTGATTGCAAAAATATTTTATTCTCTCCAATTCTTTTTACAATTATATCTTGATGAGCACCAATAGGAGTCAAATTAACTGTAATTGACTTTGAATCTACCAAATTTTCCCAGTATTCTGGAAGATCTATTTCTGTTTTATTTTTAATTCTTCCTCTTATATAGACATCATTAGATGGACCTTCTGGGCAAGTATGTCTCAATCTCCATCCTTCTTTTGATGGGTGAGGAATATCAAAATTCTTTTTAGCAGAAAGAATATGTTTTCCGCAACGTGAAATTACCTCTCCCTGTGCTATTAGATTTGTTCCAACATTAATTCCTAATGCTGTGTCAACGGTATCCATAAATGCGGATGGTCCTTGAACTGCAAGAGAATATGGATTATGAACTCCAGTGCATAGTGTGCCAGGAATTATAGGTGGTAATGAATCAATATTAGAATTTGGACCTATCATCACCGTTGCCCAAACATTTGGAAATGTCATTGAATCTCCAAATACTGCAGGACCTTCTATGAATGCAGATCCTCTGACTTTTGCTTCTCCAACTCCTAAAACTGTGACTGGAAATCCATCTCCTACCACAAGTTGATGGGATACGCATACATCGTCTTGTTGAAATGCCATAATTTTAAACGTAATATTGATTTAATCTTGAACTAGATTGAGTTGCTGGTGCAGATTTATTTGGTTTATTTGCAGAAGCAGCAGTTAATCCATTTATAAAATTACTTACCATTGCCATGGAAGTATTAGCAACAAGATTCATACTTTTTGGAGTAAAAATTTTTATTCCAGAATCTGCCGACACATCAAAAGTTTGAGTTTTGATGTTTACTGATTGATTAGAATCTAAGTTAATAGATCCTTTTGTATTATCCGGACCATCTGCTCTTATATCTATATCTAAAGCAGACATACGAATTCTACCTTTAGGAGCACGGATTACAATGTCTCCGTTTTCTGCTAAAAGAAAATATCCAACACCCGGCCAAGTTTGCGATCCTGTTTCTCCAACTACCCCAGCATTATTTGAAGCAGATATAATTTGATAAGGACCTGGACAACGATTTAATGTCCATCCTGCTCTAGGACCATCAGCCTCAAAGGTCATATAATGAAGAGAATTATAACCTTGCAAATGAACACCAGCAGTAGTATCAGAAGAAGTAACCTCTGGATTTGATGCTCTTAAAACTCCAAATTGAATTTCGCCAAGATCATTTCCGTAGGAAGTTAAATGTGGATTTTCCTTTTCGCCAGTTGCACTTCTAATTTTTAAACTTGAAAGATCTATTGCCATTAAATTACTCTACCTACACAATCTACTACACTAATTATAGGAGTTCCAGGTGGAATAATATCTTGATCTTCAGAAAGATCATTGACTCTTAAAATATCAAAGACTGGAACAATTACGGCATTAATACCATTTTGTGATTGTATGAAAAGATTTGGAAACTCTGTAAATCCAATACCTGAATTTATAATCTTTACATCAATCAGTCTTCCTACATCATTAAATATTGGTTTCAACTCTGCCCCATTGTCTGGTGAAATGACAATTTCATCATTTGGATCATAATTTACACCACCATTTAAAATCGCAACATCTTTAATCGTTAATACAACAGGATAAGATCCATTAGAAGAGGGAGAATCTCTATTCATACCGAGTGCTTCATCGGAAACATAGTTTGGAGTTGTTAAGGTTCCAGAAGACGTTATATTAATTGGTGAAGTTCCTCCTTTACCTATTATCGTTTGAACTATTTCTCCATCATTATTATACACTTCAGAAACAGTTCCTGCAGGAGTATAAATTAAATCCCCATCTAAAACAGATATAGTTTGATTTGGTCCATAAACGTTATACCCAGAATTACTATTGAATAATATCGTATCTCCAACTTTAGAAAATACAGATCCATTTCCACCAGTGCTTCCATTAGGTGCAGATAAGTATCCAGTTCCTGGATTGACAATCACTGATCCAACTATAGAACCTGCATTATTTAAAGAAGAAACTTGAGTAGATCCTCCATTGGTAGTAACTGTTCCTCCAGTAAGAGTTACTTTTCCTCCAGTAACAGTTTGAACCCCATTTACAAATGTTGATGTTCCTCCAGTTATTGATACATTTAAACCATATCCAGTAGTATTTCCTCCTGTAGTTGTTGCTACAGTATTTCCGCCAGTAGAAGTTACTTTTCCTCCACTTGACATAATAGTTGCGTTAGTAATGTAATTAGCACCAGAAGTTCCTGCTTGAGAAATTACTGCTTGACCACTTCCTATAATATTTCCGACACCAGTACTAGTACTTCCAGTTCCACCAGTACCAGTACCTCCAGCACCAGTACCTCCTAAAGATGTTTCTTCAGTTGACCCATTACTTCCATTAGTGATGGTTATTGATCCTCCTTCAATAACCGTTTCACCTTCGGTGGTGGTCACTGTATCCTCATTTATTGTAGTTAATCCAGTATTTTCTTGAGTGTCAGATGTGCTTATAATTGGAACAACTACCGCACCATTGCCAATACCACAACTATCAACAATATTAATATTAGGAGGAGAAACATATCCAGAACCTCCATTCACAAAATCAATTCCAAGAATTGAACCAGTCGCACTTATAATTGGATTTGCTAAAACTCCACTTCCCCCACCACCAGTAATTGATATGGTTGGTGGACCACAAGGAAGTTGAGAAGTGTTGCAAGGTGGGGCATCGGTAGATCCGGCAATCCATCCTTTAATTTTATCGGATGTGGATTTTATACCAGATGATACTGCATCTTTTGCACTTGTAGTTGCACATTTTACACCACCCCAGAAACTCCACTCTTCTCCCATTGTACAATCCAATGGTTCATCACAGGACAAGAAGTTTAAAATGCCCGTTACCATATCCAACACATCAAAAACTTTCCCTGCAATATCGCCAATTTTTCCAAGCACTCCACTTACTTGAGAAATTACCGATTGAATTGCACCTGTAATATCTCCTAAAACGGAACTTAGTAAATTTGCTACAAAACTTTCAACAGCACATAGAGGTGCATTTATATATTTGTCTATAATTTGTCCTAATAATGTTGAAACTAAACTCTTAAGACGATTGATTATCTTATTAAAAACGCACTGAAGTGTGTCTGTTATCTTTTCATTTAATTGATTAATTTTAGCTCTTTGATTTGGTACTATAATATCAAGTAAATCTTTTACTCCTGCATTTAATTTTTTAGTAATATAACCTCTCATTCTACCGAGAAGAGTTTTGAATAAACCAGAAATTGCAGAACTTACGTTATTTACAATTTGAGAAATACTTGCAGTAAGATCTGATGCTGCTCCTAAAAATGCATTTGCCTCTGCTTTAATTCTATTAATAAGAGCAAGAGCATCTTTAATAAATTTCTGTATTCCCTTTAATTCTCCTCCAGCACCATCGCAAGCTTTTGTTTTTGGAATATAATGACATCTATTTCCATCTTTTTGTTGGTCAGCATTTCTGACATCGGAAGTTGTAGGAGATGTTCCTTTTGCTTCATCTATTGTTGAACTATTTGGTCCAGCAAGATAAATGTTCTTTGTTGATACTGGAACGTTTCCACTTTTGCCTAGATATCCACTTCTAGCAACATATCCTATATCAGGATCTCCGCCAAATAATCTGGTTTGAGAATTGTTTGGAAGTATAAAAGTTACAACAGGTTCTCTTTTATCAATACCATCTTTATAAAAACCTGCAACATAACATCCTTGACGAATACTATGTGTTTGATGAGCCCCACCATGACCACTACCTGCCGTGGTTGGAACCCAAATTTCTGCCATCTCCAATTTATCATCTGGAGTTACTTTTTGTTGAGGATCTCTACCAATAATTCTGACTTTACATCTAGATCCCCAACCAGGAATATCATCACGATTATGGAATTTTGGATTGACATTATCAATCCAATTTGCTTCATCAACTACTTGACCAATCCAGAATCCTCCATATTCACCTATGGATTGATTATTATAAAAGGTCATTACTTATCACACCTCATAAAATTTACACTCTGGAGATTCTGGATTTAAATCACAATAAAGTTCTAAGGGATTTGGATCGTGATTTGTATCTGGATGATTTGATTGGTATTGTTCAAGTGAATTTAGTTCATCTTCTAGATGGCGTTTTCTTTGTCCACTTGTGTTGGGATTATCAAGTTCATCCCTATCATCATTAATGTGTTGTTGAAGTGATCTTGTCATCTTGATCCTTTTCTGTAAATAGATTCTCTAGTGAGATTTAATGTAGTATAACAACTGTTTTTACTAATTCGATGACCCACATCTACTATCATATATAGTCCACTTTTTTTATCACTTACAACTTGTGTTTTCTTTGATGATACTTCTGGAAAATCGCAATGAACTAAATCTCCCGCATGAAGATCAAATCTTCCAGGAATAGTAATACTAAGTCTTATGTTAAAAAGATTATTATATCTTGATCTAGATTGATTTATAATTTGATCCTCTGGGTAGTTAATATATTTTCCTTTAGACACTTCTAATTGATCTTTTAAAGATTTTCCAGTGTTACTTACATCATCTTGTTTTATTTTTGTTGAGATTCTTGTTGACTTATTGATCAAATCTAAATCCGTTCCTATTTTTGGAATCTCTTGACCTAATAAATTAAATTGAGTCAATCTTTCAAAATCATTAAATACTGTCTCTTTATATTCATTTGAATATGGACTAAATGTTTTTAATTTTGAAGGTACATAAGAACCTGTTTTTAATATTTTTTCTAAATCCAAGTTATTATTAAATGAATAATCAACAATTCCCATATCATATCCAATAGGAAGAACTGTAGTATCAGTATAAGAAAGTTTTAATTTTGGAGTTTGTTGCGTTAATACATCTATTGATTTAAATCTATAACCTCCAGTTTTACTTCCATTATCAGAAACCTCATAGAAAAAATATCCTGCATATTTTCCAGGTGGTCCGAAGTCTGGAATACATCTTTTTGCTAACCAAGGAATAACATAAAATGGCATTTCAGTTTTTCCAGTAAAAACAAAATTATTCAGTCCAGGATCACCAGAAACATTTTTAGGAGTTTTTAAAATATTTTTTAATATATCATATACGTGATTTGTTATTTTTCCATCAAAACTTTTAATGACTCTTGTTTCTTCCCAAGTATTTTTTATACTTTCTTCCGAGTAAAAATCCAAAGTTAATATAGAATTACGAGTAGTTTCTTTATTGCCTCTATTTTTTACTCTTAAATGGTAGTCATCTTTAAAAACAATTTTATTACCAAATCCATCAGAAACCACTAGGTGACATTTTTCTGAAGTGCTTAGATTTATATCACCCTTTTCATCCGATGCTGTTGTTCTTCCTTCTCCATGTCCAACATCAGCATAGGTGTACCTTGCTCTAACTGAATTGTCAAGAATACTTTCTGTAATTATAAGTTCTATTAATCCACCAACTATATCTAATTTTTTTTCTTTTTCACTTGAATCGTTTGAAAAAATAACAAACTCTTCAATTTTACCTTCTCCTGCAGCTGCCGCAGTATTCTTTCCCATTCAATTATCCCCTACTTAGACTATGAATTTTGTGAGAATCTTTTGTATTTAGATTTGCTGATGGGAACATCATAGGTCCTCCACCATCTGTAGGAACAGGAACCATAACTTCTGTTTGAATTGGAAGAATAGCAATCATTGATTGCTGACCATAGTTTTCATAAGAGGCAAACTTATTTGGTATTGGTAATTTTGATTTTGGTTTCCCTATCAAACCACCACCTTGAAGATTACCACGTGCTTGTATTGTTTCTGCTCTTAAAACCGTATCGTAAATGGATTTAGGTATTTGTATGATGTCTTCTCCTGGTCCAGGTTTTTTAAAGTATTTGTCGCCTTGTCTATAATAAGTTTGTCCATTATGATTTATTATTCCTTCTACTTTTGCTGATGGTGTTGGTTTGTTTTGACCAAAAAGATTTGACCACCAGTTTCCTTGTCCTTGAGATCCTTTAGATTTATCAAATTCATCTTTGTTTATTCTCTTTCCATTTTTTGTATATACTCCGCCTTGCCTATGAGTATAGGTATCACTTCCAACTTTAAATGATTCTACTACTGGTTTTTGAAGTAGTTCCATTTCTTCGGCAAGTTCTGTGCCCGTTCTACCTGGAGTTTGTCCGGGTGGTGCTTTTGGTGGTTGTGATTGAGATGTTGGTCTTCCCATAGACTTTGTTTCAATCGCACCACCTCTTGTCCAAACATTTTCTACAGATGATAATACCTTTGATGGATCTCCACCATCTAAAGCATTAATGTGAGTTGAAACATGAGGACCAGTTGCATGTCCAGAAATTCCTTGGGTTCCAATAACATCACCTGCTTCTAAAATGTCTCCTTCTTTTACAAGTGCTTTATTTAAGTGTCCCAATAAAATTTCATATCTCTTTCCATTAATAATTGTTTCACCTGTTACATATCTACCAAATCCTTGTCCAGATTCTCCAGACCCCTTTCCCTGAAAACCTATTTTAGTGATTTTTAAACTTTGGAAAGGATTTTGAATTTGATCTCCCACTTGATAATTACCAACTGCAATATCTGATCCAGTTTGTTCGTTATCAGGATCTCCTCTTTGAGTTACTATTGCTCCACCTTTAATTGGACCACCTTTAATTATTAGTGATGGAGTTTCCTTAACTGTAGCATCAATTTTTTGACCAGGAGCTCTTAATCTTGCATCAGGAGATTCTTGGAAAGTGTGATCACCTACGGTAACTTCTCTAGTATTAAAAGGTCTAGAACCTCTAGCTTCTGGATTGGAAAAAACAGTTGAAACTATAACATAATTTGCATCTTGCTCATTCAAATTATATTTTTCCATTAAAACTTTTTTAAGTTTTTCTGGATCATTTCCACCAGCAGAAATTGCTTGTGCTAATGCACTTCTGCCGGCAGCCGATGAAGTTCTATCAAATCTGCCATCATCAATAGGAGAAAATTGATTTGGATCATAAAGAATATCTCTTATTGTTACGGTATCTTTAGTTTTACCTGAGGGAAGATATCCTTTACCTGCTTTTGCTAAACGATATCTGTTAAGTATAACGTTCATTACGGATGCCTTTCCTGCGGCAGATTGATTACCTGCTTCTGCTTGAACCATTCTACCTAATGCATCAACATCTTCTTTACTTAATCCATTCATATCAATAGATTCTACTGAAGGTCCTCCTCCACCACCAGGTCCACCTCCACCAGGTTGACCTCCACCAGGTTGACCAGGTTCTTTTTTACCTTTTAATTGCAATTCTTTTTGAATACTTTGAAATGCCTGATTTACTTTTTGACTTATTGCAGGTTCAATAATTTTTGTAAGTAATTTAGTAGTATTTGTAGTATCATCTCCTAATTTTAATTCTCTTGTAGGAACTGTTCCACCTTCAGCAAATCCTCTAATTTGAGACATCAAAGAACCCATACTTTTATTAACTCTTTGATCTGATAGAGTGTCAACAAGAAAACCAATTCCTGATGCAATTGACTGATATACTTTTTTGTCAGGTTTCTGTCCCAATGCAATATCAACACCTGCCCCCATTATTGAACCAATCGTGCCACCAAATAATGGAATTTCTTTTAATATTTTTGCAGTTGCTGTGAGTGCTTTAAATGGATTTGGTTTTTTTGTTCTTTTCTTAAAGTCATTTTCATATTGACTATATGAATATGAACCCTGACCCATTTCACTTATAAGAAATTCATCCAAAGACATTTTTTTGTCTGGATCTGGATACAATACCTTAATATTTTTCTCTCCACCAACATCTTTACCAGGTTGAGATACTTGTGGTGTTATTTTTGGATGTCTCTTTGAAGCAACTTTAATTGATCTTTTAGAGTTTTTCTTTCCTTTAACTCTTGTTTTTGGTGATACTTTTCCACCAGTCTCTTTTTTCTCAATTTTTTTCTTATCTTTCATTGATGCCACTGCATCATATAAAGAAGTTCCTATCCAATCTCCAACAAATCCACCAATCAATTGTCCGACAAAAGCACCTGCAGATCCTCCCAAAAGAGTACCAGCAATTGGAATTACACTTCCAACGATTCCTCCAATTGTTCCAACTAAAACACCACCCAATGCTTGTCCTACTCCAGCACCTATAGCACCAGCTGCAGCACGACCAGGAGATTCTCCAAAAATTAATGTCCTAATTGAAAAATCAATTAGTGGTCCTATGATTGGAGCACCTTTTGACAAGAACTTTCCTAAACCTTTACCTGCAAATCTTCCTTCTCCACCACTTCTAGTTATTGCTGGTCTTTGTCTCAGAGGATTTCTAATATCAATTTGACCTGCACGACCACCACCACTTCCAGTTATTCTTGGTCTTTCTCTAAGTGGATTTCTAATATCTGGTCTACCAGCAGTTCTTCCACCACTTGTAGTTGGGACTGGTCTGCCAGTAATTGGAGATCTTCTTGGACCACCTCTTGGAACACCACCTCTTGGACTTCCAGGAACTCCACCTTTTGGTCCACTAGGTTTACTTTTTTCTCCAAGAGTAGCAATAGCACCAGCAACTAAAATCGTTGTTGTAATTAATGTATTGAGATTTTTAGAAAGGTCATCAAATACTTTTTGAGCCCCTTCTCCACCAAGATTCTTTACAGTATCTCTTACCTTATCATATGCATTATATCCAAGTTCAATAAAAGTAACAAAACCATTTAATAAACCTTTGAATATAAATTCGGCAGCATTTACTACAGGTTTAATAATGTCTAAAATTTTAGTTAACTGAGGAAGAAATTTTTGAGTATTAGTAAATAACCAACCAAGAAATGTAAAAAGAAAATATCGTTTTACAGCATCTAAGAAATCAAATTTGGGTAATGATATTGAAGGTAAATTAATTCCTTTACCTTTTCCCCTTTCTTTACTTTCTAATTTCTTTTCTTTTTTTTGCGATTCTTCTTTTTCTTTTTCTAATCTATCTTTTTCAAAAGTTTTCTTTTCTGATGAAGAATTTGTCTTTAAGAATTTATCAATTGTAATTAAACTTTTTACAATAGCACCATAAGATTCTTCTTTCTTTTCTTCTTCTTGCTTTTCTGGTGGTCTAAACCGTTGTATATCTATTTTTTTCTGCTTAATTATTGCTCCACCTTTATCTTTCTTTTCAGTAGAAATTTGAGATCCAGCATGTTTTACAATTGCTGTGGAAGATTTTGCTAAAGGTAAAAAATTTTGAGTGTTTATTGCCATCTTTAATCAACGATTTCGTAGATATCGCAATTCATTTTTCTAACATCAAAAGCAGAATCTAGAACAGGACTAAAGGAATAATGTTGAGAACCACTTATGGATCCTTTTACTCCTTGTCCACTCATTGAAGAATTTTTAATAGGAGGAAGCATAGTAATATTACTACTATTTAATCCTCCAGATGAATATGGTTTTATTCCTATGGATTTATTTCTTATTCCAATCTTTGCTGCGTTTGAATTTGAATCTTTATCTCCAATAATCTTATTTGCAGCATATAATAATTGATTTCCTGCACCCTTTTCGGCAGCATCTTTTGGAATTACATATTTAAATAATTGCTCTCCAGGTTGAACTGCAACGTTGTATTGAGGAAGATATTGTGTATCAGCACCTGCTTCAATATTCATTTTAGATGTAGGTATTCCAATTTTAGTTGTTATTGGCATAATAGAACCTCCACCTTGCATACCAAACCATCCACGAGGATCAATTGCCCATCTCTTTGGTGGTTTTGATGAAGGTTTAGTCTTTGTAGGTTTTGCAAATCCTGATGGTGGTGACGAAAATAAGTTAAAAATATTGGAAGCAAAATTTTGAATTGGATTTTGTTTATTTTTATCTTGAGAAATATTTGAAGATTCCGTTCCTGATGTTGATTCGGGTTTAGGTAATAGCATTTGAGGAATTGGAGAAGCAATATTTCTTCTTTCTTTATCGTATGGTTTTCCTTCCAAAAACCAAGGAGAAAAATAATTATATTCTTTTCCTCTTAAAACATCACCAGAACCAGGTTTCATATTTTTTTGTTCAGAAGTTCCTAAGAAATATGCTCTTCCACCAACATGTTTTTGGGCAGATGATTGTAAAGATGGATTTCTAAGAGCAGATTCTGTAGCATTCAACTGATCCATAGCATCTTTAAAAGTCCACTTATGATCTCTACCTTTTTTGGAGTTCATAATTGCAATCACTGCACTATTTTTATCCTTGATATTTAACCAATCGCCCTTATTTGAAAAAGTTGGTTCATATTGACCTCCATCTTTTTTTCCTCCTCCGGCAGTAATTAAATCTTTCAAACTATTAGTTCTTTGATAGAAATTAACACCATACCTATTTGCTGCAAGCAATCTATTGTAAATTGATTGTGCAACGTCTGCTCTACCTTGAGGTTTATCATCTTCTAATGCGGATATTGCTAATAAAGAGTAATAATCGGGTAAATTTATTTTTGGATTTTCTGATTGTTGAGGTGTATTTCCTCCAACAATACCACCATCAGCAAATCCTAAAATTCCTCCTTTATTTGCAAGAGAAATTCCACCAGATGTTTTAATTTTATTAAAATTAGTATATCCAGGTTTTCTGTTTCCTACAAATTTATAAACATCAAATCCTGTTTTTTGTTGAATGTGTCCAGCATCCTCTGGAGTTAATACAACTTCTCCTGGTCTTGCTGCAATCAATTGTGTATCTTTACCTGCACCAGTAATTGAAATTCCGGTATCAGAATCTACTCCACTATATCCATCTTCAACAACTTCTGCTCCATTTGTATATCTGCGTATGTTACGAGGACTACGAACAATTCCACCAAGTTTTACACCTTGCAAAAGTCCATAAGGTGTTGTTGGACCCATACTTCCTGGAGTTGGTGCTTTTGCTGCTTTTGATTCTGCAGCAGTATCAACACCCTGAACACCTAAACCTTTTCCTGTTTGTGCTCTTGCCTTATTTTCTGCTTGTACTGGTGCTGCTTTTCTTTGTCCTGTTAGTTCATTTATTACAACACCAGCGCCCAAAACCGTTGCTGGAATCACAACTTCTGGACTTGTTAAAAGTGGTGCAGCAGCTCTTGCCGCAGACGCAGCACCTCTTAGCAAACTTCCAGAAAGTTTTAATAATCTTGGAAGAAGTTTAAGAATCTGAGAAGTTAAACCTCCAATTAATTTGATTGCACCTTTGATAAACAACCCAAGAGGAGATGCAAATAAAAGATAAGCACCCAATAATAAAGGCCACCAGTCCTTTAAGAATCTACCAATAACTTCTATTTTCTTTTTATTCTTAGGATCTTTCAACCAATTCATCAAATCGGTAAACATTTTACCTAAGAAAGTAAAGAAAATATATCTCCAAATCGCATCAAGAATATTTTGAAATGGTGCCAGCATTTTTTGAATGGCACCTTTAACCATTCCAAATCCTTTTTCAAGATTAGATTCTCTTGCTTCCCTCTTCTTCTTTTCTTTGTCTTTTCTATCTACTTCCGTTTTTTTCTGATCAAACTTAAAATTATTTTTTAATGTGTCTAAAATAGAATCTAATATTTTTAATATTGTAGCAATTTCTTTATTTTCTTTTTTCTCTTCTGGTTGTTTTAAATCTTCAACTTGTTGGGATTTATATTTAATTATGTCACCTGTTTTAGCAGCAGTTCCAGGAAGAAGTTTTGACGGATCGGTAATTTTTTTCTGATCCTGTTCTTCTTCCGGTTTTCTTCCAAAAAAAGAGTCTACATTTATCTTTTTTCCTACTTTACCTGTATTATATTTTACAACACCTTCTCTTTTTTGACCTCGTATTTCTCTAACTTTAGTTGCTAATAATCTTTGTTCTTCTTTTTGCTCATCTGTAATTTCATTAGAACCACTTAAAAAATCATATTGAACTAACTTCTCTCTTACAAGTTGCAAATATTCATCAGGATCTAAATCAAAGTCATCCTGTAACCCAAGAATTTGAGAAATCTCAGGTTCTATAGTTATGACTTGATTATTAGAATCCTGATCATCCATTTGCTTGTTTTAATCTTTGTTCTTCTTCTTCCAGATGCTGTTGAAGTAAAATCACATAGATGTCCCTTTCCCAAGGCATCATATTTTCAATCTCTGTTAATGAATATTTATGATACTGCATCAAGGCAAAGTTTAACTTGAAGTAATTCTCCAAGTTCATATGGGACATTCCTAGGCGAAAAAACTGGAAAGACCCTCTAGAACAACTTCACTTTCAACTCCAGTATTTGGATTAGTAACTGAAATTTTATGAGATAGTTTGGGCATAGTTTCAAAGAACTTTTCAATCTGTTTAAATTGAACAGAGTTCATTTGATCAAGAAATTCATTAAGTTCCTTTTTAGTCACATCAGATGCTGACCAAACTTCATCTTCAGTATAAATTTTATCAATACAAGAAGCAATTAAATCAAAAGATTGCTCAACATTACTTTGATTTGAGATGTCAAAATTATTTTTAATAAATTGCTCAAGTGATGGATATTTCATTTCCATCATAATATTGTCATCTACTTTAATCTGCTTATTGTGTTCTTCGTTCTTTTGAACTTTAATATCATCAACACTAATTTTTACAGGAACAGAAGTTTCCTCGTCATCAGGGCAGAGAATATTAACTTCAATATCTTCTCCAACTGACTTTGCACGAATATTTAAAAAGATATATTCAATATCAAAAGTAGGAAGAGTCTCTACTTTAATTCCTTTCGTTTCAATACAATTTTTAATTACTGCCTTAATTGCTGTTGTAATTTCTTTTGTGTCTTCCGATTCCATAGCAAGAACCAGAAGTTTTTCTTCTCTTACTAGAAATGGTCTGTACTTGATTGTTTGTCCAGATGAAGGCAACTCAAGTTCATAAGTTGGTGTAGAAATCTTAGGTAATGGCATGATGTCCTATAGAATTTTCAGGTGTGATTATTTAGGTCTTTGATCAGGATTTGCTCTATAATATGCTTCTTCGTTTGCTCTATTTAATTCTTCCAATCCACGTCCAGCAGCTGCTGCAGCTGCTCCTCTTGCATTATCTTCACGAACAAGTCTATCTTGAATAAATCCTCTTTGAAGTGGACTTAACGGAGTTTTAGTAAGTACATATCTATCATAAGTAAAAGAAACAGTACACTTTAATAATTGAGATTGATCATAATTTACTGGCATTGAAGAAATGCTTATTGGATATGCTCCAATAAATTGATAATTCAAATATGGTCCAGATTCAAGACTGTTATGATCTTTTTCAAATTTGGTAATATACAAATAAGGTGTTCTATAAGATTCTGGAAATCTTACACGATAAAAATAATTTTCATTTTGAACTCCACTGGTTATGTCTTCTCTTACAATATAAGACAACCAACCTTCAAAAAAACTAAGAGTCGTGTAATTATTATCAACATAAAAAGTAAAGTCTGCAGTAGAATCATATAATCTTCTATACGCAAACTTTTGGGTTACACCAGTATAATCATCATTCACATCGTTTGTAGTCAGTGATGATCCTGGCAAAGATGCTTCAGAACAAGAAATTTCAATCAATTCTTGAATAAAAGTATCATTATAGTTTTCTCCAGAAGCACCTGCATCAGATCTTGCTGCCATCCATTCTACAACATCTTGAGGAGGTTGAAATCTGCACACATAATGAGAAGTTAAAGCAGGTCTCATTAACCTTGCTTTTAAGTCTGCTACAGAATATGTTCTTGTAGAGGGACCAGCCATCTATAAATACTTTTACTAATATATTATGTAGACAGGATAATGGCAGAAAGTCTCAAGAGCATCTACAAACCTTCTCATCCTAACAAGTACAAAGGAGACTATAATAATATTATTTGTAGAAGTAGTTGGGAAAGAAAATTTTGTTATTGGTGCGACCATAATCCAAGTATAGTTTCCTGGGCTTCAGAGGAATTTTGTGTTCCTTATGTGTCACCTATAGATAATAGAGTTCATAGATATTTTCCTGATTATCTTATTAAAGTCAAAGAACAATCAGGACAAATTAAAACTTATGTTGTTGAAGTGAAACCAAAGAAGCAAACAGTTCCACCAAAACAAAAATCAAGAGTGACTAAATCTTATCTGCACGAATGCAGAACTTATGCAGTCAATCAAGCAAAGTGGAAAGCAGCAGAAGAATTTTGTAAAGATAGAATGATAGAATTTATGCTGGTTACAGAAGATCACTTAGGTATCAAATAATGGCAGAAGGTTTCGGTCAGTACATAGAAAAATCAACAACTCCAAGAGTTAGAGAATTAAAAAAAAGAATTGCCAAAGAAAAAGTAACTGATGCTGAAGATTTAATGTTGTTAATTATGGAAATCTTCAAAGAAGATTCCATACTTCCCGAACAAGATAAGTTTTATACTTTTGTATATAATCCAAAAACTCCCGATATTGAATACGATCAACACCCTTTAATTGTTTGTACAAAATTGTTTAATTGGGGATTTAGAGGTTTAAATTTTCATTGGAGAAAATATAGGAATTATACTTGGGCAGAAGTTGCCGGAAAACTTTATAGTGTCAAGTATAATGAATTAGATGAACTTCTTTCAATACCTTATGAAAAATTCCGTCTAAATAAATAAAAACCACTCTCATCAATGTCTCATACTCTACAAAAAATTGAGATTGTTAATCCTCTTGGTTGGGAGGTGATTTGATGACATTAAAAGAACAAACCTTTATGCACGGAGGAAGGAAATTACCCTGGAAATCAGTACCTAGTGAGGACGGAAAAACAGTTTTTATATACTATGAAACGAATGAAACTGAAGCACAAAGAGTTGCTAACAAAACATATACAATAATTAATAACCCAAATGCACCAGTTTCTCAGCAAACAACATCTCAAGTAAGTGGAAGTCAATATGCTGGAAGAGATCCCACTACTGGAAAATTTTATGTTCAACACTCTGGATATGTACAACAACCGAATGGAAATTGGACCTTCACAACATATCCTCCTGGAAATGAACGCGATAATGGAAATTATGATCAAGCAACTTCTATCTTTTCAGATTCAAATTTAAGAAGACAACTAACAGATCCAAACCAACAAGGAACACCAGGAGGAGGATCTACTCCAGCACCAACAGATCCAAATTCACAATCTTCTCCAACAGGTGGATCTACTCCAGCACCAACAGCACCAAATGAACAACCATTTCGTGTAACAAAAGATCCAACGGTTCTTGTTTATCCAGAAAAAATGCTTGAATCGCAAGATCATGTAAGATTTGAAATTTGGAAATTGAAAAAAAATCCTGACATGGATTATAAAAAACTTCCAGATGCTTTTAAAAGTGCAAGAGAAAATCAAAAATTTGGATCAAGTGTAGACACTAATTTGTATGAAAAAGTTTCATCAGAAAAACCAATAATTCTTCCAATACAAGCACCAATTAATGATCAAAACGTTGTGAATTGGGGACCAGGAGAATTAAATGAATTACAAAGAATGTTAGTAAAAGCTTCAGCCACGGGAATGACTAGTCCTGGTGGTTTTGCATCTGCATTAGGCAAAGGAATGCAAGATATTGCAACCACTGTAAAAAACTATGGTGGACAATTTCAAAATTTACTTCTTACTGCTCTCCTTGAACAAGCAGTTCAAGCACCAGGATTACTTTCAAGAGCAACTGGTGGAATTTTAAATCCAAATATGGAATTACTATTCCAAGGTCCACAATTAAGACCATTTAATTTTACATTTAAACTTTCGCCAAGAAGTGAAGACGAGTCTGATATTGTAAAAAAAATTATTAGAGCATTCAAAAAAAATATGGCACCAAAAATTAATGGAATATTTTTAGGTGCTCCAAATATTTTTAGAATACAATACATAAATGGAGGAACGAGTGATAATCACAAATCTATTAATCTGATTAAAATGTGTGCATTGCAAAATTGTGTAGTTGATTATACTCCATTAGGTACATATTCAACATTTATTGATGATGAAGCAACCATGGTTTCTTATACCATAAACTTAACATTTTCAGAACTTGTTCCACTATATGATAAGGATTATGAAGAAGATCACCCAATAGGTTTCTAAGATGCCAAGTTACTTTAGACAAGTTCCTAACTTTGAATATGTCAATAGGAACCCAAAAGAAAGAAACATTTCAGAATACATACCAGTAAAAAATCTTTTCAAAAGAGGAAAGATTAGAGATGAAATATTTCAAAGTGCTGTGTTCTTTGAAAAATATAATATTATTGGAGATGAAAGACCAGATAACGTAGCATTTAAATATTATGGGGATGAGACTCTAGATTGGTTGGTATTATTATCAAATAATATTTTGAATGTTCAAAGTGAATGGCCTATGCCTCAGCAATCCTTTGAGAATTGTGTTTTAGATAAGTATGGTTCCTATGAAAATCTATATTCTGTTGGAGATACTGGAACAGATTTTTATGCTCCTCATCACTTTGAAGTAACTAATGATGTAAAGGATTCTAATGGAATAACATTAATTCCAAAAGGAGTAAGACTAGGTTATAGAGTAGAATATGTAGTAGAAAAAGATGCCGTTAAAAGAGTTGCAGTTCCATACTTCCTTCCAGAAACTAGAAGGTTTGTTGCTGCAAATGGAAACACAACCTTAGTAATCGGTTATTCATATTATGACAATGGGCTTCAAACAGAGGTTGTAATTCCTACAACTGAATTTACTAATCCAGTTACAAACTATGAATATGAAGTAAAACTTGAAGAGGGGAAGAGAAATATATTTTTACTTAAGAAACAGTACTTAAATATTGTACTAAATGATATGAGTGATATTATGCCATATAAACAGGGTTCTAAACAGTATGTGTCTAGAACCCTGAAGAGAGGAGATAATATTAAGTTATTCAGTTAATCAGTTAATCAATCTTCTGCAAGTCGTTGGAAGTAACTGAGAGCATCATCTTCATCCTCATCATCCTGTGTGATTTTAGGAAGTGATGGTGAAGGTGACTTAGAACGAGTATAAGATTGTTCTAGTTCTTCCATTACTTTTTCTTCACGACTTACTGGTTGAGAATATGATTCATAATCATCTTCTTGTTCAACCACAGCACGGGATTGAGTAGGAGAACTTGTCTGATTAATTCCCAGAACATAGTTCAGACGTTTCTCAAGTTCCTCGTAGGTTTTAAATTGATCTGGAGCAATCAGAGCAGAGAGAGAATGCTCTTTTTTCCATAGTGCTTCTAGTGCATCGTCATCATCTAGAAGAGGTGAAGATGAATCAAACTCTGACTTGTCATAGTTCCAGTAACCTTCTACCTTACGAATCTTCAGACGGAAGTTAGCACCTTTCCAGAAATCAAATGGATTGATTGGTTCTTCATCATCAAACTCAGGTTGCATAGCATTCAGAATCTTATCAAAGATTTTCTTACCATACTTGAAGAGGAATACCTTACCTTCATTCTCAGGATGAAGAGGATCCTTTACGACGTAAATATTGCTGTAGTAAGAGAGTTTGCGTTTTTGCTTACGTACAGTGTCTTGATCTTTAGGATTACCACTGTTCCAGAGCATACGGTTGTACTCAGTAACGGGATCTTTTTGACTAAGAGTTGTTAGTGAGTTTTCAATATACCAACCACCAGGACCTTGGAATCCATGGGAATACATCTTGACCCAAGGAAGTTCTTCTCCATCAGGGGCAGGAAGGAAACGAATAACTGCTGAACCTACTCCAGTTTTATCCATTTCTGGTTTCCAGAGACGTTCATCAGAACCACCAGAAGTGGAGTTCATCTTCTCTACTTGCTTCACTAGTTTTTCGGTAAGTGAACCAACGGAAGATTGTTTTTTAAGATTTGCGAAATTAGACATGTGTACCTCGGATTAAATTGGATTTGGCCTTTGTGTACCTCTTTATTTTACAGGTCGGAACCCGTTTTGTCAATCTGCTCTTTCATGACCTCAAGCATTTTTGACATGTTGTTAAAAATAACATTCATGTCAACATTGGGAGGAAGTCCCATCAATTGAGCAGATTCAATAACTCTTTCTTTCATTTCCTGGGCTTCTGGATCATCAGATAAACTCAAACGTGTATACAAAACTTTTTGTTTGTCAAGAAGTTTTTCTAATATGTTGACATGTTCAATTTTTTCCTCTTTTGACATACTAGGAAATTCAAATACATTAGAATATATTTCTTCTTGAAGTTCTGATATTTCTACCATTTCAGCACGAACAACTTCAGATTCAAAAAAACTCATTTTTCCCCCAGGATCAATTCTTTTAAAATTTTACGATAAAGAAATACATCAATATTTAGAAACGGACTATATTTTTTAATTCTACGACTTACGGTTTCCCACACTGGATCTTGAAGTTTCTTATCAAACTTATTCCCAAATAGGAATATTTTATCATAAATTACCAATGTTTCTAGACTAATTTTCCCAATAAGGAATTTTTTTAGAAGAGGGGGATGACCTTTAGAACAATTAAAAACATCATCAAACTTATTCTCTTCAAAGAGAGACTGAGATTCTTCTTTAAAAAGGTAGGATAAGGACTGCAGTTTTTTCTGCCAATTCCTATACCTACCTTCTCCTTCTTTAATTATTTCACCAATCCATAAAGATTCTGGATCATTACAAGAAACAAAATTTGCTACAAAGAAATCTTCTACTTCCTTTTCATTTCTTTGTCTGGACATTTTTTCAAAGAAAAACCTATCTTTCCTCTTATAAAAAGATTGAACAGTTGCTCTAGTTTTTTTACAATACTTATGATAGTCGTAACTATCTTTTGTGAAATGATTTTTTAATGCAAGATATGTTTTATAGCAATCAAAAGGGACCATTAAAAGATTAATTTTGCTCGGGAGGTCTTTTTCAGAAAATTAAGTTCCATTGCTTCATAACGAATTTTTTCTTTAAGTGGCTTTGAAATTAGTTTTGGAACAGATTCTAAATCTAGATTATTCTGCTCACAAAAATAAACAATAGCATCAATATAATTCATGTCATTGTTATACCTCACAAGATTTTCAATTTCTTGTGCGAATTTAGATGGGCAATAAAATTTATTTTCTAATGCTTTCTCTAATTCATTCTCCATTTTCCCTAATATTGTGATGTACAAATTCTTTAATATACCGAACTAATAGTTTAATATAATCCCCTTTGTTTCTTTTGTCAAATACTTTAACTTCTCCACCAGGAGTCACCATTAATGTAATCAGTTTTTTAATTGGTTTTCCAGTCATCTCATAATAAGCAGATGCATAAAACATCTCTTGAACAAAATAATTCTCAATCCATTTTTCTGGCTTGATTTTATCTGAAGTTTTAAAGTCTATAACTGCAAGTTCTCCTTCATACTCAGCAATACAGTCAACTCGTCCAGCAAGTCCAAAATACTGAGAGTACAAAGTTCTTTCAATTGCATGAATATTATTTATCTTATCAAGATAAGGTTTAGCATAATGAAACATAATCTTTGTCAGAGGTTGATAATCATTCCATTCAAGTTCTTTGTTTTCAAGATAATCTTGGCAGATTAGGTGGAAATCAGTTCCTCTTGCAGTTGCTCTTTTGGTAATGCGATTTGCTTCTTCAAGTCCTACTCGTTTTCGCCAGTCAATAAAGATTTGACGATTATAAAATGAAGTAACAGAAGTAATAGAAGGCACCCACTGTCCATCAGGAAGATGGTAAAGGCGGATGCCGTTTGTTTCTTTCTTTTCTAATTCAATATCACCTAGAAAATTATGATGAATAAAACTCATACACCTATTTGCATTTTTGCAAGAATATACTCCTTAACTAGACCAGAACGAACAATATCATCAACACCAAATTCAATAATATCCATTGAAGGCATGATGCGAAGAACCTTCATAAAATCAATGATTCCATTCTTTTCATTTGTTCGGATCAGATCACTCTGAGTTGCATCACCACAGAACATAATTTTACTATTTTCACCAACACGGGTAATAATAGAATCTAACTCATGGTAGTTTAGGTTTTGAAATTCATCTACGATAATGATTGCATTGTCCAGAGTAGTTCCCCTAATAAAAGAAGTACTCCAAAAACTAATCGTTCCTTGAGTTTTGAGGTTTCCATAGAGCATCTCAAAGTCAGCATCTGTAGGAAGTTGGAACATGTACTTAACCATGTTCTTATACGGAATTTGATAGAGAGAGGATTTATCTTCATGATCTCCAGGAAGGAATCCAATCTCACGGGTAGCAACAAGAGATCTTACAATATAAATTTTTTCGTAAGGACTTCTTTCATCTAAAACATCTTGAAGTGCATTATAGAGAGTGATAAAGGTTTTACCAGTACCAGCACATCCATATGCTACGATATTCTGATTCTTTTCGTAAGCAGAATACAATAGTTTTTGATTTTCTGTTAAAGGTTCAATCTCTCTCATTAAATCTGAGTTGATTGGTTTTTTCCTCTTCATCTGCTTAGCAGTCATTCCAACACCAATTGGTTGATCTTCCTTCCGATTTCTTCTTGCCATTAAAATTTCTGTAAATGGTTTGCAATTTTTAAAATGTGTTCAGTAAATAAAGATACATCCATATCACTTTTCATATAATTACATTTAGTGCAACAAGATACACAATTTTCTTTTTCGTATCCTCTATTACTATCTATCCTATCAATTCCATTATATGTAACAGGAACTCCTACGTATTTTTCCTTTCCTCTATTTGGTTGTTTAACTGGTGCAGGTTCTCCACAATAATTACAATTTTTCTTTACAATTTCAATATATTCATCTTTTGTCAATAAAAAATCTATATTTCTAGTTTTAGCACTAGATTGATATTGTTCATAAATGTATCTGTAAACACTCTCAGGTTTTCTTCTTTTTTGAGCATTAAGATTGTTTCTATAAACATGTTTGCATCCGCAACTTTTTGCTCTGTCTAATTCATTTTTACATACAAAACTATCATATCTAAAAATTTTTTCTTTTCCACAAATACATCTACATAAAAGTTTTTTTCTTTTTTTTCCATTTGGATATGTTTCAAAAAAAGGAGGAGATATAACTTCAAGAAAATAAAATTTATCCCCAACTTTTATTTCTGGATGTTTTGTATAATTTTTACGCATAAACCAGGTTGGAATAATATAAACTATTTATATTATAACATGGATTAAACTGGTTTAACTTTTGATCCCGGAACCTTGCTTGCTTTATGTAAGATTTGGTTCCAACCTGGATGAGATTTTTTAAGACGATCATAAACTTCACCAACTTCTCCAGAAGCAGGGCAAGTTGAAGGATCACTCCAATCTCTTGTCCAGTCTGGATTATCTTTTTTCCACTGATCCCACTCATGAACACTGATGACAACTTCTTTTTGCTCACCAGTTTTTGTATTAACAACAGGATAAGTCGCCAAATTTATTCCTCCATTTTATATGTCAATATTTAGTCTATACGAACTGATGGTTGAATACTTTCACAATCGACACAGTTATCACGAGTCCAATCAAGAGCAGAAGAAACTGCTGGGAATTGACAAGTAAAAATACAACGAATTGCCTCAGCAATATCCATATGTTCTTTCTGTGTTCCATGTCCAGCACGAAGATTGATGTAATGAATCCAAGACCTCACAGAACCTGTCATGTAGAGTCTTGTAGGGGTTGCTAAGGGTAGTACAAACCTTGCACACTCCTTTGCTACTCCTTTGTCCAGAAGACGGTTGTAGACTCTCTGCGACTGCTCAAACAGAACACGAATGTCTTCTAGTAGAGTAAGTTTCAAATAGTCTGGAAGATCATCAATTGAGTTCTGTCGGTTCTTTGTGTCTTGACGACGAAGTTCAGGAAGAGGAATAGTTTGATTTAGAAGATTGGTATCAGCATACCTTTGGGAAAACTCCTGAAAAGTAAATGACCTATGACGTAGAATTTGAGCAGCAATACCTCTTGTAGTATTGATTTCTACTGTCATGATTGCCTGTTCAAAGATACTCCAATGTTGGTGTTCAATGCAGTATTTGAGAAGTCCTGCAAACTTTTGGTTTGTTTGATTTGATGGATTTGAAACCCGAGCACAATATGCCATATGCTTTTCTGCATCTGGTGTTACTGATACTAGTTTTACTTCGGGTTTCATAAACTCAAACTCTGTTAAGAATTCATTCATCGTCTTCGTCATAAAATACTTCGTCGTAATCAGTTAAATTAGATGTAATTTCTTCGTAATTATATTGTGGTCTATCTTCCAAATCAAGTTCTTCTTTTAGTGATTGAACAAGCAGTTCAAGATTTCTTACGATTAATTTTAATTTTTCTTTGTTCATTTGATAGAACTCTCACGCAATCAATTATAGACAAAAAAAAGAGGGGAGTCAAGTCCCCTCTGATATCAGGCAAGTCGTGATGCCATATAAAGTTGTGCTTCACGAAGACGTTGCTCTTTGAGAAGTTTCTGTTTAATCAGAATAAGTGCCATTGGTTTGCTCCTTTACTTTTGGTATTGGTGCGTTCCTTCCCTAAATGGTACTTCCGTCACATAATGTGATGAACGTAAAATATGTATAAGATTTATTTTGTATAATTCAATACAAAATTTATCTTTCAATATAACTCAGAGTATGATTAGTTGCATATAATTGTTGAATGATTATATCACATCCAATCTTTGGGTTGCAGTCTCCACAAGTATAAACATCTACTGCTGCTTTACCTTCTTCTGGCCATGTATGAATGCTAATATGACTTTCCGACAACAAACAAATTACAGTGACTCCCTGTGGTTCAAACTTTTTTGAAATTGTCTGAACCACAGTAGCACCACTTGCTGCTGCTGCGTTTTCTAATAGGTCTATAAGACAACGCTCGTCGTCCAAAAGAACAAACGAGCATCCATACAAGTTAAGTAGATAATGCTTTCCCATTTATAGTGGATTATCCTCCGCCTCTTTAATCAATGAACTCACAATCTCTTCTGTGCCGTCCATTGTTTTGATAGCATACAGAGATGATTTTTGATATTTTTTAATCTTTTTATATTGCCTTAAAATAAAGTCAACATTATCTAGATCAATATTGATACTTAAGTCCTTACCAGTTCTTCCCTGATTAGGATCTCCCCCAAATCCAGCACTCATTTTCTTTTCTTCTTTTCAGGTTGTTTATAACCCCACAATTTGGGGCTCACACGACCATAACCAAAATCAATTTTTTTAATAGCACCAGGACCATATTTGTCATAGTACATATCAAAAATACGAACTCTTGTTCCACGAACTAAGTCCATATGTTCTTTTCCTTTTAGTTCATACCAAATTAGATAAGCATCATTTGGAAATGAAGAATCTTTTGCTTTTGCCAGTGTTGTTTTTTCTAGAAGAACTTCACAACCATATTTAGAGGGCAGAACTTCTCTTTCTTCGTTTCCATAATCTGCCATATCTTTCTCCGTGCTTACTGCTACACTCATGAACGACCACCCCATTGAATATCAGGATAAGCCTCTTTTACATTATCAAAACTTATTTTGTATTTATCAGTAAGTTTTTTATCCTTAGTAAGAATTATTACTTCTGCTTCTTTTGGATGAAGTCCTTGTAGGAGATTAATAAACATCATCTCTCTACGAATTGTAGTAAGAGTATTGTTTCCACCTTTTACATAGTGGTAGAGATTTTGATACTCTCTGCGTAATGAAGTTCTACCACGACCATCTAGATCTTGTCCTGTGGCAGATTCTCCACCGTATGCTTCTTTTTTAAGATTCTCCGATAAAGTTCCGGAATATACGGATTGCTGATCAGCATTCCCATAAGGAACTTCTCCTTCAGGAAGAAGAGAAATCACAGAATCATCAAAATTCCAAATAAAAACAGTCTTAAGAGAATCGTGTTCATATGTTTTTAGAACTTCTACTTTCTTTGCATTACTTCTTTGTTTAGAAGCAAGTTCTAGAATTTCAAATACAAAAGGATTTGTTGGAAGAGTTTCTAATGGTTTTTCAGTCCTCTTCGTCTTCGTCGTCGTAGTCATAATCGTTTTCAAATCTTACAGATACAATTTCATCAGGAATCACCTGACCATTTTCATCAAAAAACTCTGGATGCAGATATGGAGGTCTAGACTCTAAAAGATGCCTATACACTAACCACCCAATTATACTACCAACCATAAAAAAGAGCAAAGTGAACATTACTGTGAATGTTATGACGTATGCTGTTTCCATTTTTTTTTCTCCAGAGAGTTTATTTCTTCTTTACATCAAAGTTAAATTCTATAAAAAAATGAAACTCTCTTTGGAAGAGAGAAATCATCTTACCAAACTTCACTTGAAAAGTTTTTGGTTTTGATTCCTTTCTTCTCCTATTGCGTAGTAGTAATTCAACACCCCGATTAATTTGGAGTTCATTGTTATTTAGTTTGCTTTTTTCTCCTTCCTGGTCTTCTATCATTACTATATCTCCATGCATCTTCAAGAATGCCATAAAGGTAATTCTTTATTTTTCTTGCTTGAGGTTTTGGAATATGCCCGTATGCCTCACGAAGTTGTTTATGATTAATATCAGAACCACCTTCTAGATATTGATCAAGATCCATCACAAGTTCACTAATATTGAATGCTGTCTTACTTTCAATAAATTCTTCAACTTCCATTTTTTTTGTTCCACGAACTTTTAGGTAATCATAAAACTTTAACACAAATTGCCCATTAAATGCATAGTCAATTGCTTTTTCTACATCAAAATAAATTTCGTGAACTGTTGATTCCATTAAACTAAACTATTCTCCTTTAGATATAGGACTGTATCAGTGCATCCACCAAGATGTTCTTGATCATTTAAAATAACTTGAGGAAAGGTTGACCCTTCACTAAATTCAGCATAAAACTGATCCCTTGTGAAATCTTCATCAAGAGTATAAACAACATGTTCAAGATTTGCCAACTCTAACACTTGTTTAATTTTTTCGCAATAAGGACAACCGTTCTTAGAATAAACTGTAAATTTCATATGCTTTATAAAACTTAATATTATATATTAATTGGTTTTGCTTCACTTTCAGGAAGACATATTTCTTGTTGAAGTGGAGGTAGAGGATATTTACCTTCAGGTAATCCCAATTGACCTGGGAGTTGTTTATCGGTTGTTGATGTTACATCAATCACTTGATCTAAAAGAAATCTATCCCTTCGGTATGCTCTATTTGCTGGATTTAATCCAACTACCATTTGAGCATCTTCTAATGTAGCACATTCGCAGACTTTTTCACCAGTATTGAGGTTAATTACTGAATAGTATTCATTCATTCTTTTTTGGAGTATTGGACTTATTATAGGTCTTCTTTGGTGGTCTGTAAAGTCCAGGCCAAGTATCCCGAATAATCTCAGCAACTTTATAAGGAGTTGTTGAACTAATCATCTAACGTGGTGTCCTCCAAACATATATCTCATACCATTTAGAATCTTGGCTGCGAAAGTACCCAGATTGCGACTATTAAATCTTTCATAAAGAGCAGTTGTGATGACAGGAGCGGGAACCCCCAGATCCACAGCAGCATTAACCGTCCACCTACCTTCACCACTGTCGGATACCCCTCCAGAGAAGTTAGAAAGCTGTGGGCTGCGGCGCAACACATCAGCAGTAAGGTCAAGTAACCAAGAACCAACAACACTACCACGACGCCATAACTCAGCAACCTCAGCAACGTCAATATCATAGCAGTAGGATTCTGGGTCTGCCATAGGGGCCACCTCTGCGTCTCCTTCTCTAACATATTTGACACCTGCGTTTGCGTTCTTGATGATATTAAATCCTTCGGCATATGCTTGCATAATACCGTACTCAATGCCATTGTGAACCATCTTCACAAAATGTCCAGCACCAGGACCACCACAATGCAACCAACCATACTCAGCAGATGTTATAGGTGAGTCAAACTCAGTCCTCGGGGCAGCATCGACTCCTGGGGCAAGGGCATTAAAAATGCTTTTACAAGTGGCGACTGCAGTATCTCCACCGCCAACCATAAGACAGTATCCACGATCCAAACCATAAACACCCCCAGAAGTGCCGCAATCAATATATTGGATGCCAAGTTTTGCCAACCTTTCTGCTCTCTTCCTACTGTCCTTAAAATTGCTATTGCCATGATCAATAATAATATCTCCTTCACCACAAAATCGTAGTAACTCATTAATCGTCTCCTCTACAGTTTCTGCTGGAACTACCATCTGGAAAATTCCTGGTTGGTCTTTTTGCTTAACTACTTGAACAAGGCTTTGTATAGTAGTTGTAACACCATTAACATATCCGTTTTCATATGCTTCTTTTGCCTTCTCATAGTTCCTCCTGTAACCCCACACTTCAATTCCCGCTTTCATCATACGACGGGACATTCCTTCTCCCATTCTTCCCAGTCCAATCATTCCTACTCTCATCTTCTTTCTCCTACTTTAATTTGAGTGGATAGTCCCACTTCGTAATTGTTTTTTCTTCTGGACCCCAAGTGCTTTCATTATAAGAATAAGGTCTTGTATTAATCGGGCAATAATCTCCAGTACATAAGAGATCATCAACAATTCTCCACGACTCCAACACTTCATCTGCGTGAACAAAGTGTGATTGATCTTCGTTAAGAGCATCATAAAAAAGTTTCACATAACCATCAATCGCTTTCTCCACAGGATAATGATACTGAAGAAGTGCTGGTTCTACATTATCATTTAGTCCTGGAGATTTAATATCAATACGCATATCCAAATGTGGATCTGGTTGTAATCTCATGACTATTCTATCATTACATTCATGCCCTTCAAACAATTGCTGTGGAGGTGCTTTAAATTTAATCACAACTTCCACACATCCAACTGGCATTTTCTTACCAGTCATGAAGTAAAAAGGAACTCCTTTCCATCTCCAGTTATCAATATACAACTCACCAGCAACAAAGGTTGGTGTTTGCGAGTCATACTTTACTCCGTCTTCATTCTTGTAACCATCATATTGTCCAAGAACTACATTATCACCTAATCTGGTTGCAGCAAGAACCTTAACCTTCTCTCTACGGATTTCCCTTGCGTCATTTCTACAAGGTGGTTCCATAGCAATCAGTGCCAGAACCTGAAGCATATGGTTCTGGAGCATATCTCTCACAGCACCAGCAGTATCATAATACTGTGCTCGTCCTTCACAACCAATTGTTTCCGTAGCAAAAATCTGGATTTCTTCTATGAAACTTCTATTCCATAGTGGTTCCAAAAGTATATTGCTAAAACGAGTGGCAAGAATGTTATTAACAGTATCTTTACCGAGATAATGGTCAATGCGATATACTTGTTTTTCCCGTAGATATCCAGCCACCACAGATTGTAAATAATTAGCAGATTGAAGATCGGTGCCAAAAGGTTTCTCAATAATAACTCTTGATTTTTCTGCGTCATCTAACTTACCTGCTTCTTTGAGGTTTGTAACAGCATCGGCATATCGTTCTGGAGGAACTGACAAGAAGTATGTCATATCCTCATAATCAGGCAACGATTTAAGAGATTCAGCATCACTTAAATCACAAGAAACATATTCAAGTCTCTTAATAAACTCTTGAGAATAACTATCAAGAATTCCAACCCAACTTTCTTTTGTGTGTTGGGTTCTGGAGGCACCGATGATCTTTAGTCCTTTTGGCAAAAGACTTTTCTTATGAAGAGTATAAAGTGCCGAAATTAATTTCTTTTTACAGAGATCTCCAGTTGCCCCGAATATAACTATACCTTTCATTCTTCACCTTTACTCTTAAGAACTTCCTCCCAATCTTTTTGGAATAAATCAAGTCCAACTTCAGTCATTACATTCTTATACATTGACCAGAATACAACTGGTGGAATTGTAACAACATCTGCACCAGAAAGAGCAGATTGTTCTACCTGCCTCACATCACGAAGAGATGCTGCAAGAATTTGTGTTGATGTACCAGAAAGATCAAATGTCTTACGAATATTCTTGATGAGTTCAATACCATCAATAGAGTTGTCCATCCATCTTCCTACGAAAGGAGAGATGTAAGTTGCTCCTGCTTTTGATGCAAGGATTGCTTGTGCAACTGAGAACACAAGAGTTACATTCGTTTTAATTCCTTTGTCAGAAAGAAACTTACAAGCCTTCAGTCCTTCTACAGTACAAGGAACTTTGATTGTGACTGCTGGTGCAATTGTGTAATACTTTTCTGCCTGAGAAAGCATTTCTTCTGATGTATCTGCAACTACTTCTGCAGAAATGCTTTCCAACTTTGAAAATGCTTGTGAAATATTTTCAATAACTTCCTTTAATTGTCTTCCACTTTTGAGGATGAGAGTTGGGTTCGTAGTGACTCCATCCAACAGTCCAGTATCATATGCTGGACCAATCATATCAACATCTGCTGTGTCTAAAAAGATCTTCATAAAAGAAAAAGAACTCCTAAGTAATTATACTGAGTCCTTTTTCTATGTCATCCAAATGTTATGAATTGAAGATATTACTCTATCATAGACATTACAAACATAAAGATTCCAAAAAGAATAAGAACTGCGAGAATGAAAAACATATGTTTAAAAATATATTAAACTGAGAGTAAATACGAGAAATATAATAACTGTGAACAACATAATCCCTATACCTGCCCAGACTACCCAGGGCTCCATAGGTTCGTGTTGAGGTTTATGAGACATTGTTCTTGTGCAAATTACTATTAGCGTATTCTATAACTTTATCTATAGGCAAATCTTTTGTGAAATGTTCAGACCCTCCAATTATACCATCAATCTTTTTTTTGATATTGTTTATATGTGTTCAATATGTATCTTTCACAATCAAATACTTCTTTATGAGTTGCTTTCCATTCACCAAGTTCTTTTGTAGTTTCAGTAAAACGATATTTTATTCCGTGAAAAGACCTACCTATTTTATAGGTTCCATATGTAGTTTCTATAAAATACAAATAATCTTCTCTATCAGACCATTCCTCCTTAAACCCAAAAAATCCATAACTTTTTGATACACCAACAGTTCCAGCATTCCAAGTTGGTTTTCCAAATGCTGGATTGTTTTTTCCAACTTTTGATTTTCTTTTACAACAAAATGCTTCACCATCTTTCTCATAAGTCACAATAAAGTTTCTTATACTCATATTTCTTTTTCCTGTGCAGGGGCAACTAACAATCACATCAGTAGAACGACGCACAAGTTTTTCTGGGAGATATATTAATTCCAGTCCTCGTCTTTCACATTCATTTATTACTAATTTGTGTAAATCCATATAAGTTGCTCATAACTTTCCATAACTATTTATAAAAAAGAGACCCGAAGGTCTCTTAATTATATCACATATTCAATTTTATATCAACCAATAGTAGGAGCAGTAAGAGCAACTGGTGTTACTTCTGCTGCCGCAAGATCAAGTGGGAAGTTGTGCAATTTTGTTATCGTAAAGACTCTTTATTCTTTACTTCTTACTGTCACCAGTAAGTTCAGACTATCTCTTCATCCTTATGTTTATTAAGGAGTCGGGCATTCGTGGGTAGATTATTGTTGGGACTCACTACCTAGTCGTTAGACCTTTCAGAAAACTTAAACCCTTTCTGACTTGGTACGGGATTGTCTCATAGAGAGTTTCCCCGTTTAACCCGATTTTACTAATGCCTATTACTAGGCAAGAACACCAACAAATCTAGCGTTCCTTTCGTGCATCACCTCGAATCCGAGATTGGCACGATTCAGAATGTCAGCCCAAGTATTAATCACACGACCATCAGAAGACAGAAGTGATTGATTAAAGTTGAATCCATTCAAATTGAATGCCATCGTGGAAACACCAAGAGCAGCAAACCAGATACCAACTACAGGCCAAGCAGCAAGGAAGAAGTGAAGTGAACGAGAGTTGTTGAAGGAAGCATATTGGAAGATCAGACGACCAAAGTATCCATGAGCAGCAACAATGTTATAGGTTTCTTCTTCTTGACCAAACTTATAACCATAGTTCTGAGAGATATCTTCAGTCGTTTCACGAATAAGGGAAGAAGTCACCAGAGAACCGTGCATAGCACTGAACAATGATCCACCGAAGACACCAGCAACTCCAAGCATATGGAAAGGGTGCATCAGAATGTTATGTTCTGCCTGAAACACAAGCATGTAGTTGAACGTACCAGAGATACCCAGAGGCATACCATCAGAGAAAGAACCTTGACCGAAAGGATAAACCAGGAATACGGCAGTTGCAGCAGCAACAGGAGCACTGTAAGCAACGAAGATCCAAGGACGCATACCAAGACGATAGGAAAGTTCCCACTCACGACCCATATAAGAGAATACACCGATAAGGAAGTGGAACACTACCAGTTGGTAAGGACCACCATTATAAAGCCATTCATCAAGTGAATTTGCTTCCCAGATTGGATAGAAGTGAAGACCAATGGCGTTGCTTGAAGGAACTACAGCACCTGAAATGATGTTGTTTCCATACATAAGTGAACCAGCAACTGGTTCACGAATACCGTCAATGTCTACAGGAGGTGCAGCAATGAAGGCAATGATGAAGCACATTGTTGCAGCAAGCAGCGTTGGAATCATCAAGGTTCCAAAATTTCCGATATATAGACGATTATTAGTGGAAGTGACCCATTCGCAAAATTGTTCCCAAGTATTTGATTGTCGTTGTTGTGAAAGTGTAGCAGTCATTTTTGTTAAGAGAGTTAGATAAGAGTTCGGGGGGACGAACGATTATTGTTATGTTCCACAGCACCCTCCAGTGTGGATATGAGAGACTGTGTTTAACCTCCCCATAGGTCTCGGTTAGGTAGAGGGCAACATTAAGAACTTGTTACATTTCTTAACTTGTTGATGTATTTATTATAACAGTTCTTCATGGACCTGTCAACCCCTCTAAATACTCTTGTATCATAAGGACTACTAATGTCTAAGTCGCCTAACAAGAAGGGTAAGAAGGGACCTTCAAAACAAAATCAAGGTAATGCGACTGCGAAGAAAGCAAAAAATGGTGGCAAGAAAAAGTGAGGTGTCACCTTGCCACGAGAATGGAATACTCCCAAAAGGGAACCTTGGAACGCACCTATTCATAATATCCTTAAAGCAATAGATAATCACACTCAAGAGTATTTCAAGAGTGGTGATTTGTGGCATCTAGAAAAAGCAGAAATGCTGAGAGTATATGTAAGTGAATTAAAGACTTGGATCCATAAACAAGAGGAAAGATGACCGATGTAGTCTGGAGTGTAAATATTTTACTTGGAATTGGATTATTAGGAACTGCTTGGGCAATTTATAAAATTCTACTCACTGCAAATCAAGAAAATGTATCAGTACAAAATAAAAAAGATCAACAGAGTGATTGATGGAGACACCGTTGATCTTGATATTGATCTGGGGTTTAGTCTTACAATTAAGCAAAGAGTTCGTCTAAAAGGTATCAATGCTTCGGAAACAAGAACCTTAAATGCAGAAGAGAAAGAAAAAGGTCTACAAGCAAAAGAATATCTAAAAAAAGAACTCTCCCGTGAAGGAGAGTGGATTGTAGAAACATTTAAAGAAGATAAGTATGGAAGAATACTTGGTACTCTTTATTGTGTAGGCGATTCAATTACAGTAAATCAAAAAATGTTGAATGAAGGTATTGCTCATCCTTATATGTAAATAAAAAATATATCCATCATTGGACTATTGATTAATTCATCCAAAGTTGTCCCTCAGTTTTTCTTCTTTTCATCAATCCTTCTTCAACTTTACTTCCAGGATTCCTATAAAGATACAAAGTATCAGGAACTTTATTCCATTGCTTATATTTAAGAACTTTACTTATACTATTAAAATTGGGAGACCCGTAAAAACTAGCACCAAGATTATAAGCAAAAGAAATAAGTGCTCCTTGTTGATTTTCATTCATTTCATTCCAATAAGGTATTTTTTCTAATAAAGGAATAAATCTTACTTTTAAACTATAAATTAACAGTTTATCTGCATACTGTTGTGTTATTTTTCTTCCCATCTTAAAGAAAGATCCATCAAAATCTTTAGTGCTTCCCCACCCTATTGTAATAGGCAATCCTCCAGTTAAAGGATCAGGATAAGCATTCAAGTGACATCCCTCAAATTGTTTGATTAAATCAACACCACATTGAGGGATACTGCCTTGCAATGTTGATTCTACTTTTTTGTTCGGAAAATTCTTCCCCAACCAGATTTAGGACCATCTGGAGTCCATCTACGAACTAGTTCAGATTTCTTGTATATTACACCTTTACCATTAATTACCGCACCAGTATATCCATCATTTAAAGAACCATAAGGATCATTTACAACATAATCTCCTGCTGGAGTTTTGCCAATAACTACAATCATGTGCCCACCAGTAGGAGCAGATATAGGACCCCTATGTAAAATACCAATGACAACAGGTCTATTGTTGGATAACTCATTATCAAGATCATCAAAAGAGAGGCTGTAACTAAAAGATGACTGAACATCATAAGACGCCAGCACACGGGTTTGAACCAAGTGATCAGTTGAGTCACCAATTGCAAAAACTTTTTGAACATAGGCATCATCGCCTTTTGCTCCTTTTAAAGTTCCTGGTTTAAAATACTCAAGGCACATTGCACAGGAAGAAGAATTGCAGGTTCTATTTGCATCCCTGTAGTTGTCTGTTTGTGGGTAAAATGGAACCGCAAGAATATTTGATTTTGGTGCTTCTGGTTTTGTTCTATAGATTCTTACCCAATTTGCATCATCTTGCATCAGACCTTGTGCTTTCAAGAGCAAATCCTTTTCAAGTTGCTCTACTGCCGCAACGTGTTTGGGATTCTTTTCATCATAATATCTAAAAAAGTTATGAAGATCTATTTGCATTTCTCTTTTGCATGAGCAAATGTATTTATTAAAAAAGGAGAGTTTTACCCCTCCTTTAAATCACACCAGTTCTTTTTCTAAAATTGTAGATTTTACATAATCCAGAACTGATTCTGGTTTTGTTGCTTCGTAAGGATCCGTATCAGCATTATCACGTTGACCTTCTTCAACAAAGATCTTTTCAATAATCCCGTTGTCTACCACAGCAGAGTAACGCCAACTGCGCTCACCGAACCCAAAGTTTGATTTATTAACGAGCATACCCATACTACGGGTGAAGTGTGCATTTCCATCAGGAATCAGTTTTACGTTTTGAATGTTTTGATCTTGTGCCCAGGCATTCATAACAAAACCATCATTCACTGAGATACAATAGATTTCTTCAATACCAAGTGCTTTGAATTCATTATACTTTTCCTCAAATCCAGGAAGTTGATAAGCACTACAGGTAGGAGTAAATGCACCAGGAAGAGAGAAAATAACTACACGTTTTCCGTGAAAAAGTTCAGCAGAAGTATGATTTACAAACTCACCAGACTCACGGAACACAAATTCAACATGAGGAATTTGATAACCTTCACTACGCATTTTAACCTCCACAGTTTTCTCTTCCTTTTTCTTAAAAATATTAAACATAATTATAATCTATTAATCAGAAGACACCGGGAATGATCTGACCGGTAATCAGATAAGAACCAGCAGCAGCAACAAATCCAATCATCGCAGCGCGACCGTTCAGTTTTTCAGCAGCATCCGTAAAAATTTTGTTCATTTGTTTTCTCCTTGATAAGAATGTTGTTGTTTAAGTTCAGGATTTGGTTGAGATGGAATCACAGGATTCCTAGATTTGTTTTTAATAATAATAAAAGAATCATTTTGATATGAAACTGTACCAAAAGGTTTAGACCATTTTGGATTTGAAGTAGGAGAAGTAGCAGTTCCTGTTACTGCTACTCCACCAATTTCAACTACGATTTCATCACTTTTTTCCCATTTAAGTTTTTCAAGAGCATTTTCAATTTGCTCATTAACATTAATACTCATCAGTAAGTTTCACAAAGTTTCTCTACAGAATAACTCAGAAGAACTAAAAATGCAACACTAGTGACGGTAAAGATTGCTTCAGTCATCAGAAGATACCGAAGAAGAAGTTGCCAGTGATAGCATAAGAAATAACACCAGCAACAAATCCCATCATCGCCCAGCGTCCATTAGTCCTCTCCTTGACTTGGTTGGGGGTCAGCATTCCGTAGTTTTCATAGTACATTACGGGTTCTTTCGCCCACATATTTTGTTGTCCGTACTCATTAGAAGTAACAGTCATGTCTTTTGTAACGATTTACAACAATAGTATATAGGAAATGTTAAGAAAAGTCAAGACGGTTTCCCGTCCTGACTGTCAGAGTTTCGTCACTTACCGATACGGTCAGTAGCAATACGTGCCTTGTTGAGAACAGAACCACTCAAAGGGACATAACCCAGATCATCAGCAATACTCTGTGCTGGAGTGCTCAGAGCATACTTAATGGCAGCACGAATATCATCTACCTTCTCACCATTACCTGTCTTATAGGCAAGGATCCAAGTCAGAGTGGAGATAGGATAAGCACCTACATTTGCAGGATTTGGATTTTCACCAGCAAGATTACTATCAAGAGTAATACTGTTCAGAGCAGCAGAACCAGAAGAAGCAGTCGGAAGAATAAACTTACCTGCCTTGTTTTGAATTGCTGCTGCTTGGAGTTTGTTAGAACGAACAAATCCAGTCGTTACATAACCAATAGATCCAGGAGTGTTCTTGATTGTACCAGCAACACCTTCATTACCCTTAGAGGCAACACCAATGGGCCAGTTCACAGACTTGGCAACACCATAAGTCCAACCACCAAATGCTTCCAGAGAGTTAGTGAAGGCAAAGGTGGTTCCAGAAGCATCAGCACGATGCACAACCCGAATAGGACCAGAAGCACATCCAAGTGCTTTCCAATCTTTAGTACGTCCAGCAAAAATATCAACAGTTTGCTTCTGTGTCAGTTTCAGAGAGCATCCAGGTTTATTGTAAGCAACAGCAATCGTTCCACCGACCATCGGGATTTGAACGACACCACGTTTCACTTTTGCTGCTTCTGCGGGTTTGATGGGTTCGTCACTTGCTCCGAAGTCAACTGTGCCCGCAACGAATTGACGAACACCAGCACCAGAACCAACGGACTGATAATTAATCCTACTCCCAGAAGTTCGTGCATAATCTTGGAACCAACGTTGGTAAATCGGTGCAGGAAAGGTGGCACCAGCACCATTCAGAGCAGGTCCAGCAACAGCAGCAGCAGGAGCAGCAACCAGACCAACAGCAATAAAGTTTTTGAGTTTCATAAAAAGTGAATAACTTCGTAAGTAATAATACTGGAAAACAACCTTAAAGTCCACTAAGATTTGGTTAAGGTTTTGATTTCATAAAAAAGAACCACTCTGTTGGAGTGGTTCAACTCAACCTATGAGTACCTTATCAAAATGCATTTAGAATTTCATCTCTAAAAAGATATGCATCTTCTCCTGCAACTGTTACAAGAACTTCACCATTATTTCTACACATAATCCCAATGGTTGTTTTTGGATATTCTCCAAAAATGTTTATTGAATTATTTTTTGAAATATTGGTAGCAGAAATTTGTGCTAGTTTAGATTCTGCTTTTTGAATGCAAGCAATTTGACTTCCACCTTGTTTAATTCCATATGTCAGGGTAGGACCTGCATAAGCAATGGATGGAATAAAAACTAAAGCAATAGTAGAAAGTATCTTTTTCATTGTTTTATTTGTAAAAAAGGGAGAAAAACTTCTCCCCATATTTATCAGAACCTAAAGGTTGTCTGAATAATTCCACCAAAGTTGGAGGAAGTATCAGCAAGTGCCTGATTGTTAGAAACATAAAACACAGCAGGTGTGATGGTGATATTATCACTTACACGATACTTGTAGAATGCTTCCCACATAGTTGCATCCTTATCAAGTCCTTCTGCATTGCCAGGTTGACCAACAGCAAAACCAGCGGAGTTGCCCTTTGCAAGCACATCAGACCACTGGAGACCAGCATACCAAGTTTGCGAATTAGTAGCACCAGCAGGAGTTTCCTGATTAAGGGCATTGCGACTTACAGTGTTCCAACCATAACCACCACTCACCGAAGGAATGATACCTGACTTGGAAGGTTGCCAGTAAGCACTCAGAGCATAACCATTAGAGGTCTGACCAGGAGCAAGGGCACCAGAAGCACCAGCAAGTCCATTGAAAGTGCGAACACGGGTGCCTTCTGTACCATAACGATAACCAAAGGCAATACCATAGTTAGGAGCACGATAACCAAACTGAGCAAGAGTGTTCAGAGCACCCTTTTCATTAAACTCACCTTTGGTAGAGTCAGAACCGCTTTGTGCAACATAGTTGACACCAGCAACGAATCCACCCTTCTTATTAGGTTGAACATACTGAATACCAAAACCAGAACCAGTTGCCTTGTTATAGACACCAGGAGCACCAGCAAGTTGGAAGAAGTCCAGAACATCCGATTTGTATGCGGAAGGAACCCACGCAATTTCGGTGTTACGAACCAGAGCACCCGCAGTCAGAGTCAGACCTTTTGTAAGGGCAGGGAAACTGTAATACAGGCGATCAATTTTGACTGCATCAGCAGTGTTCTCTGCTTTATCCAGTTTAAAGAGTGAAGAACTGGAACCAAACGGTTGGGAAGAGAAGTTACCAGAACGCAGACGAGTACGAAGCAGGTCTTTACCAGTGAACGAAGTATCAAGGTTGATACGGAGGTCATAGTTGAATGCGGTGTTACCAACATTCGTACTAGCAGGATTCTTGGAAGTACCAGGGGTCCAGGCATTATCAACACCACCAAGAACGAAGGATGCTTCACCACGAAGTTTGGTAGTCGTGGAGAATTGAGTTGCCTCAAGAGTGCCGACTTGTGCTTCCAGTTTGTCTACACGACCACGGATTACAGCAAGTTCAGCAGCAAATTCGGTTTGAAGACGCTTCAGTTCGTCGGTAACTTCAGTTACACGATCGAGACAAGCATTCAGAAGAGCTGCTGCTTCATAACGAGTCATTGCTTGACCACCACCATAGGTGCCGTTAGGATAACCAGCAACACAACCATAACGCTCTACAAGGTTGCTGAGTGCTTGATATGCCCAGTCAGTAGATTTTACATCAGACAGTTGATTGATACTTGTGACCTGTTCAGTAGAGTACTGGTTGATTGCTGCAATATTAAGGTCTGCCGCACTTGCAGCAACAGGAGCAACCATTCCCAGAGCAACAGGTGCAAGCATCAGTTGTTTGAGTTTCATAAAAATTTGTTTTTGTTCTATAGGACATTATGCAACTTTGCAATTAATTGCGGCATCGTCACATCACGGTATTTATCTTACAATTTTTTTAGGATTGTGTCAAGCTTGTTTTTGTGCGGATGAATTTTCGGTTATCCGACCAAGATAAGGATCATAATCCATATGTTCCTTAATATTAATCTGAGCACCCATTTGTTGCCAATAATTTAGCAATGCATCATGAGGTGCTTTATGAAATATATCAATGTGTTCTGGATGAATTGCGGATCCCATTTGAAGATTATACAAAAATAGTGGGATTGTATATGTCTTCCCAGTTTCTAAAATGACATCTTCAGAAACTGCCCTAGGTTTCACACCATTATCAAGTTTATATTTGTCACCACGAATGTGGTTCTTGATAATCTTAGATGCATGATGTCTTGTAATCAGATAGATTGCTGCAGAGAAATCATTAATAAATTTTAAATGCAACTTAACATGAATATCTCCAGTGCAAATTGTAGTTAACTGTACACAGTCCCAATCATAAGGAACTTCGGCAAAAAAATCAGTCCAAGTAAAGTTCCAATATTTTACAATATCAAAATTCACATCATCTTCAAGAATCAAACAATAATCATCTGCACTATTTTCATAAAAATGTTTGATTGCCTTAAGATGAGACATACAACATCCCAACTCATTTTGAGTGACATTATCAGGAATTCTTCCCCTAAGATAACTTGATACATCATCTTCTCTTCCATCATACCCAGAAATACGAGTATGATTTTCTATTTCCCAGTATTTAAACTGCGACTCCATATACTCACGACGATGAGTATCTGCATCTAAATTTAACCAGTAAATATGAGGAATTCCTTTGAGTTTATATAAGGACTTATTCTTGTCCATCAGTAATTCTTGTCCATTCATTGGGAATCAAATCTTTGGTATCGTGATCTTTTGTATATCCAGTTTTACCAAACCACTGGAAAGGTACAATAACCTTTTTATTCTTATTAGAGGACAACCAAGCAGCCCACCAAGAATAAGACGAATTTGCAATAATAAAGTCATTACAAAGAGACATTAAACAGAGATCAACTCTGTTGTCTGTATTTTCAGAAACCATAAATCTATCATCTGAGAATAATTTTTGAGACTTACACCATTCAGGATCATCAGAAAAAATAATCACGTTGCGATCATTATCAAAATAATTTAGTGCTGCCTCATAATATTCTAATGGCAGATTAAAATGATTATCACTATTTACAATATAATCAGTTCTCCTCACATGAAGTGCTATTGGATTTTCAACAGAAGAAATCATTTCTTTACAAGGTTTCAGAATTTCATCCTTAAAAGTAAAATCCTCACGAATTTCAGATTCAATATGTTTGAAGTATTTTTCTGTTTGAAAATAACCTTGGAGATTTACATGATCAGGACACATTTTAAAGAGTTCTTCATCAAAATGAAAATACCTTTCCTGAACTGTAGGAGCGTGCCCATTATTTAAAAGACCAACGTTAACTCTCAAATCAAAAGAATCAAAAAGTTCTGTCCTTAGTTTGTTTCCAATACCATCATCAATTGCTTGAGAATGATTTGGTATGCAAAAATCTGTTCCTATATTTTTTGCAATTCCTTTAAGTGAAGCATACTGGAACATTTGATTTGCCAAACGTCCCATTCTACCTAATGCATTAAACCCAATCATTGTATTTGACTTCTGCGATTTTTTACATAGTCCTGACTTTCATAATATCTTATCAGTTTATTTCTGTCAAATGTTTTAATTTGATTCCAAAGATGATAGTTACTATTAAATTTTGGATTACTAAACCAAGAGTTATGAGTTCTTGAATGTTCTAAATGATAAACATAATTATCAATTCTTCCAATACGATTTCCAAGCATACTCATGCGATAATAAAATTCATCATCTTCACATCCCCAAGAAATAAAGTTTTCATTCATCATATAAGACTCAATATATTTTTTTCTATTCACAAATTGAGTCCACCCAATCGTAGAATTAGAAAGAGATTTGTTTTGATCTAAAATAGAAATGTCTAAAGATTTAATAAACTTTTCATAAATCTCCGAATTATATTCTGCTCTCCATTGATAAATCCCACAACCATAAGGATACACTAAGTCTACCTGATCATCATTGATTGCATTATATGCCTGGTGATATGAACTAATTGGGAGAATACAGTCAGCATCATAGTTTGCAACAACTTTGGTAGATGATGTAACAATCAAATCATTCAAAACTTTGCTTTTACAAAAAAGAGGTTCTTGAGATTCTTCATAAAGATATTCAAGATTTGACGTATCTATGTGCTTTTTAATTTCTGGAATTGCTCTAAATTGGAAAGTAGGATGATTTGATACCTCTTTAACTAGTACCTTTGCTGGAATATTTTTAAGCAAATAAGAAACTGAAGATATGACGTTTCTTAGTCTATCTTCAGTCTCAATTCTAATTGGAATAAGAAAAGTTAAATTATACATTCTTTATTACCCACCTCTCAGGAATTAAATCTTTCATTATAAAATGACCATAGTTTTCTCCAAACCAAGGAATTGGAGCAACAATTGGTTGATTTGGGTTTTCAATTAACCAAGCACCCCACCAACTTAGGGAGCTATTTGCAATAATTGCTCCAGAACACATTGACATCATACAAAGATCATAATATGGAATAAATGAGTTAACTCTACCATCATTCGTATCAGACAGATGATTATACATGGGATTTTCTGTTGGAATTAGAAATCTATCATCTTTAAAATTTTCCCTACACCAATCAAGATCATCAGAAAAAACAAGAACTGGAGAATTATTATCAAATAGTTCTAATGATTTTTCATAATAAGAAAATGGACAAACTGGATGATTATTGGGTTGGTTTACATAATCTCCCCTTCTAATATGAATAAAAATTGGACTATCCAGTTCACCAATGATTTCTAAACAAGGATTCAATATTTCTTTCTTAAAAGTAAAGTCTTCACGAATAGTGTCGGTTATATTTTCAAAGTATTTTTCGGTTTGAAAATAATCATGAAGATTTACATTGTCTGGGCAGTTATCAAAAAATTCTTGACTGAAATGAAAGCACCCAGTTTGAATTGATTGTCCTTTTACAAATCCAAAATTCTTTTTTGCAACTGTGGACATTTCAAAACAGTCAAATAATCCATAGTTACTATCACCATAACTTACAGGTTCAGGAATCATCCACTCATAATTTTTATGTGCTGCAATTCCACGAAGTCCTGCATACTGAAACATTTGGTTTCCAAGTCTTCCATTGGATCCCAAACGATTATATCCTATAGTCATTTTACTCTCCCATAATCATCTTCAATTCTAACAATATCTTCTTCTTCACAAATTCCCATCTGAACTTCATAGAACAAAATACCATTATTTCCAGAACTCATTCTGTGAGTTAATTTTTTTTCTATAAAATATGAATCATTTTCTTTTGCAAAAGATTTTTCCTCCCCTAAGGTAATAACTCCAGTACCCTCAACAATAATCCAATGTTCATCACGATTATTATGGTATTGAAGTGAAAATTGTTGATTCGGATTTACATAAATCTTTTTTAACTTGTAGTTTGGTGCTTCTTCTATTGTTTCAAACCAACCCCAAGGTCTCGTTTCTCTATTATTCATAATCTGGTAGAATTTTTTCTTCTTTAAAGTTACTATTAGTTAGATTATTAATTTTGTTTTTAATCTCAAATCTCTTATCATTCGTATAGTAAACCAGTCTTGCTAGAGATATAAAGTCATCATCAAAAATAAATTTCTTTTCAAATGTTCTAATCTCATCTTCTATTTCCCAAAGTTTTTTATTAATATCTCTTAAAGATTCAATGAGATCTACTGGAACATTTAAAGATGATACAATGATTGACAAGTAATTTAATTCTCTTTCAATATTAAATAATTTATTAGAATCATAGCACTTTTCTTTTTTAATTTCAAGTATAGTAAACTTATCTACTATCTCTCCATTAGAAACTTCAATTTTCATATACCCAGTTAGGATTTCTAAAAAGCAAATTTATATTTTTATAATATGTATTTTCTTCCGATTCCTTTCTCTTTTCATACATATGAATCTTATTATTCAAACAATACTTGTCAATTAAGAAGCACAGAGAAGTTTCTACAGTGTGAATCTCACCAGCATTTTCTAAAGCACCAATCCAATCAAATAGGTGAAATCCATTTTTCTTATCTTCTTCAATATCCATATAATGAACTTTCTTATCAGATTCAATCACCAATTCTCTATTCTGATATTCAGTTCCGAACGATTTATTAACTAAAATATAATCATCATCTAAATTATATTTTTTCATCAATACCATTTCTCGGTCATAATTTCTTTTTAATTCAAAACTTTTCCTCCAATCACCAATTGGAATGGATAAAAAGTAATACTTGGAGATCATTACAGAGCAATTTGGAATATATCTATCAGCAAATCTTAAAGGCAAATAAAGAATATCTTCTTTATCAATAACATTAAAAGATCCATAATAATCTTTTAATGGAAAATCATCAGATTCCTTTACCCAAAATAAATTTTCTTTTTCAATATATTCAGAAACCATATCATAATAAACATCACCAACTGGATAATAAACTTTATATCCACTTTTAATAATAGTATCAACGATTGGGAGTAACCAAATGATATCACCTAGTCCCAAAGGTTGATATATTAAACAAGTTTTAGTCATAGTTTTTTAAAAATTCCTGTAAGGATATTTTGATATGGTTGATTATTTTTTCTAGTAATATCTTCCAAATTACATACATTGATGGTTTCGTATCCCATCCTACTCATAAATGTTTGAAGAGATTGATCATTAAAGTGCCAAAGATGCTCATCTGGTTTTCTATGCTTCCAACTTTTAAACCATTCATCACTAAAATTATGGCACCAAGGCACTGATATACAAACGTAATTACATTTCAAATCTTTGACAAACTCAATGTCATTCATATGCTCTAAAGAATCAAAAAATGTAATTACATCATATTCAGATTCTAAAATATTTTCAACAAAAAAGCATCCATCAGGAACTTGCCATCCAGATATATCGTGCCCATATCTATCTACAATTTCATCCTCACACACTTTCAAAAATGCACCAGTACCATACCCAACATCCAAAATACTTTTTGGAACTCTTCCAATAGAACCAACAATATAACCCAAACGAAGATATGAAGTATGCCAACTATAAGACTCAATCTTTTTATAATATTCGTTGTATGAACCAGTATAGTCAAATGGAGTCTTATCAACTTGATAGATTATTCCATCTTTATTTTTATTATAGTTTTCTAGCATTAGATTATCTCCTCAAAGAATGGATAGTCAACCAATCCCCAACTATCTTCGTTAAAAGTATTTTCAAAATTTACAACATATTCATCCCAACTATTAAATAACGACTTTCCTCCAACTTTCATTTCGTGCCCACTATGATCCAAATGAAAAACATCTAGATCCAAAATTCTAGAATCATCACCATAGATTTTTCCTTTCTTCATAACATTAGTGTCTGCACAGTCTCTATATATCATTCTCTCTTCAAATCCTTTCATTCTATTCCAAAGACTTGAATGTGCTAATTGATAGTCACCACAACAAACGACCAAGGACCAGGGATTGTATTGCCCTGCCCATTGTTCGTTTTCTATGATGTATGCTTGCTCAAACTTATTAACGTTTTTCTTACAATATGAAAAAAAGTCTTTCTCTACAGATTGAAAAAATGGAACTGGAACATTTCTTCGTGCCACTGCATAAAAGACATTTTCTTCTAGATTGGAAGTGTCAAGTTCGTCTGGCATAATGTCAATGTTACTTGAAACAATCCAATCAGATTTTGCTCTACGAATACCAATATTTCTTCCAAGAACTTCAACTATTGGCAGTTCAAGTAATTTTGGATTTATTTTTTCAATATCTGATCTTTTTACTTGAATGTGACGAAGGTTTTCCTTTCCCTCCAATGTTAAGTGATTAATTAGACTATCATCATTAGGCGAATTCCAATCCACATAAATGACTTCATCATAATGCTGGATCATAGTATTTAATGCGTGGGAACCACGTAATTCAAGGTTCCCGCCATATCCATCATTTCTTGAAGTGACAACAATTGTAGTAGTAGACATTTTTTAGTTAAAACAATTTCTATAAATTTGGTAGAACAATTTTGCTTTTTCTGGAAGATAGTCTTCATAATTTTCCAGATTATTTACGAGTTTCAAAGTATTCCTATAACCAATAATTTCATTTTCAAGATTTGTAATTAAATCTTGAACGTTTCTATCCTGATAAACCGATGCTTTATTATAAATGACTGAATTTGGGAAATAGTGTTGAAGAATATAAGAACCCCAGATATCATCCATCCTGCCAATGTGCGGAAGAACTGAATAAAAAGGAATTACTTCACGGGCAAGAAAAGTATTCTGACTATTAAATGGAGCAATTTGATTGGAACAATATGGTTTTGTTACATCAGTATACTTGACAATGGGTTTAATTGAAAGTCTTGCCATAGCATCAATATCAGGATCACCGTCCCATAAATCTGCTTGAACTAAAACCTTTCGTTTTGTTTTACCTTTATACTCAACTCTATGACGAGTAGGAACATATTCAATAGGATATCCACGATGCCAAACTTCATTTCTTGAAGTTACAGAAAGAGGATCAAAAACACCGTGCTCCGACTCATAAAGGTCACACTCTATCTCTTGTCCAACATAAACATCTTTCCCCCAATCATCATAAGGAATATTATCATCATCAACTGTTGCAACAATGTCTGCGCCTTGTTGATATGCAAAGAGGAACCCAACGTTTCTTCGTTGAATACTTTTCCATCCAATAATATCAGAAAGTTCTTTACTAATATTTTCCTGTTCATCAGGAGACAAGTAAATGCAATCTAAATCCTCATATTCACGATGAGGAGTTTTAGTATCGCCAACTACTATTAAAGTCCAATCTTTAAATTCGCAGAATTTTTTAGTGGCAATAGTTGGACTATTGATTGTTGTTGTTACGATAAATTTTTTCATTATTCAAATCTCTTTTCGAATTAGTAATACTAACATCATTCATCAATATACGCAACCAAAATGTAATCTGGTCTTGTATCTGGATCGTGTGTTTTAAATTTGTATTTTGTATTTATTTCCAGAATTCGTTCCTTTAATTCTTGACCATCTCCAAAATAAAGAGGAATATCATCAATCAAAAGAGTATGATTTTTGATTGGATGTTCTTTAATTATTTTAAGTTCTTCAAATGTAGGAACTCCACCACCAGTACCAAAGCTGTCGTGAGCATCTAACCAAAATAGACTTCTTTTATCAACTTCATCAAGAAATGATTCTAAACAATCTTCAGAAGATCCATTATAGAGGAATATATCATCATGATCTTTGAATTTTTCCAAACACTCCTTATAAAGAGAAGTTAAATATTCTGCACTATAGTATTTTTCAAATCCAACATCTTTGGCCGCGTCAATTCCATATCCTTTATATGTGCCCGTTTCAATAAAGTAAGAGCATCCTTTTCGATATTTCTTAAACATTTTTGAAATATTATTCATTTCAACCTCTCAGATAATTTTCGTAAATGAAATCTTCCAAAATTTCCATTTTCTTAGCACGTTCTAAATTGTCCTTAATTGCATCCATCTTACTATAATAAATTTCATCGGATACGTCAAATTCTTCAGTAAGATCAATAATACCTTTCTTATTAAAATAGTTTCCAATATCAGGAGCACCCAAATAAACTGGAATAGTTCCAGTAGCAAAACAGTCTAAAATCTTTTCTGTGAAATATGTCTCATATTGTCCATTTTCAATAGCAACAGAAAACATATAATCACATAAACCTTCTTCTTTTAGAGCAATTTCATTAAATCCTCTACCGTAAAGATCTACTTGTCCCCACAATCTTTCTATCCACTCTAAACGAATCCTATGCCCATCACACATTCTTTTATTTGATGCAATCATAGAAATCATTTTTGATTTCTCATAAATTTTAGGTTCTTTAATCCAAAATCCTTGGGCAGGAACCCACTTAAACTTAGAATCAATTTTAAGAAGTTCTTGATTGTGAGTAAAAATTGCATCAAATGATTCCAAATATTTTTCTGGAAACATTTTTACAGAATCTACAATCTGAGGAGTAATATATTGAGACTCCAATAACCATCCATATTTTGGTCCAGAAACATCATCAAACTGTGCTTGAGATAGAGTACTGTCAATATAAAAAGTGGCATTACCACTTCCATCTTTCACCCATTCAATAAATTTAGATTCTTTCCCGTGAACAGAATATCCTTTATTGCCATCTGTAAGGTGGGTAAAAGTATTTCCAACTAGATTAAATTTCTGTTTCATTTTACTCTTGCAAAAAATACATCACCCCAACCTTCATAAAGAAAGTTGCCATCCATTTCTTTAATTTCAAAACCATGTTTTTCTAAAAAAGGATTAATAACATCCAGATCTTGATTATTTCCAAATCTATCATTCACAGATGTTTCTAAAACAATATAGTCAATATCCTTCAAATTTTTTGAAAATCCTTTAATAACTTTGTATTCCGCACCTTCAGCATCAACATTTAAGAAATTAAACTTTTTAACATCAATACTGTTCTCTTCAACAAAAGTATCAAGAGTTTTTGTTTTTACTTTTTTAATTTCATACTCAGCATTATCATTCAAATAACTAGCACATATTGTACTAGTATCTTGTCTATAGGGATTGCAAAAAAGAATCGCATAATCATCATCAACATCACTTGCAGCAAAGTTAAATGATTTAAATCCATAAAGATCAGAAGTTACTCTACTATAATCTTTGTATACATCTGGATGTGCTTCAATACCAATGACATTACTATCAACAAGATATTCATAGTCCTCAGACTCTTCAAATTTCCACATTCCAACGTGAATTACCCCATTTGGATATTTGAATCCATGTCTTTCAAAAAGACCTCCATTTTTATGCCCAGGATCTGCTGAGTTTGTTTCAGGTGATCCCCAAGGACACTTTACTTCTTTTTCTGAAGTTAGTCTTTCTGTAGAATATGTTCCTAAAAGTCTAGATTCTGGGTGTAGAATATATTCTTGATATTTTTTTAGTCCTAAAATCATGATCTAATCAAAATAGTGTTTTCGTTTAGTTTATCTTCGGTGTAATCAACAAATCCCCAATTTTCTTTGTTAGTGTAAGTATCCTGAGAGTAAAAATTGTCTCTTGGATTTGGTCTACCATGATTAATATGGTAATAAGGTGATTCTAAAAACTTTAGTTTTTTGCCTTTCTTATAAACATTCCAAAGAATTTCACCATCCATTGCAGATTGACTGAGATGAGTTCTATGCCTCTTTTCTCCTTCATTATAACCAGTTGCTACATTGAAGAATACTTCTCTAGTAAACATTGTAGCATCTCCAGAGAACAATCCACAAATACAAGCATCAGGAAAAGATGGATTATGCAAATCTGCTGCTGGAGTATTGTCATCAGGATCAAATCCCAGATTTATTTCTCCCCTATACCTACAACGATAGAAAAGATCATTTCTTTCCTCATTACCCAACTCGTGTTTAATATCATTAATCAACGATTTTGAAAGAATAATGTCAGAATTTGTAGTAAAAATAAATTCTCCCGTTGATCGTTTTGCTCCTACATTTTTAGCAAAATACTCATAGTAAGTGCCAGGAGACAAATCCTCTTCCTCAGATACAGAAGGATCAATAACAATATTTCTCACTCTCGAATTTGATAGAACTTCTTTGAGAATTAAATTATTGTGCAGATACTTTTGATCTAATGGATTAAAATCTACAACAATAATTTCATAATCTAAATCAGTTTGATCTAGATTTTTTATATTTGCTGTTAATGCTTGATTTAATCTCTCAATAAAATTTTCACCGTAATTATCATCACGGCCACCTAGAACAATACTTAAATCCATATTCAACCTTTTGCAATTTGTTCACTAATCCATTCGTATGTCTTACGAATACCCTCTTCAAGAGATTGGGAATAATCCCAACCAAGTTTTTCACGAATCAAATCATTATTGGAATTACGACCACGAACTCCAAGAGGACCATTAATATGATTTTTCTCTACTTTCTTACCAGAAACTTTAGCAGCAGTATCAACAAGTTGGTTGATAGTTACCATTTCCTCAGAACCAATATTTACGGGTCCAATGAAATCCGATTCCATCATTCTGCGAGTTGCTTCAATACATTCATCAATGTAAAGGAATGAACGGGTCTGTTTACCATCACCCCAAACTTCTATAGTTCCACCTTCGGACGGGAGATAAGCAACTTTACGGCAGATGGCTGCTGGTGCCTTTTCTCTTCCACCTTCCCAGGTTCCCTCAGGTCCAAAAATATTGTGATAACGAGCAACCCTAACAGGGATACCATAATTACGGTGGTAAGCAAAGTATAGACGTTCAGAGAAGAGTTTTTCCCATCCATATTCTGAGTCTGGATTTGCTGGATATGCCGATTCTTCACGACAATCAGGGTTATCTGGGTCAAGTTGATTGTGCTCTGGATACATACAAGCAGATCCAGAATAGAAGATTTTGGTCTTATTTACTCCTCTAAAATCATTCAGTTGTCTTTGTGCTTCAAGGACGTTGAGGTTAATAGTTGCAGAGTTGTGCATGATATCAGCATCATTCTCACCAGTAAAAACAAATCCTGCTCCACCCATATCAGCAGCAAACTGATAGATCTCATCAAAAGTATCAATATGTTTTGAAGGAACAAAGTTATAGAAATTGCAATAAGGACCTTTGTACTGAAGAACTCTTTCTACAAAGGTTAGATCACGAAGATCTCCTTGAATAAATTCGTGTGCTTCTGTTTCCGAAAACTCAGGTCTCTTAAGATCTACTCCTCTTACCCAATATCCCTCAGAACGAAGCCTTCTTACCATATGACTTCCAATAAAACCACCTGCACCAAGTACAAGTGCAGTTTTAACGTATTGACTCATAATTTTTCAGTATTTTAATTATGTCTGTAGTATATATCATACTAAAAAAGGTGGGTTTATGCAACCCACCTTCTGTACTCAGGCTCGCCACCAATTTTTTAGAGAAATTGGAAACTCATAAAGGGGGTCATTTGGTTCCACCACTTAGTTTATACTAACTAAGAAAAGTTGTACAACCTTTGATATCTCGGAAATACCAAAGAAAGCGCATAGGAATAGTACATCCCAGAGTTTGAGTTTGATAGCAAAAGGCACTGTTAGTAATCCTCCAATACATTTTATCATCAAACCAAATTTAAAATCTCCCCATAACATAGTTTGATAACCAATAATGAGGAGAAGGTTCCCAAGATATCTTAGGACACTTGTTTTGGACATAAGGGGTTTGCTCCCGACCAGTACTTTTTAAGTCTCTCCGTGACTATTTAACTATTTAATCATCATCTCTCACATAACAAGGAACTCTATCTGGATCAAGCCAACGAGCATATTCAATGTCTTCCATTGCTAGAGAACACTGCATACCATTATCAAAAAGATAAATATCGTTCCAACGTTTTGTATAATAATTTTGTTTTTGCATTCTATAGTCTGGTTTCCCATTAATTTCTAGAATACCTGCTTCAATAAAACGATATCCTTCTCGTTCAAAAATAACTTTTGATTTCATGCCACTTCTACAGATTCAAGATCAGCAAGAACATATTCCATAAGCATCTCATAATCATCCAGAGGATCACCAGAGAAAACTACACCTTCGTTTTCATAATAACGACGAACCTTTTTGTAGAGTTTTGGATTCTTCACATCAAGGTAGAATTCGCCATTTGCGGCACCACGAAGAGTTTGAACGTCTTTCTTGAATTTTGCTGTAAGAGTCATTGTTTTGAATGTTGACCTTGTTATTATAAAAGTTTGACTTGGGAAAGTCAAGTGGGACACTTTGGTAAGTGTCCAAGTGCTGGTTGTCGGGATCGAACCGACCTATCTTGCCTTATGAGGGCAGTGCTTTCTCCAGAGAGCTAAACCAGCAAGGTAGGGATGCCTGGACTTGAACCAGGATGACTCCGTTATAAGCAGAGCGCATTGACCTTTATGCGACACCCCCTTAAGACCAAATCATTGTAGGAGATTTGGAACCCTTCGTCAAGACCCTTCTTCGTGGTCTGTGTGGATTTTAACTATCTCTTCAAAATCCACACTTGCTTCATTACATACACTAACGACTTCTTTATAAGGAACCATTACTGCGTTTCCGTGTTCACTTTTAATAAGTAGTGTTTCTCCGTTTTCCACTCTATTCATAAGATTATCAAAATCTACTTGAAACTCTTCAATTGTAAAGGATGGAAGTTTTTCGATTTCTTGATTCATTTTCATAAAGTAATTTTATGAGTCCGAGTTGCAGGATTCGAACCTGCGACCCTCTGCTCCCAAAGCAGATGCGCTACCAAACTGCGCTAAACCCGGTTACTTATCTCTATGTATATACATAATACCAGCAAATGGAATGATTGTCAACCCACACCCGCAAAGAAAAAGAAAGAAAGGATTTACTGCGAGTGCTTCAACGATATGGAAAATCATTGTGGATATGCGTGAGTAAGTGCCCAAATAATGAACAATCCTATTATACCAAAAATTGTCATTGCTGTATATATGGTACTATTCATCTTCTTCGTCCTCGTATGTAGAAGGTTCTTCAAAAAGTTCATTCATTTTTTGTTGTAAAACTCTTTTTAATAGTTCTTCTAAATCTTCTTCTGACATTAGTTTAAAGTGATTTTAAGCCAAGGTAGAATTGGGGGAATCACACCAATCAATCGGAGTAGTCCTTCAGCAAATAAAGCAAGAACCACCCAACCGACGCACATACTAATGATAGAAGCATTACGGTTGTGTCGTCGTATTGCTGCATCAATCATCTCCTGAACTTCTGAACGAGTAATAAATTCGTCTTGAGGTTCCATCATTATTTCTCATCTCCAAGAAACTTTGCCAGAGGATCTCTCCTCGTTTTTACAATTTCCACTGCTCTCTTATAAAACATATTATCAGTGTTACCCGATTCTTCAAATGTTGCTTTAATTTTTACCCAGTTCTCATAAGTATGCTGATCCATGGGTTTTTTGCGTTAGTACTACTATATACTAATCACAGACTTTTCATCGTCAACAAATTGTGTTCATTACGTAACACTGTTTAAGAAAATGTTAAATTTATAATGTTTATTAACGGAAGCGACTGGATTTGAACCAGTGGAGGTGTTACCCTCATTTGTTTTCAAGACAAACGCAATAAACCGGACTCTGCCACGCTTCCAATATTAAGTGCTTAACGGACTTCAAAATCAAGTCGTCTAACTTTACGTTGACGACGTGCTTCTTGCCAAGCAATATCTTGAGAAGTTAGGACACTTTTGTTTTGATTTTGCTTCAATGAGTTTAACATAACAATTTGAGATAAGTCAAGTGCCGAAATCTTATCTCCACGAATTGTTGCCATGTTGGAGCAACCACAAGATATTGTTTTTGTTGGATGTCCCTCCAACTCTCTGCCGCAAGTACGGCATCTTATTTTTAAGTTTTCCATAATCCTAATTATTCTTCAGTTGTTTCTTCTTTTATTTGTTCTTCAACAACTTCCTCCACTTCTTCTTGAACTTTTTTAGATCCAGAATCTGAGAATGAACGAAGCATCCAAACAAACTTACCGTGAGACTCCATTAAATCCTGAACTAGATTTGCTGTAGCATACTGTTTTTGAGTTTCTGCTTCTTCAGATATTCCTCTCATCATATCACAAAAATCATTATTTGATTGAAGAAGATCTGAGATCATACTCTCAGAATTCGCAGAACTTGATGCTTCTTTAATTTTAGAAACCTCAAGAACACGATCTAAACTACTCAAAGGTTTTACATTCAAGTATCTCATATGTTCTGAGAGACGATCAATCTCCTCAAACATAGTCTCATACTGACCACCAAAAAGAGTATGAAGTTGCTGGAAATCTTTTCCAACAACATTCCAATGATAAACCCAAGTTTTATGAAATAGAACAAAAAGTGATGCCTGAGCATCACTTAAGAGTTTAAACAGTTTTTCCATTATACTCTTTTTGAAATATTTATGCAATGGAGAATAGGGGACTTGAACCCCTGACTTACAGCTTGCAAAGCTGTCACTCTACCAACTGAGTTAATTCCCCGTGTCCTCTGGCTGGGAATCGAACCCAGTTTCCATGTGTGTTGTCCACCCGTCCTTACCAATGGACTACGCAGAGGATATGGTAGGTGGAAAGAACTTTACCTATGTTCTCCCTCTTTACTTCTTCCAGTCGTAACCAGAAGGGGTATTTGGCACCTACAGAACGGTGATGAGTGCCCATCACCAGCGGAAGACACTTTCCGCAATTTTCACCGCATTAGAGGGCGGTGAAAATATGATAGAATCGGACATTTCCAACCCTATCAACTGGGGCGGCAGGGATCGAACCTGCGACCTAGATGTTAACAGCATCCCGCTACTACCGCTGAGCTACACCCCATTATTTTTTTCTTCTTTATAAAGTTTGAAATAAAGTTTATAAAATCGTTTTTTCATTTCGTCAAGAATTTTCATATCATCCTCAAATCCCATATATTTGGTGAGGACATATGAACCTTCAAGTTCACTTAGAAGTCTTGCGATGTTTATAGAATTAACTTCTTCCTTCATAAAGAATAAGATTGATGACATAAGTGTAATATACTTCATAAGAATATAACAGGGACTTATGCTCCATCACTTTTATATATGGAGAATAATCTCCAAGAGCGGAGTATCGGAATCGAACCGACGACATCTAACTTGGAAGGATAGCGTTCTACCGCTGAACTAACTCCGCATATGAGACAATCATAAACTACTTAAGTTTGATTGTCAAACGTCTCAGGAGGGACTTGAACCCCCGACCAACTGCTTAGAAGGCAGATGCTCTATCCAACTGAGCTACTGAGACAAGAGACCTTCCTGTTTGTGCATCGTTGAGAGGCATGGAAGGTGTAGGACTTACACAAGGTTTGGACCCCTGTTGCCTGTGAGATTATTATATCAGTCCTTAGGGCAGTCGTCAACCCAAGGAGCACAGAGTCGGATTTCTCCTCCTAATGCCTGACATTCGGAAGTGTAGCACACAGAGGTGTCTACTGGTTTCTCCGAATGTCGTGGTGATGGAATTCTAACAGTTCCATCGTCCCCTGTCAACCGTTCATAATCATAGATTGCTTTATCAACGGTTCTTTTTGATTTTCTTTCCACTATACCAGAATCTTTCTGCAATTCTGGTATAAGTGGAGAATCTGGTTGATACTTTACTAAGGTTTCGTAAATAATATCCCAAATATATTTGTCTTCAATTTTAAAAAAAGAAGAGAGTGCTGCAACTATTAAACTAAGTATAAGTATTGTTTTTATTGTTGCTTTCTTTTTTCCAAAACTAAATTTGAACATAAGGAAAGAAAAGCATCACACTCCCATGTATTTATGGTTCAGGTATTTGCTCCTTTACGAGCATTCTTCTCCTCTGTAATTTCTACTCTACGTGCTTTTGCAAGTTGTGCAATTTCTTGAAGTGCTTTACGTGCTCTAGTTCCAGCAGAACTATTACCATTTACAAATTTTTCATCTTCAATTTTCAAATTTTCAAATGCCTCAAGCATTTTTTGTACGGTATCCGACATAATACTCCAATTTAAAAAAAATTATTTATATACTAAGAAAGGGTAAGGTCTGCAGCACTCACCCTTATTTATTACCTAATTAGATCTGAGCATAGCAAATGTTGGCAACGCCTTGACTTGGTGAAGCAATAGAAGAGAATGCACCATATGATAGATCAAGATCTCTGCCACCAACATAAGGTCCACGATCATTTACACGCACAATCACTGATTTACCATTTGATTGATTAGTCACCCTCAGTTTCGTACCAAATGGCAACCAACGATGTGCAACAGATTTACCATAAGCATTGAATGTTTCTCCACTTGCAGTAATTCTGCCATGATATCCATCACCGATTCCATAATGTGATGCGAGGGAACATCCGCTCGCTGCTTTTGCTTGAAGGGGTGCTAGTCCTACAGTGGCAATAGCAATAATTGAAAGTGTTTTTAAAAGCATTAAAATTAATAGAACTCTACATCCGTATAGGCAAAGGAGAAGTTCCCCTTTCTCAAGGGGCAGTGCCCACGGCTCTAAATCAATATCAAAGACTCATAATAAGAAAACCCCACTCATAATGGGGAACCTAGATCGGTTTTTACCATAATAAGTTAATATTTAGGTTTTGTCAATAATTTGGTTTACCGTACATCAATTTCTTGATCACCCCATGTATCATCTTCAAGGCACAGATAATTGATTTCATCTTCACCTTCTGGAAGATTAATCCACTCATCAAACTCTGCTAGAAGTGCTTTTGCATTCCTGTGACGATCTGCTTCATGCAGAAGTTCAATTTTTTCAATTGCCCAGTCACGAACATAATTAACAGGATCAATCTGGGTTTCCATAGTAATCTTTTCGGTAGTACCTTGAGAGGATGTTACTATTGTAATAGGCTGGATATCCGTTGTCAAGGGACTCCGTGAGTACGTTATTTGTGAAAAGTTGTCGTGTCTCTTCGTAGTTTGTTTTGCCCTTTGTTTTATGTAATGATAAGATAGTTCTACTAAAATTTTCTCTGCCAAATTTTTCAATGTCTTCTTTAAGTTCCGGACAAGACCCATAGTATTTTTTCCAATCTGATTCTGATTTTACTTTTCTTTTTTTACCTTTAGGAGTTCTAAAACTCCATAGATATTTTCTGCCAATATATTTTCTACCATTCAGTTTATTTTCTATCAAATAAACAAACCCAAAATAATCATTAATGTCTGCACTAGTAAATGGAACTCCATTATAGTTCCAAGGATTCTCATAGTCAATATCTGTACTCATCAATTATGTCAAGAACTGCATTCAGATATTTATGGGCAAGACCTTTAGAGTCCCAACTTGGTTGATCTTTATATAATCTATCTTTTAGTTTTAAAACACGAACTCTTAATTCATCTTTTGTAAGTTGATTTTTTGACATAAAAAAAGGAGGTATAACCTCCTATATCTATTCATTTGCACCCAACCATTCGTTACAAAAGTCATAATCTCCGAACATAAACTCATCACATTCTGCAGCCTCTCTATAGGCATTTATGATTGCCTGTTCGCACCATTCATCATAGTTGGAATCCTGCAAAAGTATTTTTGGTAACATCTTGCTTAATTCCTCCAACTACGTAACTTTCGATTTCCGTTTCTTGTGGAGCAACCTGAAGACCTTTGGAAGAAATCCAGTGCTGAGTCCATGGAAGAGGGTTATTGTTTGCCGAAATATCATATTGAGGTTTAAGACCAATAGATTTTAGACGACGATTAGCAATCCATTCAACATATTGCTGAAGAAGTTTATCATTCAGACCAATCATACTTCCATCTTTGAACAGATAATCTGCCCAACGCTTTTCTTCATTTACAGCAATATCAAACATCTTATACGTCCACTCTTCTTCTTCTTTCATAATCTGCTTCATCTCAGGATCGTCACCATCCCTCCACTTGTTTAGAATATTTTGAGTAATTGCTAGATGTTGGTTTTCGTCTCTTGCGATAAGAGAAATGATTTTAGCGGATCCTTCCATGAGTTTTAGTTCACCAAAAGCAAAACTGCAAGCAAAAGAAACATAAAAACGAATACCCTCAAGGATATTCACGTTCGCAACTGCCCTGTAAAGTTTTCTTTTGACATCGTTGATTGATTCCTTTGCATATGAAACTCCCTCAAGATTATGCATCCAAGCATTGGATGTACCATAACTTTGTGCTGATTGAATAAAGTCATCATATGACTCCGTAACACTCTTAGCACGTTCTAGAATGCGTTCATCTTGAATAATAGTATCAAACACCTCAGAAGGGTCCGAATAAACGTTCTTAATGATATAAGTGTATGAACGTGAATGGATCATCTCCATAAATCCCCATACTTCCATACATGCTTCCAATTCAGGAAGAGAACAATATGGAATAAATGCCATACCAGGACCACGACCCTGAACAGAATCAAGCATGATCTGATATTTCAAATTAGAAGTATAGATATGTTTTTGTTCAGGACGAAGTGTTTGATAATCTCCACGATCCTTCTGGAGAGAAACCTCTTCAGGTCTCCAGAAATATCCAAGTTGTTGGGTTGTTAATTTATCAAATACGGGATATTTGTATGAATCGTATCTCTGAATTCCAAGAGGTTTTCCAAAAAACATTGGTTGTTTTTTAGTGTCAACTTTTTCAGTATTAAATACAGTCATTCCTTTAATATTTGTTTGGGGTTCTTCTGTGGAAGAAATCTTAAACTGCACAGGATTCACACTCTCCCTCCTCTACTGAACTTAACTCACACATTCTATTTACCTCTAAAAAATATTTGGATTTCATAATACGATTAAAATAAAGACAAGCAAACCTAAAGCAATTGCCCACCAAGGAATAGTCCATTCTGTCACGATGTAATCTGGAATTATTTTGCCATCTGGAAAACTTTTGTTGAGAAAATAAGTCAATTCATCCTGCGTCATTTCGTTCACAGGTTTAGGAGTTTCAACAAAAGGATATTGCTTTTTAATCATAACTTCACCTAATGCTTTAGATTTTACCAACAAAGTCATTATAAAGCATTAACTGACACTTAACAAGATAGTATGTGCCAGTTAATTAAATGGTTTTATTTTTTCTTTGGTTGTGTTTTTGTTCTTTTGTCTTTACCAGATTTAAGTGTAGGTGAAGGATTTTTTACAACATTTTTATTTGCTACATCTTTATCAACTACAACAAAATGTTTTTTTCCTTTTAGATTTCTATATGCACTTGTTCTTGTTCCTGCATTTGGTATTCTAACTGCAGTTTCACCTTTATCTAATGCATTAGTTCCAGATTGAGATTTAGGTTTAATATCCATTGTTTTTACTTTCTTTGCAGGAACTCTCATAGTTATTGTACTACTCCCGTGTACATTTGCTACTCTTCTATTAGTAGAAGTATATACTCCAGGACCATAAGCACCAGCAGAACCAGAATTTCTAAATCCAGATTGTTGAATTGATTTTTTTGCTTCAGGAGAAGTGCCGTGATGTAATGTATAAAATTTTATTCTTTTTGCTTCTGCAATAAACTCTTGAAATGTTTTCATTTCTTATTTGTTTTTAGGTATTTAGTTTTTCATAACTCCATTTATATCCTTTACAATGATTAAATTTTCCTTCGCAGGTATATTTTATATTAGAAGGAGTTGTTCCTACGAATTTAGAAGCATCACTAATAGATTGGAACTCCCTTAAAAAGTTTCCTTCAATATCATACTGAAATACTTTGGTTCTTTTTACATTTGGATTATTTTTAAGTGTTTGAGAAGTTTTAGATTTACTTTCCTCTTTATGTGATTTTCCAGCAAATCCGCAAGGTGATGGTTGTCCTTTTCTCATTTGACTTAGTTTATCTTTTGTTTTTTGTGTATGATGCTGCCCATAAAAAGGATTTTTTTCTCCAGTATATTTTCCCTTTCTTTTTTTGGAAAGAAAGTTTTTAGTTTCTTCGGTATGTCTAAATCCAAGAATACCATTATCTCCACCAATAGTTTGGTTATAATCAGGTTTTAATTTAGAAATCCAAAATACTTCTCTATCGGGCAAATTTTTTTCACACACCTCAATTTCTTCAATGATAAAATTTTCTTTACCATATTTTCTTATTGCTTTATGAAAATAAGAATTTGAGTTTCTAATTAATGCATCATAACAATGATTATTAAATCTATATTTCAATTTCTTTCTGGTCATACCAACATAGAACTTACCATTGGATTGATTTGTTATTTTGTAAATACGACCTTCCATAAGATAAAATAAAGACCTATTACTATTTATAATAACAGGTCTTTACACTTTCGTCAAATTTTACAACTTTCGCAATCTTCCTCTTCAGCACCAGAAAGTTCTTGAAGGAGTGATTGAAGGTCTTGTTTTGGTTCTTCCACTACTTCATCGGTCTTAATATCATAGGTGTTTTGATAATAACTCGTTTTCCAACCAACAGAATATGAGTAAAGCATATCGTGCGCCATCACTGAAGTAGGAACTTCATTGTTTTCATAATTCTCTGGATTATAGGACCAGTTTCCAGAAATCGCTTGATCAAAGAACTTCTGCATAACTGCAACAATATTAATATACCCACGATTGCTAGACATCTCCCAAAGAAGTGTATAGTTGTTCTTAAGGGTATGATACTGCGGAACAATCTGTTTGAGAGGTCCTTTTTTGGACTTCTTAACGGACAAGTAATCTCTAGGAGGTTCAATTCCGTTTGTGGCATTTGACACAACGGAACTGCTCTCCGATGGCATCTGTGCGGACAGTGTTGAGTGCCTGAGACCGTGTTCCAAGATAGAAGTTCTGAGAGATTCCCAATCGTGTTCATATGCGACGGAAGAAATTTCATCTACATCCTTTTTGTAAGTATCAATCGGAAGAATACCATCAGCATACTTAGTACGTCCAAAGTATTCACAATAACCCTTTTCTTTAGCAAGTTGATTGGATGCTTTCAAGAGATAATATTGGAATGACTCAGAAAGTCCATGAACTGCATCCCATGCCTCCTGAGAGTCATAGTTAAATCCAAGTTTAGCAAGATAATGAGCAAGACCAATAAAACCAATCCCAAGGGATCTACGTGCCTTTGTAGCAAGTTCTGCTGCTGCCACAGGATACTTCTGGTAATCAATCAGTTCATCAAGTCCACGAACTGAAAGATCGCATAGTTCTTCAAGTTCTTCATCAGACTTTACTTTACCAACGTTAATAGCAGAAAGAATGCAAAGAGCAATTTCACCACTAGTATCATCAATATGCTGAATTGGATATGTTGGAAGAGTAATCTCTTGACACAAATTACTCATCTCGACTTTATCTTTAAATGAAGAATGAGAATTACAATGATCAATATTCATAATGTAGATACGACCCGTTTCTGCACGTTCCTTGAGAAGGTCAAGAATAAGTTCCTGTGCTTTAACAGTTTTTTTCTTAATGGACGGATCTTTTTCATACGAAACGTAGAGATCATCAAAATTAGGGAGTCCGAAGCTATCATATAGTCCAGGTACATCATGTGGGGAGAAAAGCGTGATCTCACCATCTTGAATGAACCTTTCATAGAAGAGTTTGCTAATTTGAATACTGTAATCAAGTTTACGAACACGATTATCCTCTGTACCTTTATTGTTTTTTAGTACCAGAATATCCTCTATTTCTTGGTGCCAAATTGGGAAGTGGACAGTTGCGCTTCCACCTCTAATGCCATTTTGTGTGCAGCATCGGACAGTCGCCTCAAACTTCTTGAGGAAAGGGACAACACCTGTATGTTGAACTTCTCCACCTCTGATTTTAGAATTGATGCCACGGATTCGACCTGCGTTGATGCCGATGCCCGCCCTCTGTGCAACGTATCTGCCAATAGCCATATCACTGCTAAAGATACTATCGAGGGTGTCATCAACGTCAACAAGAACACAGCTAGCAAATTGTCTAAGCGGAGTTCGCACTCCTGCCATGATTGGGGTTGGGATGTTGATTTTGTGTTTTGAGATTGCGTCATAGTACCTCTTAACGTATGACATTCTTGTTTCTTTGGGATATTCGGCAAAGATTGTCAGAGCAATCATCATGTACATAAACTGAGGAGTTTCATATACTCCACCACTACTACGATCCTGAACCAAATATTTATCTACTACCTGACGAAGGCCCGCATAAGTGAAAAGATAATCTCGATCATGATCAATATATGAATTTGCCTTAACAATATCTTCTTTAGAATACTTACTGTAAATATCAGAGTCATATACTTCAGAATTTACACAATTATAAATGTGTTGTTCAAGATCAGGAAGTTCTCGCATTTTTCCATACAATTGCTTACGAACGGCAAAAAGGAGCAAACGAGCAGCAACATATTGGTAATTTGGATGATCCAAATCAATTAGGTCACTAGCACTACGAATCAAAATCTCTTGAATTTCTGCAGTAGTAATTCCATCATAAAACTGTATACCAGAGGTCATCTCAACTTGACTCGCAGAGACCCCTGCAAGACCCTTACATGCCTCTTCAACCATCAAGTGCATCTTCTCTAGGTCAAGTGACTCAATTCTTCCATCACGTTTTTTAACTTTGGTTCCGTTGCTCATATTTTTTTCCAGGTGGTAAACTTAAGTTTTGCTTCTAAACCAGAATAGGTATTTAATTCTATCATAGACTGAACATTAAGTCCAGATAAAATCATATCATTAATGTCTTTTTGATTTACAGTTGAAGGCCATATTACAATTTTTTGTCCACTTTCAATGACACGGGATATTCTGGATAAGATTTCTGAATTACGTGGTTCGTTATCATATATCCACACACAGTCGTTAATACCCCACTTACTAACATCACCATCAGCACCGCAGAGTGCAATAGAGTTATGTATGAATGTTGAATCAAAAGGACCTTCGGTAATGTAGACTGTTTTACTTTTGTCGATTTCATCAAGACCGTATATTTTTGGAGCATCATCATCCAGCATTATAGTGATATATTTAACTTTATTTGGACCAAGTGCTCTTCCTTGAAATCCGATAAGTGTATTTTGATAGAACAAAGGAATAATAATCCTAGGTTCATCTTTAGAAGTATCATCGAAGACTTTCTTTATAGAATTGGTCCACGATTTAAAATTGTCCGTGTAATAAAATTTATCCGGGTTTAATTTTCTATCTTCCAGATATTTTTTTGCAAAGGTATTTGCAGATGCTTTTGGTAGATCCAATTTCGGTTTAAATTTTGGAGCAGTAAATTCCAGTTTTGGTTTTTCTGCAGTAAAGTTTTTCCCAGAATGTCCCTCTTTAAATTTCTCAAAAATGTATTGTTTGTGTGTCGTATTATCAATTTGTTTTAGAAAATTATTAAAGGATATATTTAATCCACAATTATGACACTTATAATTTGTATTGTTTTTTACTTGATACAGGTATCCCCTAGCCTTCGTTTTATTTTTCTGCGAATCTCCGCATATTGGACACCTAAAGTTATAAAGATTATTTTTGACCTTTTTAAATCTTTGAAGTCGAGAAGAAATCAAATTGATGTACTTAACATCAACAAAATCCATAATCAGGTTGAGAGAACAGTCCTACTATTCTACTTGTTTATCTTACTTTGTCAAGACACAGAGAGGTGATTATTGCCGTCCACTTAATGACTGAATTTGTTGTCTTTTGTAGAGTGTAGTTTGTTATTTTCTTTTTAGTTTTCATTGGCATCTTATGCCAACACTTGATTATTTATTAATCAGTAACATTTTGTTGATGAATATGTCCCTGATGTTGCATTTGCATTTCTGATGGTGTCCACCATCCAGAAGCAAGTGTTGAAAATGCTGTTGTTAAAACTGCGAGAAGAATTCCACATCCGACAGTCATCCATTTAATTTTACCTATTTCTTTTACTTCTACTTCTATCTTATCAATTCTTTCTGATACTGCTTCATGTTGATCTTTATTTTCCAATCGCAATTCTTCTATAACTCTCCCAATATAATCATCTGCTTTGTGACACTGCTCAATTCTTTCATCATGAACTGCAAGCATTTTACTGATATTTTGACTTGTCTTTCCCATAATCTGAATTGCTTCATCAATTTTTTTCATCATAATTTCATAAGATGAAAGACGTTCTTCTAATACAGCAATTTTAGTATCTGCAGATTGATTAGGATTAAACATTTTTTTTTTGAGTTATTATTTTCGTATACTACTAAAACAAGCAACTCAAGTAGTTTTGTTATTATTTATTTTATCCAATATTCTGACGCCACCACTTTCTCAATCCTTTTTGATAAATATATTTCTGCGGTTTCTTCTCATCTTTTTTTCTTTTTCTGAACACTGGAGGGTTTCCAGGATCTGCTTGAGGAGTTCCTGATATTTTTCCACCACCAACATTATTAGTTGGACCTACAACCATTCCTTCTTCTTTCAGATTTATATAATTCCGAAATGCTTCAATAATTCTATCAATCTTCTTCTTTTCCATTGTAGATTTTGTAAAGTTGCGACAAACAATATAAGTCAACTTGAATATCATGAATACCTGATTTTGGATATTCGGGAAGTTTTCCCAAAAATAATACAAAAGATTTTAAAGAAGACCATAACTCCTTTTCAATCTTAAAAAATAACATAGGAGTTGCTGCTTCACCAAATATATTATAAAGAATTATAAAGTGATTTAAAATCAGGTGAGTTTTTAGTTCACCTGATTTTTTATATCTTTTCAACAATCTTTTAATATACTTGAAATGATTTAAATCCTTATCAAAATCTTCCTTAGTGACTGCCTGAGGATTCTCATAATTTTTAATAGCAAATAAGAGGAAATTATCCTCATTCAGTTCATTAAAAATCATAAGTTATCATACTAGTGGATTTGCATCATACAATGGAGTGTTTCCAGTGGTAATTCCAGACATTGCAACAAGAACTTCTTTCTTAACTCTCAATTCTCCTTCAGAACCTCTATAAGTTGTAAGTCCAACCCATCCTTCATGAGTTAGTTCATATGCAGTTCCTTGTGCTGCAGCAATTCCAGCATCTGCTACACCATAAACAGACTTGGAATAACCATCAGCAAGTCTCTTAAATGTGAGAGTAGCACCAGTAGCAATTCCAGCACTAATTGTCGATGCTAAAGAAATATTTGCTGCACCAATTGCTGTAATTTGTATATTGTTGCCATTATTTACAAGAGCATCTCCAACAACTACAGTAGTTGCACCACTCTTAACAACTACAGGAACAATATTTGTTCCAATTCCAGCATTTGTTGTTGCAGTACCAACATATGAAATAGAAACAAAAGAGGGACTTGCAATGTTTGCTGCACTGAAAGTACTATCAAGAACTGTGTACTTGGGAAGTTGACTAATGTCAAATTGTACCCCAGAAATAGAAGCACCACTTAGATTAGAAGTGGAAGCAATTGAAAGTTGAGTTGTACTTGCAATTCCAACAATTACGGCATCACCATAATAAGTTCCTGTTCTTAACCCAAAACGAATTACATCACCAGTTGCAGCTGCACCAACTTGTCCGAAAGTTGTTCCACTACCAGTAACAGTTAGGGTGGCATAGTTTAGAGATACTGTTCCACCAGAACCTTTTGCATCATTATTTCCCCAGAGTGCCATGTTTTTTCTTCCGTAAAAATTATTTGCTATGAAATATTTATAAAAAAGAGAGACCTTAGTTTTGATCCCTCTTTAACACTAATCTCAAATAATAAGATATAAAATCTATTATTCCATTCTCTTTAAATCGTTCTGTTTTCGCAAGAAATTCCGAAAAAGATAAAAGTAAAGCAAGAATAACAGTAGCTCCCCAATTTGTCAATAAACAAGTAAGCATCAGCAATCTTTGAGAAGTGCTGTTCTTACTGTTGCTGCAATTACATTATCAATGTCATTGTCAGTTGTATTTACATAACGATCAAGAAGTTCACATACAAGTTTCTTGGTTTGGCAAGAATTCATGGCAGCAATAAGAAGTGGTTTTAAAGCATTTACTAATGCACCCATGATGTTGTCCTCCTTATAGAGAGTATCCTCTCCTATTTAGGATTTAACTCTTATGAAGAGATAGATTGTAAATCAAGGTTTCTTTGAGCAGCAGTTTTTAAAGCTTGATCAAGTTTCTTTTGAGCATCATTAACAGTTTTCTTTGCAGTCAAAACTTGATTAAGTTGACTAATGTTTTTCTGTTGTGGAGTTTTTTTTGGTGTTTCTACTGCTTGCTCTGCAATCTTTTTTGTCATTCTATCAATCAAAGCATATTGAATTGCTTCTTCCTTTGTTTCAACTTTTTTAGGAAGTCCTTCGTGCTTAGTTTTAGCAAAATCACGAATCTTTTTCTCACTCATACCATCAGCAATTTTAAGAACAGCATCACTTACTTCAGATCTTGATGTTTGTCCTCTTTTTACTGAAAGAGCAAGTCCAAAAAGTTTTTGTTGCTGTTCACTCTCTGCCTTTTCTGAAAGTTGAAAACTTTCATTTTTTTCACTTCTTATTGAAGCAAGTAAATCATCTAACTTATCAGTTCTTTTTTTCTTTCCTCTTCTTTTTTTCTTTGCCTCTCTTGCTTCAATACCTGCTTTGATTTCGGGATAGGAAGGACTACTCTTCCTTCTTCTTCTTGCTCTTCTTCCTTCTTCTTTTGGTTGAGGTTTCTCAACATTTACCGCAACTGGTTTTTCTGGTTTTGCTTTTGGTTTAGGTTTCTCAACAGTTGTAATTGCAGTAACTGGTTTTTCTGGTTTTGATTTTGACGCAGCAGCTGCAGATTTTTTCTTAGCAGCAGCACCTGTTGTTTCTGGCGCAACATAAGAACCACTACTTACTCTTTCAACCCTACCGACACCTAGATTTCTATAAGCTTTCTCATCAAGTTCTTCCATTTCTAGAAGAATTCCACCAAGATTTTCTACTGCTTCACGTATGCTTGGATTAATTTTAATTTTATTACTGACTTTTTTCTCTATTATTTTTTCATCATTCTTATCCTTTCCAACTACTTCTATTACTTCGGAAAGTTCCTCTCTCCAATTTGAATATCCTTCTTTTACTGATTTTTTCTTTTTTTTACCTCCCATTTGATCTTGACCTAGAGCGCCAGCAATTATATCTCCTCTAGTAACTTTGTCATATGGAGGATAGTTGTTTGCTAAATTACCATCATTTGGTTTTTTTGCTTCTTGTACTTTTTGTTTTGCTTTATCTCTTAAAGCTTTTTTCATTGACTCTTTCGTATTACCATCTCCATCAAAATCCAAATAATCTGGTTTTGCTTTTGTTGCTTCTTTAATACCTTTCTTTGCTCTTATAGCAGCTGCTTTTGCAAGTGCTCTTTTTCTTGCAGCATCACGTTCCTCTTGCGGAATAGCAGTCACAGCACCAAGTTTTTCTGCAGGTTTACCAGGAACTGCCGATTCAGCAACCTGCTCCAAATAAACTTTAGAAATATCGTTCAGAGGATTAATAGACATCTTAATAAGTACTTACTTTCTTTGCCTTATACTTATTTATGAAATTGATACCATAAGCCTTTCCTCCCATTTGCAAATTTTGTTTTCCAGTACCAATTGCACCTGGAGTTTTTGACGCATAATTTATAAATGTTCCTTTTGTACCGACTAAAGTAGTAGGATGAGTTTTATCTCTCATTGGACTATCCACTTTTACTTCAGTATATTCCATCAAATCTTTAATCCAAGATTTAAACATATAACCTTCTTCAGTTACACAGATTAAATGATTAGTTCCTCTACGCATTACCTCACCAATCAAACCAGTATTTAAGTTTTCAACCTTATCTCCAATTCTAAAAATTTTACCCCTTACATAATTTTCACGAAGATTTTTCATGTCACACTTTGGAGCAATTTCCCAAACATTATAACTTTCCTTTTTAACTTTAGTTTTCTTAACTTTCATTCCCTGACGAACAGCATCAAATAAAGTCTGTGCATCTCCATCATCTAATGTCTTAGGAGTTCCTCTACGGAAAGATTCAAAGTCATTGTCCATAACTGCTTTTCTCATTTTAGATGCCGACATTCCTTCCACACCTTCAGCATCTGCATCACGAACACCAGCAGATACAACACGAATCAAATCAAAAGTGTAAAGATCTCCATTATACTTCTGAGCAAGATTTTCAAACTCTGCTTGACGATCAGAACCTACTACAATGTTAACATTTGAATATCCATCTTCATATGCAGTGGTTAACACATTAAAAATTGTTTTCATATCAGGATCGTTAATAATATTATCTTTAAATTCTGGGAACATCTTTCTCATATAAGATATTTTTGTTGATGCTTCCAGAGGATTCTTTTTAGAATCCTGTGTTCTTGATGGATATATCTTAATATCACTTCCTGCAGAAATTCTCTTTGCAGATTTTAAAAGTTTTTCATGTCCAACTGTAGGTGGATTGAAACGTCCAAAAACTATAGTAACTGTTCCACCCTCTTCTGGTTTCTCTTCATCTGAAGGTGCTTTCTGTACTTGCGGAGTAGGAGTAACCGGTGCTTGCTGTTTAGGTGCTTGTGTTGGGATAGGTGTTGCAGCAGTTGGTTGCTTTGCTTGAGTTTCTTGTGCTGCTGCTTCTCTACCATCAATAAACTGCAGTTTACCATCTTCTGTTCTTGCTACAGTTTTTCCACTACGGTCAACCCATCCACCATGACCGTCTCCTCGCAGACCAAGCTTCTTTGCCTGCATTGAAGCCCGTGACTGCTTTGCTTCTGATAGAAAGTAGAAAAAACTCTTCATATTATTTTCTATTATACTTTATTTATTTTCAACGTTTTCTATATTTATAGGAACAAAAAAACCACCCGAAGGTGGTTAATTTTTTTATTTACTTTTTACTCATTTCTCATCCATTATTTTTACGTAGAATTTCTTCTCTCCACTCTTCACTCATGTTTACCATGATGACTTCTGCTGCCTCTTCAGTTTCAGCATATCCATTCTCAATCAGATGCTCAAGAACTACATCATAAAGATCTAGAGTTTCTACCTCTTCAATTAGATATGATTCAACTAAATTGATAGTTTGAGTATCATCCAAATTCTCAATTAAATCGTATGCTTCATGAACACTGTTTACATATCCATCATTAATCATATCTTGAACTAAAATATCCAGAAGTTCAAAACTCTCTGCTGCAGTAAGTCTTGCCTCTCTTTTTTGTGCTTGCATTCTAGACTTTTTGGTTTTAAAAGTTCCAGCAGGTTGTCCTTGCTGAACTGATCCGGATGGTCCAGATCCAGCAGCTGCAGAAGCAAGTTTAGCAGCTGCTGCTTTTCTTCTATCTACAGAAACTGTTTTAGTCTTTGCTGCAGGAAGTGCTGGTCTTTCTTTTCCAGGTTGACCAATTCTGGGATTTGCTGAAGTTCCAACAGGTGCTTTTGGTTTTTGGAAAGCACTAGTATCTTTTGCTCTAGCAGCAGATGCTTGTTTTCTTGCTGCTCGTCTCATTTGACGACCAGTTTTTCTTGCCTTTGCTTCTCTTCCTGCCTCACCACCGAATTCTTTTCTAGCAGCAGATGCTCCTGCCGCAGCAGCACGACCAACCTTACCCAAAAATCCCTTTACCTTTTGAGTAGCAGAAGCAACCTTTGCACCTGCTGCCTTTGCTTTACCTACAACACCCGACTTTACCCTTTCTCCAGCACGTTGAGCTGCTTGAGCAATTCTACCAACTCTAACTTGTTTTTGTCTTTCTGAAGTTCTCTTTGCTCTACTTGGTCTTTCTGCACTTGAAGTAACTCTTGCAGAACCAGAAGGTCTATCCTCAGAACTTGTTACTGTTGCTTCACTGAGAACAAGATCTAAAGATTCAAAGCACTCATCAATATCAAATTCTCCTGAGAGAAAAATATTTTCCATTACTAAATCCAACTCATTATCACTTAGATCATCAATGATTGAGAGATCTTCCTCGATTGAAAAAGTTTCTAATTCATCTCTAAGATCTTCATTATAAACGGCAGAATATGCTTCGCACAAACCTCTAATTTCCTTTGAATCCATCGCCATTGTTACGAATTACTTTCTAGTTATTTATAATTCAAGACAACTCTATTGGATAATGCTCAGAATCAATATCAATCATATTTCTTCTTTTTCTTTTCTTTGCTTCATTTACTGACGGTAATTGAAATAGACCAGAATGTTTCTCACCAAACTTTCTTACTATAGTTCCAGCAAGTTTGTTTGCCTCATTTTCAGTGGAACTTCCTGCATGACCACTACCAATAGTTCCTCTTTTATGTTGACGATAATGTGTCAATTCATGAGCAACTGTTCTCAAGATATCCATAGTTTGACGACCCTGAATATCAATTACAATACGATTATCTTTAATTTGACCAAATGCTGCGATTCTTTTTGCAAACTTTGGATCATCAACAAAATGAATTTTTGGAAGTTCCTTTATACCCAATTCTTTTTTTACAAAAGGCAAGAAGGTATGAACTATCTTTTCAAAATCATCTTTAGATATTCCTTCTGCAACAAAAGACTGCGAAATGTTAAACATCCCACAGTCTCTTTGAAGTTTTCTCCACTCAGAAAAATACATTGTCGTTTTCTAAGTATTTATCAAATACCCAGAACTGCACCAATATTATCATCAAGAGTTTGGATTACAGAACGAACATCAGCAATACGAGGAGGAACACTCACTTCATCATAAGTGTATCCTTTTTGCGCCTCAAAAAGAATTTGACGAACTGCTGCTGCTTGACGAGCATCCATTTTAATTGTTACTTGTTTTTCTTTACTCACAGGTCTCCCTCCACACGATTTTCACTCCTCCATACGTCAAACGTTCCCTCTGGATAACGAGCACTCAGTTTCTCATAGTTCATCTGAAGAATCTCTTCAAAGTTAGTATCAAGTGCCATAAATGCCTGAGAAAGATACCAACAGATGTCACCAAGTTCACGTTTCAGGTGAAAAGAATTTTCTTCATTATAAGGTTTGCCTTGAAGGATGATTTTTTTGACAACCTCAGTAAACTCACCTGCCTCAGCACTCATACCAAGAGCAGCAGTCAGAAGACGAGGAACATCAGCATCATCCCGTGCTTCAAGTTCAGTAATACGAGCAAGAAGTTGTGCTAGATCACTACTTGCAGGACTTGTAGTTTGACGAACGAATTCAATATATTTGTTTGTATCAATAACTTGTGTCATATTAGAATTTAAATCCTTCAAATGATTTTTTAGGTTTTCTTTCTTCATAATCATACTCTCCTTCTTGTCCAGAGTCAAGTATATTATCTTGTGCAGATTGTTCGCAATCATAAAGACGCATTTTTGCTCTGTCAATTCCAAGAACAAATCTCTTGAAAATTGTTGGATCATTATAACGATTTTTAAGTTGCTTCACAAGTATTTGTCCCATCCCTTCCAACTCTTCTGTACTAATAAGGGCAAACATAAGATCAGCAGTAGCAGGGAGACCAAAGGACTCACTAGTATCAGTAAGTTCAACATCAGAACTACTATTATGTGTGAGAATAGCATTCGCATAGAACAAATGATTTCCAGACACTTCAATATCTATAAGTTCTCTTTCATCAAGTTCTTCAATTTTTAGAATTTTTTTCAGCATCATAGAGTTTTTACCTATTCACATTATAACAAAACCACTCACCAAAAGCAAGGTGAGTGGTTGAGAAAGATTTTATGATTTTATCAACCAATAATACTATCTCTCCACTCTTCACTCATATTCACCATAATTGCTTCTGCTGCTTCTGGTGTTTCAGCATATCCTTCATCAAGAAGGTGCGAAAGAATGATGTCGTATAGGTCTACTTGTTCTTTTTTAAGTTTTGATTTTGCCTTTGCTGCTTTCTTACTATGAGTATCAGCAACATTTATCATTCTATTGCTTCTTTCTTTATTTCTTTCTGCGCGTTTGTGTGCTCTTAATGCCCGATTATGACTCATAAAAGCAGTTGTGTCTGCTGTTTCTGCATCTGCTCTCGTATCTGCTTCTCTTTCTGCCCTATATTCAACTTTTCTCATCATTTTGCCGACAGGAAGTTTTTTATAAGACATTTCACTCAACTCATTATTGTTACTAACAACTTCCATATATGCTTCTTGAATCCCACGAAAATTTTGTGCGTCCATCTTTTTTTTTACACTATAAGTTTATTTATAACCTACCTTTCTTCCAACCACTTTCCAAGAACATTTCCAACTCATCCTGTTTTACAAACTTTCTTTCATCTAACTCTGGATTATAAATCCAAGTTCTACCAACAGAAGATTTAGAAATATTATTTTTATGTTCCTCTGTAAGTTTTTGTCCTCTTTTACTTTCTGATATTTTATCTTTTGTTTCTTGTGTATGGTTTGTATTAAATTTAGTATAAAGACCAAGAGAGTATCTATGTTTTTTAGTTTTTCTCATTTTTTCTTTTGATTGTGTAGAAAAACTTATTCCATAGTTCCACACCCTACCATTTCTAATATTCTCTTCTATTAGTTCTTGATTTGCTCCGTGATAGTGTTTCTCATGATTGCAAGTTTCATATTTCATATTATATCCACACCCATCTCTATAATGAGATTTATATTTGCGAATATAATAATCTTCTTTTATTCTTGCTTCACTCTCATCAACTTCTTCTATTACCTCAATAGTAAAGTTTCTTTTACCATATTCAATAATAGCATCAGACAGAAGTTTATTTCCTTCGTGCCTTCCAAGAGTAATATGTTCTTGTAATCTTCTATTTAATTCATTTTTAGTCAATCCAACATAATACATATGTGGATTGACTGCTGTGTTGGTAATCAAATAAATCTTTACTTTCATATCAGTAAGTTATACTACTATTATTTATAAGAAGTAGAACTTACACATACTATTCCTTTACATAAAGACACATACCTTCTTTCAAACCCCCTTTGATATTCACTTCACCATTTTGAGTTGGGAACAAATGTTCTTCACTACAAATGATTTCTTTACCATCATCCAAAGTAATCTTATAAGATTTCTTTTTAGATTTTGGAAAGACATTTAGAACTTCATTATAACCAGTATTAGAAAGCACCAAATCTCCAACTTGAATATTTGAAAGTTCTTTCATACCTTGCGGTGTTTGAACTTGTGTTTTCAAGTCCAAGCAATACCCTGAACGAGTGGTCTGAGTAGCGGAGACAATCGGGACATTAAACTCCACGGCGAGTCCTCTAAGTTCCTCTGCAATTGCTTTAATATACGAATAAGAATTAACAGAAAGATTTCCCTTATACCTAGAGGAAGCACAAATATTAAGGTAATCAATAAAAATAATATCAGGTCTAAATGACTTCTTAAGTGCAAGTTCATTAAGAAGTGCTTTAAAATGTCCTGCATGTGCTGAAGCAGTTGGATATTCCTTAATTATAAGTGATCCTTGAGTTTTCTTTGCAAGGTTGTTGACCTTGTTCTCAAACATTTGTTTTGGCAAATCTACAATATCTTGAATAGGAACATTCAAGAGATTTGCGTCAATTCGTTCAGCAATTCGTTCTTCCGCCATTTCCAACGTAATGTACAAAACGTTCCGTCCTTGCAACAAGACGGAGCTAGCAACGTGGCACATGAATAGAGATTTGCCGACACCCGTACCAGCAAGAGCGATATTAAGAGTTTTGTTAGGGAGACCACCTTTGGTAATTTTGTTAAAGTATTCCAGATCAAATTCAATTTTATCCTCCTTTTTATGATATGCTTCATATCTTTTTTCATAATCAAGCAAATAATCATGTCCAACATGATTATCAAAACTTACTGCAAGTGCATCAGAAAGAATTGAAGGAATACTATCTCTACTTTTCTTTTCATCCTTGCCATCAGCAATATGAATAGATTCCATCAATGCCAAATAAATGGCACGGTCACGACACCACTTTTCTGTTGTAGTTGTCAACCATTCTAATTCAACTACAACGTTGTCCAAACAATCAATTAAATGAGAAACTTCTTTAAAAGAAGATTCGTTGATGTCTTTTCTTTTTTCTACTTCAATAAAAAGAACTTCTTTAGTTGCTAGTTGGTTGTATTGTTGAACAAAAGAAGAAATCTCTTCAAATACAATTTTTTGATTTTGATCTTCAAAATATTCTGATTTTAAAAATGGAAGTACTTTCCTAATAAACTCCTCATTATGCAATAGGTTTCTAAGAATTAGAAACTCAACTTTCTCCATAACTAAATTCCTTACGTGCGATTTCGTCCAATTGTTGCATTACTTCTTCAGTGAAATATACTTCAGGTTCTTTCAGAATCTGTTTAGCATAAAGTTTTTTACCATCAATCTCATAACGTCCTGCTACATTTTTCCATAGTCCACCAATTTCACCAAGTTCAAGAAGACCATAATAACGATCAAGACCACGTTCATCATAAAACAAACGAATTTCTACATCTTTGTTTTCTTTACTCAGACGTGATTTAGCAGTCTTAGCCTTGATAATATTTCCGACCACTTCTGTTCCATCTTTTTCTTTCTTTTTGCTGAGATAAATGATCGTACTTGCTGCGTATTTGAGTCCAGAACCTCCTCCCATTTCTTTCGTTGGTACGTAAGCTCCGATGACATCGTATGTATGATTTGTGACAATAAGTGGAACATTTGCTTGACCTAGTTTAAGTGTTAGCATTCGGAAAGCACCTTTAATAAGTTGAGATTTAGTCATATCTCTAACTTCCTTTTCATTCAGTGCATCATTAATTTCTTTACTTGTAGAGAGCATCCCCAAAGAATCAAGAACGAACATGCACGGACTACGTTCTTCCTCAGGTTTCTTCATATAAAGATCAACCGCTTTAAGTGCCTTAGTGCGAAACTCTTCTACAGTGACAACGTTAACCACAACAATCCTTGATGTGTCAACTCCACGACTTTCTAAGAGAGATTTAGTAATGGCAGCCTCAGTATCAAAGTAGAGACAATAACCATCGGGATTATTATTAAGAAAATTCTTAACAACGGCGAGGCTGAAGAAAGTCTTTCCAGTAGAAGACTCTCCAGCAATAGCAGTAATCTTATTCCCAGATACACCACCAAAAATACTACCTGAAACCAGTGCATTAAAAATATACGAACCTGTGTCAACATAAGTTTCTGTTTCATCAATGTCAGATGCGAGTTTGGTGTAATCGTCACCAATTTCTTTTACAATGTCTTTAAGAAAATCCATAAAATTTTTACCTATAAAATCAGTATAACATCACATGAAGAAAGAATCAAGGGTCATTTTTCTTTCACAATTCCATCCAATTGCATTTAGAATTGTTTTAAGTGGTTCAAGAAATCCCTTCTCAAACTGCGTATCATAATCAACATATTGAGTTATGGCAAGTTCTTTTGGAAAATCTTGAATGAAAGAGATTACATTCTCATGAATTGGATTTGGTTTCTTAAGATAGCAAAACTTGATCTTTTCTCCATTCTGAATCAAAGAATATTTCTTTGTTAGTTTTTTGTCCTTAATATAATGATTGAACAAGATACATCCCCTGATATGTATTGGAGTTCCTTTTGAATATATGTCAGAAGAAGATTGATATTTACGAACATCTGAAGCTGATCGAGGAAATGAAATGTCTTCTGGAGGGAATTTATTAAATTCCGATCTGCATTTATCAATATAATTGATCATATCAGTTTCAGTTCCAGTCATCATAATCTTAAATGAATCTTTCAACATTTTCCTACAAGGAGCAGGAGTAGATGATTTGATTGCTTCAATACCTTTGATCTTTAGTTTAGGTTCTTCATAACGAACACCTTCACTGTCCCAGACACTTAAAATATATCTTTTCTTTGCTGTCCAAATTCCACGTTCAGAAATACATTCACGTTTCATGAACATTTTCTGATCATAGGCATTTACATACTCAGCCAATTCTTGGTAAGAACTTTCAATATACTTTTCAAATTCCATCTGACAGACCTTATCAAGGAATGAGACAATGCTTTCAGTAGTTTTCTCTCTTCCCTTGAATACACTCTCAACCAGAGGACCCATATTAACATAAAGAGAGTCGGTATCAGAAGCAATAACATAATCTACATTTCCTGTCTTAAGAATTTTATTCAAATAAGAATTCATCTTATTCATGATCCATTGAATGGATACCTGCCCAGAAAGAGTAATTGCTTCAGCATTTTCTAGTTTGTAATAACGAAAATACTGATTACCAATAGCACCATAAGCAGAGTTAAGTTGAATCTTACGTGCCATCTGAATATTATTGCACCGTGCAATCTCTTTTACTAACTGCTTGTTCTTTGTCTTCTCATACTCTTGCTCAGCAGCAAGCATTTTCTTTTTGAAAATGACACGTTCATTGTAGATCTTCTCCATCAACTCAGGAAGAAATCCACGAACATCTTTGCGGAACATTGCCCCATTAGCACATACAGCATAATCCTTATACATTTCAAAGGTAATCTGTTTGTTTAGAATTTTATCCACATTTACGGATGGGTGCCTTTCGTCCATCAAGGTTTCTGGGCTAATATTATATTGCATGATCAAATGAGGATATAGTGAGTTCAAGTCAAAACTCACAACCCAATCATAAACTCCAGGAATAGGTTCCTTTACATATGCACCAGCATACTTTTCACTCTTTTCCGATTTATCCTTAGGGGGAATAACAATATCTCGTTTCTTTAAATACGTGTAGATAATATTATCCCACATACGAACTTGATAGAACACATCAGCAAAGTTGACCTTTGCGTCATATGCCATCGTAATCGCAAGTTCAATCAGTTTCATCTTGTCTTCCAAACGGTCAACAAGTTCTACGTCAACGATGTTATAGTCTACGAATTTTTTCCAACCCTTAGTGTAGAAATCTTTGAAAGTATCAAACTCAGAGTGATCAAGCTTTTTCTGTCCAAGTTCTACTGAAGCAATATGGTCAAGACGATATGTTTCTTGTGCAGTATAAGTAAATTTCTTATAAAGATCAAGATAATCTAGTTGAGTAATACCCCCAACATCCATACATATCTGCTGCCTATTGTTTGCCCAGACTTCATTTTCAGTCACAAGTCCCCATGGAGAAAAACTTTTCATTCGTTTTTCTCCAAGAACTTTTGTCAATCTTCCACAAATATAAGGAATATCATAGAATTGAATATTCCACCCAGTAATGACTTCTGGGATATTATTTTCCCAAGTATGAAGGAAAGAATTTAAAAGTGCATACTCGGATTCGCAATAGATATACTTTACATCTTCTCTAGTATTTTGATAGGGTTTAGTACCCCAAGTTGTAATTTTCTTCGTATTATAATCTTGAATAGTAATCAAAAGAATTTCTTCATCGCAGTTTTTAGGATCTGGAAATCCATTCTCCGATGCTACCTCAATGTCTAGTGTTGCTAGTTTAATTTTACTAATGTCAAACTTAATTTCATCGTCAGGATACTTATCAGAAATATATTGATAGATGTATCTGTCATTTCCATAGATTTTAAAGTTATCTACAGAATCATATTTTTTGTAAAAATCACGACAATCCCGAACTGTACCTGGATTAACTGCTTCTACAAATTCACCCTCAAGTGTTTTATATTTTGTCGGTTTATTTGATTTTACAAAAAGAGTAGGAAAGTACTCTTCTTTAAACATGACGTGTTTGCCATTTTCATATCCACGAACCAGAAATTGATTTCCAATCATCTGGACATTAGTATAAAATCTCATTCTTTAATTAAGTCCTCGTATTTTTCAAGAAGAGTTGGAGTTGCAGTAGCAAGTGTAAGAATCTTATCAGAACTCATCATAAATGTGTCCTGTTTAGTATATTCGCATAGAAAAGGTTCCAATGTCCTTTCCTTTCCAATTACAAAAGGTTTAATTAATTTACAATCAGGTTCTCCAAGTTCGGAAGAAACTTCTTCAATCTGACTGATCAGAATCAGATTGTTGGTCAATACTAATATCTTGATTGGTTTCATTTTTTTCAGTCTCTAATACTTGATTTTCATACATTTCTTTAACTTTATCAATAGGGTCCACAATAGTGACAACCCAATCTGGTGGAACTGGAACTTTAGCACTTTTAGATAGAGGAATCCATGGACTCAATTTAATTTCTATCTTATTTTGTGCTGGCATATCATCAGTTTCTACAATAATTTCTGGAGATTTCATGCTTATAATACAAGGTTTATTGAAGAAATATCCAACAACCTTTTCCTCAATTTCTTCTTGATTTTTTACAGGAATAACCATTTCTTGAAGATCTGTAATAATATCTTCTCCAGATTTTAACAAAACCAGTTTTACAGTCATTTTTACTCCGTGCCTCCTACTATTCTAGCAACAAAAAAAGGAGGAGTCAACCTGGTTTTTGCCAGGTGCTCCTCTGCGCCGACGATATTCAATTTTATTTATCACTCACGTTTTCTGTGAAACTTGCAAACTTTCTTTCCAGGAAGCATCGCATATGATGTGGTTCCTTCTGAACCACATTTTGGTTTTGATGGTTTAACTCCAGATCCATAATCACCTTTCATTTCTTTAATAATAGAAACAAATTCCTGGAAAGTTTTCATTTTTATTTTTATTTAGAGATAATCTTTTCTCTTATGATGCTCAGGAACAATTCTACCAAGAGTCACTGTCAAAAGACCATCTTCAAAATCAACCGATCTAACTTCCGTGTCGTCAGAGAGTGTCCATGAACGTGTAAATGACCTTTGAGCCAAACCTTTGTGAACATACTTGGTATCTGTTTCCTTATCTTCTTTTTGACCCTCAATAAACAGTTTACCGTCTTGAGTGTAAACATATACTTCATTCTTTTTAAATCCAGCAAGTGCAAGTTCCAGTCTAGATTCTACATTACTAACTTGAACCAGATTATATGGAGGATAGTTAGAAGTCGTTTCATGAAGACTGAAAATACGATCAAAATATTCATCCAATCCAATACTGTTTTTGGTAATCTTATCCATCAGAGTAGGAAGATCCGCAGCAGTATAACGTGCAATGTTAGTCATTATGGTAGCTCCTTTTAAAGCGAGTTTGTGTTTTGTGGACCCTTATGGCATCCAATATTAATTATACAACAAATACAAAAAAAGGGAGTGTTGAACTCCCTACAAAATCATTCGGTTTCCTGAACCTTTCCCTTTTTACCAATGTTATATTTCTGCTCAAGAATCCAATCACTCTTATCTTTATAAGAAAGAACTTTGATTTGATTCAGAGGAGCAATATCAGCAACAGAATCTGGTTTTACAACAGTAATCAAACCCCAATCCGCAAGAAGACGAGCAATACGATTACGTCTTTGAACATCATTCACTGTAAGATTTGCATGTTTGCCATCAAGGGCAAATAGTTCTTTAAAATGAACGATGTAATATCTACCTTGCTTGTGAAGAATATGGCAAGATTGATAGATTTTCTTTTCCTTTCTTGAAGCAACTCCGATACGAGTTAAAGTCTCACGAACTTTTAGAAAGTCATCAGGTTCATTAAGAATTACCTCTACCATTTGGTCTTGAGACCATTCAACAGTAGGTTCTACCGTAGTAGTCATTTTTTTCCTCCAATGTCAAGTCGTTTTTTAATGAAATTTATTTGTTCCTTATTTAGGATCTTCAGAGCTTGAGATGCTTTTTCATTACTATAACCATAATAACGTTTGACACATTCTAAGTCTGTAACTTTATCCTTACGGAGCCAGGGAGAAAATCTCTTCCTTTTCCTAAGACTATTTAGATAAAATGAATATTGCATATCTTTGTCAAGATGGTGATGAATATTCATCTCATTTGCAAAGAGAACACAATCAATATGTCCAGAAAAACAACGATTAATAATATAAGGAGTATACTCTTTAATTGCTGCAG